ATGAAATGTCTACTCGACAAAGATATAAACAAATGTCCATATTTTCTATTGGCAGAAGAGGAGTGTATCTCAAAATCTAAGTGTAGTTATCAAGAAAAAATTGATTCAGAAACAGATTGTGGATACATTCGTAAGGAACGTTGGTATGAGAAATATTATAAGAAATCGTAAAAAATAGGGAACACTAAAATTTAGTGTCCCCTATCATTAATTTGTAATCTTCTTTGAAAGAGTATTAACGGTTTCTTTTAGTTCTTCAATCTGTGTTTGCTGCATTTGTACTAGCTTAATAAGATATGGTGTAAATTTTGAATAATCAATTCCTATAGCTCTAATGGCATTCTCATCATCATCTTCGCAATTAACATCACCTACGACACACTTTGGCAGTAATGGGGCAACATCCTCGGCAATTAGACCAACACAATTTTTGGCTGCGTTATCTCCGATATAATCAAAATTAACTGGAGTTAAATCTAATAACTTTATAGCATCTTCATCTGAAACTTCTATAATATTCTCTTTAACCCTTCTCGATGAATCTTGCGCAAATGCGCTTGCGTGAATAACTGCTCTAGCAGAATTATCTCCAGTGGAAACATAAAACGCGCCGTTTGTGGCAAGGTACATATCACCGCCATCATTTTGTACCAAAAGCCGACCGTACATGTTGCTTCCGGCTCCAACCAAGGCGATACCTGTTAATTGAGATGACATACTTTTAAATGCTACGCATCCCGCCGCATTAAAATCTCCCATATAGCAATCATCCCCAACGGGATTCCACGTACTGTTTTTAAATCCGACAGCCCCCGTAAAAGTACCGCCAGCTATCGGCATTTTTGTAGCATCCGTTGCAGTTCCCGCAGAATTTGCATAATTGGCATGTGCAACAGACACTTCATGTGTTCCACCTTCAAGTTGTAAAAAGAATCTATTATCGCCATTTGTATTATATCTACACAGTAATTTAAAATTATCTCCATGACTTGTCCCATTCGCAGCATAGGTTCTCATGCAGTGCGCAACGTTAGCACTAGTAGCACTCTTTGCATAAGCAACACCAGTTTCACCCAGTCCGTTAATACCTACTATAACTGCTTGATTATCTAGGTCTGCTTGCATATACATAAATCCATTATCTCGCGCCGTTCCCTTGTATGTTCGAGTCGTAAGTTGATTGCATACATTATCTGCATATCCCGTAAACTTTGCCAAATCAGAAGAAGAAGAATGTGCAACGGATTTATCTGCATCAGCCGTATTATCTACGTTTCCAAGCCCGATATTTGCTGGGGTGATATCCACATTTCCCCTTCTATATCCATCTTCAGCAGAACCCTTAACGCCAGTCACAGGAGTACCTGCTAATACATCCCATTTACTATCTGATGTTTTATAAATATTTGATCCAGAGGGAATTGTATTACCTGCTCCTTCCTTAAAATCATCAGTAGTAGTAAATTCATCCGATACATTATACATCCAACCGGCTTTAATATCTGATAAACTTGGAAGATCTGAAAATGCGATTGTTCCATGCGGCTGTAACCCGCCTTTTAGTCCTTCGGAGATATCTCTTGATTGCTCGTAATAATACTTTGCATTATCAGAATTTTCTCCTTCTCGGCTATTGGTGCCTCCCACAGCATAACTTTGAGCCTTAGTGGCATATTCTAATGCAGAGTCTGCTTTTTCAGTAGCTGTTTCTTCAGATTTTGCAGCGGCTTGCTCGCTAACTTTTGCATTAGATTCACTTTTTGCTGCATTAGTAGCATTTGTTTCTACTTCCTCGGCTTTCTGCTTTACGATTTCAAGCGCGCCAGTGGCAGATAAAATAATCTCATTTGTTTTATCAATTGCAGCCTTTGTATCAGTTTCTCGTTTTTCCTCTGAAACCTTGCGTTTTTCTTCTGAGTTACATCTTTCAGTTTCGTTTGAAACTCTGATTTCTTCGGCTTTTCTTACAGAATCTTCTAGCTCTGAAAGAGAATCTGAACGCCCTTGTTCCTTTGTTATTAAGTCTGTGAGAGCATTAAATTCATCGCTTGCTATAATTTTATCATTTGAATATACACTTTTTTCAATGATGATGTCTAAATTCATTGTAGATAATAATGAGTCATTTCCTTTTTCTTCAGAAGGGCATACAAAATCTAATTCAAGGAGTGCCTTACCAGGATGAGCAAGAGCCGTTTCTGTTAGTTCCACCAAAACAGTACCATCACTTTGAATTTTTGCTTCATTATATATTCCACGGTCATCGGGTGTCTCCATTTTCATATAACATTTTGTTATACTACCATCAAGAGCGATTGGGACACCTTTATTTGTACATGTGATCTCTATATATCTACTTTTTTTATCGTATTGTTTGGCTCGTATGGTCTTTATTTCGCTGTTATAAAAGTCCATAGTCACTTTTATAGGATCAATAAGATTACCCATATTTAACCTCCTTATATAAAAAAATAAGGATCATTACTGATCCTTATCATTATTACTTTGCTTTAATAAATTTTCATATGATTTTCTTTCGTTATCCAACTGTGTCAAATACATCTGATGCATGTATTCATATAACCATTTTGTGATCGGTTCCAATAAAAGCGGTGATAATCCACTTTCAGACACTACATTTATCAAATTCTCTTTACATTCTTCTACACATAAAGAGACTGGTTTATTTATTTTTTCAGCCATTTTTTTCTCCTTCTAATCTAATTAACCTCTCATTTATTGATTGTAATGTTGCAATAATGTCAGGGATAAATTCTTGGTAGTTTAATGATAAATAGTCTTCTCCGTTCATTTCGGAATGAGACACTATTGACCATTTATTATCGTATGAACCCAATAGTTTTTTAACATCTTGTGCTATAAAGCCATGGTCGTAAATATCGTCATTACGATATTTATATATATATCTTTTAGCTTGTAGAGAGAAGATAAATTCGGCGCTTTTTTGTATGTCTAAATTTCCAACATTGTGTTTCAACCTTTCATCTGAATAACTATCCCATCCATAAGACGACACGCCCTTACCATTTTCTAATATAACAGTTACTAAATCTCCACCTGAATTGTGACTGTCTAATTTAACTTGACTATATGACAAAATCAATCCACGATTCCAACTCCCAGCTTCAAATTGTTCATCAGTGTATCCATTAAACTCATAAGATGCAAAGCCATCCGTTCCCACAACAACTCGTGTACTGTTAGAACGACCAAGAGTGATATAATCATTTGCACCCAAGGATGATATGATATGCATATAACCATTTGTCATTTCAATGTCACCTTTAATATGAGCACCAGTAGCATATAACTCACCTGTATGCGTAACTCTGAACGGAGCATTGTCAGCATTAGCTATATTGGAACCAGCCCAAAAAGCTAATGAACGACCATATTTACTCATGCCAACACCGATATTATCAGCTTGGTCATTATATATTGCTGTATCATCTATAACCCATCCAGCTAATTCACCACCAGAGATTCTAATATTTTTTGCCCATACAGTACCGTCATGGCTTGCACAAAAAATATGCCTATCTGTGCCAGTAATCACATCACCAGCCCAGAAAGCCCAGTCAGAAGTTGACGAACTCATGCCGACATTATTACTGTCAGAACATAACTGTGTATCTCCAATTTTAAAACCACCAATATGCCCAGATGTCGATGTCATTGCGCCGTCTCTATCTACATAGAACTGATTAGATAGACTTAGACCATTATCTCCAAAGTACATACTATTTTGATTTGCAAATGTTGGATTATCTCTATAGATACATGCATCTGTAACTTTCCAACGTCCAAACGAACTCCCAGAACCCGCTGTGACCGTTCCCTTAATCGTAGCGGAAGTTGCAGTCATATTACCATTCGGATCAACTGTGAATGTACTATTGCCGTTGTTGATAGTTGCGCCAATAATCATTGATGCAATACAAAAGTCTGCATTTAAACCGTACCCTTCATACTTCACCCCGTTCAAGGTATAATTTTGCTTTCCAAGCGCAGCTCTAAGATGTTCCCAGTTATCATCGGTGAATGCCAATACGTTGTGTGTTAAAATAAATTGTTCTGGACTGTAATCGTCTAACACATCGTCATAGCTCCTGCATAAAAGCCCGTGTTTATCAAATATAGTTACTTCATCGTCTGCATTTTTAATTCTGTATAGACCAGAATCAAAACCTTCTTTTTGAATCTTTTCAAAAGTATCAGACGCAAGTTTTCCACTTTCTGCTTGGTTTGTTACAGCATTATAACTACTGGCTATAGACTGTGAACTTTTTAAGATGCTATTTATATCATTCATCCCATTTGCTGTCTTTGTAACATCTGAAAATGTAACATTTAGCTTGGTAATATCTGACGCAGACAATTCATAACCGATTAGCCTTAAGCGATAAATATCATTATCAACCCTCAGTCTAATCCAATTGCCTAGTTTAAATTTATCAACTATTGGTTGAAATTCTTTCATCGCCAATAGATTATATAGGGTAGAAGTAATACTATGCTGATATTCACCAGACTTAACAATTTCTTTTTTTGCAACGCTTAAAAATTGTTCTGCTTTATCAATCAGTTCTGTATTTGATAACCCGTCAGAAATGTAATTGTCATTAGAGTATGTGTCTTCGCGTTTATAAGAACAAAATTCAAGATATAAATCTGTTCCAAGATACCGTGGAAAATTTAGATTTTTTTGAATTTCTTTTACCTGAATTTCATAAGAATCTCGCTTTGTTATCCATTGGTTTATCGTTTCTTGCCTGGTATCAATTTCTGCTTGACAAGCTTGTAATTTATTATAGTATGGCACATATAAAGATGAATAAAGTTCAGATTTTTCATCGCCCTGTTGTGCTTCAACTAATACGTCCAAACAGGATTGAACTGCATCGTAAAACGAAGTAAGGCGATTCAATGCATAGTAAGTTAAGGCTTGTTTAAACTGATCAAGATCTTTTATGGTAAGAACGTTGTAAATATACTCGTCATCCTTGCTCGAATTTGCAATGCTTTTCTGAATTTTTTGATTAAGAAAGTCGTAGTAATTATCATAAATTTTAATGGTTAGATTTTGTGAATATGCAATATCATCTTCATCGGAATAATTTGTAACCTTGAACCTACCAGTCCATGTTCCATAACTGTTACCTTGTCCGTCATTTTTACCGCCATACACAAATTTCCCATTCTCGATTTCAATCTTTACATATCCATATTTTACATATACTTTTGCATAATTCTTAAGAGCTGAGTTTACGGTAGCAACAGAAGTTGTGCTTAAAACAGATGATAATCCTAATGGGCTTAAATTTGCACTAGTGAGTTTTGCGGCTTCGGTAGATGCAGTGATTGTAGCTTGCTCTATAGTTGGCATCATTGATGATGTATAATATAAGATCTTATCTATACAATCATATAAGTTCTCTATGATTGTCGAATAATCCTTTGTGCATGAAGCGTAAAACTTATCATACGAATCTAATCGATCAACCAACTCCTCAGACATATCATCTTTTTGTTCCTGTGGAATATAGTAAATATAAGAAGATCCATTCGGATTAATAGAAGCAATAGTGGCTGTCATTAAATCATCACCAGCTTTTAGCTTAAAACAGTTCTTTATACTATCTACGTCTGTTGAAAAATCAATTTCGTCACTTAAATTATCCTTGCTTACAGATACGGTTGTGTCTTCTCCATAATACGAAAGGTTTGTTGAGCCACATTTTGGGCATACATCTGTAAAGTCACCTCTGTACCCGCAATCACTACATGTTGTTTCAAGATCATACACTGATATGGAACGATCAGTAGAATCAAATTGAAATAAGCAGTGAAATTCGTCAGCACATTCGCCTGTGAGAAAATCATAGATACTTGTACCATCAATAGAGAAAGCCCTTTGAATGCTATATAATGATAAATCGACATGCTTTATTTTATAATGCGGTGCTTTTGAGAGGACACGATGTAGGAGAGAAGCAGATGGATCAGACGGATCATAGAATTTAGTAGGTTTATAATCGTCACGAGCAATGTCATCTTCTGTATTTATATATGTATCATATAATATAGTTTGTGACAGTTCTTCTTCACATAAAGAACGTCCAGACACACTTTTCGTTATTGCCATTGAATCTTTAACAGGACATTCTATTTGAAAATATTCATTGAGTTCTTTGACCCATATTAAACGTAGATCTGTTAATTTGTCCCAACAATTAGTTTTCTTACCATTTAATTCCTTGTATGCTGTAAATGAAATTTCGTCCGCAGAATTTAAATTCGTTTTAATATTTAGTGTATCCTTGTCATACAAAACTTCTCCATAGTGGATGTAGCTTCGGCTAGATAGAACTAAAGTATGAGACTTAAGAGAGCCATCTTTATTTAATAATGTACTCATACAATTATACCAACCTTTCTAATCGGAGAGTAATCAATACTAATTTTACATGGAAGAGATACAGTAAACTTATTTTGAGTGTTATCATATTCGTTATAAAATCGAATATAATTATAGTTAAAATCATTGAATAATTTTGCGTGTGACATATTAGTAGTGATAATCTCATTAACACAATCCAACGTTATAGTTTCATTAGTTTTACAGTTTTTTATTAGTACAGTATGATTTTCATCTGCATCATTTGTGATTTTTAAATCACCGCTTGCAGCACAAGTTATTTTAACGGTAGAAGGGTAATTAAATCCCATCTCGTCTGATGTATCCGAAAAATAGAAAAATCCATCAGTATTTTCGATAGTGTATTCCATTGTCCCTGTTTCTCCATATCCATAGGGAGCATTAGAAGTAAATGCCAATGTAATGCCAACGATATTAGTGCCAACACTAATTGGAGTTAGATTAAAACTGCCAAGAAAATACAGGTCATCAAATTCCCCATTCTCGTAAACTGGTTTAAATTTTTTATACTGTCGTTTGTTCAGCCATCTTGATAACTGTCTAAGTTCTATATCTGTTATGCCGAAATTTTCAAATTTACACGGGTTCTTACATACATCAAATGTTGCGGTACACACATTTTCATATTCAGAAGACACCAATCTGTTAATACCAGTACATCCGGTTTTTACAGTGTTAAATTTAAGTGTACTGCCAAAATCTATTGTTCCATCGCTGTTAATAACACAAGGCATAAAACCATAATCAGACAATTTTTCTCCATCATAACCAAAATCTTTCAAAACCATATAAATTCCTTTCCGCATATGGTCTTATACCCATACACTATTTAACCTTTCTTATATCGCGCAAAACTTTATTACACGAATTTTCAACATTCTTATCATATTCACTTTTTAATAATTTAATTTCTTTTACCAAATCGTGGTATTCATTTTTATATTTTTCCAGATCTTCAACAACACCAAGATACTCCTTATACGCTGCCTCCATTTTTGCGACACATTCTCGCTGTTTATTTAGATCTTCTGTTAATCTTTTATTTTCCTCAACTAACAGTACGTTTTCTTTATTTACTCGCTTTAGAGCCGATTCTAAAACTTTTTCTCTTGTCTTCATTTTATCTCCATACAAAAAAGAGCAAGACAGTAGTAAGCCACCTTGCTCTTTAAACTAATATTTGTTAATTCTTAAACTGTTTTTGCCAAGTAACGCATTTGATGTTAAATCTTTTAAAACAGACTGTACCTTCCCATTCCGCTGGACGCTTTCTACTAGCTGTTTCGTGAACTTCTCAGGGTCATTTACTCCGTTCATCTGAATGTTATCAATGCCAATATTTATATTGCTCTGAGTAGCATTTTGTGCCATGTTCTTACTAAAATCAGGAATTTTTATACTATCTGAAAGATCCATCAATTTAGGAAGTGAAGCTGTCCACTGTTCCCACATCTCATTCTGAACAGGAGTGAGAATACGTTCCCCTTCCTTAACAGCAACCATTGTATCTTCGCCCATAGACTGAGCTAAATCATCAAAAGGTGATTTTGTCCTTACGGAAACATTACCACCATTTGCGTAACGAGTAGCAATATTCCAACCATGATTAAGAAGAGAACCACCACTATTAGATGTCATTGTACGATGCGGCTTCTTAATTGTTCCACCCGTTTTGCCAGGTTTCAATGAATTGCTAGAACCACTGCTTCCGCTAGATCCACTAGAACCGCCACTATGATTAGAAGAATTGTTGTTTGCAGCAATAGTAGCAAGTGTAAGCTGAGACTGTAACGATGCGATTGTGCTAGAATAAACAGATGCTGCCTGTAAAGACGCAGTTACAATATTGTTCGCGGCAGTATTGATACTATTTATAATATTCACTGCATTTGAGTCTGAATAACTTATCATTGCATTGATTCTGTCGGTGACACCGTTAATAGACATATTGGTTGTCGTAAGTAAGCCAGTGAAATTTTCATTGTAAAACGCAACCATATCATACATACCATTATTGGTGTCCAAAATAGTTTGCAGATTATTGGAAATATTGTAACCTACTTGGTTAGCAACATCAATTATTGTTCCCTGGATCTCAACTGAATTTGCATTGCTTTGGTTTATAACATCCTGCACCAAAGCATCTATGTCGTCAAGACGACTATTTAACAGGGTTTCATATTCACTGTATAAATCGTCCAACATAGCAGTTTGATCCGATTTCCACTTTTCATACTCGGTCTGCTGTAAATCTTTCTGAGCTTTTTCAAGTTCGGTTTGGATTTTTTGTCTATTTGCGATACCTTCTTCTGAATTATCTCCCTGATAAGCCTGTAACTGCTTCTGATAGCTTGCGATTGTATCAGTCTTTTCGCTGATCGTATTTTCATACTCGTACAGGTCGCTAGTTGCATCTAGTAATTCCTTGCGCTTATCAATTAGTTTCTGTAAAGCTTCTAACTGGGCATCGTATGCATCAGAGATGAGGTCTTTGATGGCATTCTTTTCGGATTCGGCATTTTTGATCGCTTCACGCTGTGCATCATATAATTCCTGCCTACGATCTAGCAAATCCTTATCATTTGGGTTGGCAGCAATGGCTTTATTTAGTTCGTCAATGGCTTTTGCGTATTCATCTGCCTGGTTCATGTATGTATTATATTCAATAGCATACAACGCCCCTAGAGACTCACCGTAGTTGTTTAAATGACCGGAATCATCAAACAATTTCTTATTATCCAATAGATCAGCTAAAAACTCTGTTTCAGATATAATATCACTAATGCAGTCACGTAAATAATCAAAATTATCCCATCTAAGTTTCAGAAGGGATTTCTCATAATCAACCAACGCGGAATTTGCATCTACGAGTGCTTCTTCAACATCATTTATCTGACCTACCATTTCATACCAATCGTCAGAATACACCTCGATACCACCTGTACTAAGGGAGTCCTGTAATTGATTGAATAACGAATTGTATTCATTCTGAAGCTTGTCCACATTTGCTTGCTCGTTCTGGATTAAGGTTGTATAGAAATGCTCAGATACAATTTCACCTTTCTTTTCTGTCTGGTCAATATATTTATCTAACATAGATGATTTGTGCTCAATGAGATCTAACTCATTTTCAAACTTCTTCGCTAGATTATCAAACTTAGTTTTTGCAAGTTCGGCAAGATTATCTCTCAAATCCTGAACGGCATCCGAAGCGGCAAGAGCCTTCTCATAATATTCTTTGTATGTCTGAATTTGCTCTTTAAGTGTGTCATCTGTGACATCTTCAATAGACATACCGCCATTTTGAACAAGATTTTTATAGTAATCTGATAAACCTACAGAGTTTGCCTTGTCCATATATGCCTGATATGCAGACTGCTGAACGGATATTTCCTGTGTAACTGCTGACATTTCAGATGAGAGAGCAGAGTTGCGTGTAGACCATGATTTATAAGTTGCAGATACAGTTTTGCTAAGATTTGTTACTGCACGTTGTATACGACTTATTGCCGTTTCGACCCAGTTGAATGTTTCTTTTGTTTCTTTAGAGTCTTTAGAAGAATTGCCAGATGATTTATTAGCTTTGTCTATTGCTGATTTAGTTGATGTACCACCAGAATAACTTACTTGTGGTTTTACATTAGCTGTAGATATGTTCTTCATTTGACCTTGCAGATTTTCAACTATTCTACCAGCCGCAGTAATCTGTGATTGCGTAGCTTTTCCTGACGCAGCGAGAGAAGCAACATTATTAACAGCATTTATCATTTTTAATAAATATGTTAATTTATCGCCTGTAACGCCCGCCATAGAAATTAGCGATTGTAAATTTGCTAATGAAGCTTGTGTCTTTATAGGATTATTGGAAACGTCTATTTGCTTTAAACATAATTGAGCAACGTCTGCCGCCGTAAGTCCTAACTGATTTGCATAAGCAACCAGAGAATTTATATCTGCATCAGTAGCAGATGCGAAGTCTAAAGTAGCCGCTCTTGCTTCTAATAGATTGTTTGCAATTTGCGCTGTAACAACTTCTTCAGCATTGGCAATACCCATTTGCTCAAGCATGGCAATAGCAGATGCTTTCGTGTCTTCTGTAACATTTTTTAATGCATCAGAATTATAAATATACGCCGTTGCAAGATTATTAAATGCAGACTGACAAGCAGATAAATCAGACGGATTGTTGCTAATAGTCTTAATAAAGTCATTATAAGCATTTTTATATTCTTCAGTAACATTTGTCATGTTACCAAATGCTTCTTTGAATCCGTCATTATTGAGGATGGACGACCAATCAAAATCTTCTTTGTTGTAGACATCTGCATAAATTTTATCAAGCTGGTCTAAACCGTCCGAGAGGGCTTGAACTTGTGTGAGAATGTCGGTGGAAGAAATCGGTGTTTCTTCGGAATTCTCATTTTGTTTATCTTTAACAGCCTGTAATGCTGCCGCATAATCATCTGCTGATAAGCTAGCACCATTCAACTTCTTTTTCTGTTCTTCTAGTGCGTTTTCAAAATCTTTTGAATTAGCCAATTTAGCTTCTTCTTCAGTGAGAGATTCTACCCACTTTGTAGCTTCATCAGCATCTACACCGTCCATAGTATCTGTCAGTACAGAAGCGACACCTGCTGTTGGAGAAGATTTACTTGGAATCAGTTTATTTAATAAATCAGATTTTGACTGAGATTGGAGTAATCCTAATTGAACCAATTTGTCAATCAATTGGTCAAGAGTTAAGCCATACTCATCAGCATATTGTTTGAGCTGTAAATATGCATCTTTCTGTTCATCTGTGGCAACTTTAGGATTATAATTTTTAATGTCCTCTATAGTATCAAACTTATTTACCGCATCTTGAACACCTTTTTCAAAGTCATCACTATCGTCATCAACAGCAGCTTTGAATTTAACCTCAAATTCCCAACCTCCAACAACTTCCTGCAAATCGGGATACATGCTATTAAAATAATCAATAACACTTTGGTCATCTAATCCTTTGGTAGCACTTTGTACGATTTCCGCATAATTTTGTTTTGCTTTTTCGATAGATTCTTCATCACCTGAAGCAAATGCGTCTTGATATTTCTCATATGCTTTGTTTATTTCGTCAAAAGATTTTTCGTAATCTTCTGAATTAAAAATCTTGTCATACAAAACGTGCTGAGAGTACATTTCTTGATATTCATCTAATTTTGACTTTGCTTCATCTGCTTGATTACCCAAATCATTCAAGAAAGTATCATCTATACCCATACCTTTTGCAAGAGTTTGAATATTTAATAATTGCTTATAAATGGTATCTAAATCACCAGATAATGTGATTGCATCATCTCTTTCAGTACGAGTAATATCAGCACCGAAATCTTCTTTAAGCTTCTTAGAAAATTCTTCGTAAGTATCATCTCCATACATAGGAATCATATGGAATGTTACTTCGGTATCTTCCATCTCATCAATCATTCGTTGGAAATTATTACCGTGTCCAATATTCGCAAAGGCATCAGCAACTTTTTCAGTCCAACCCTTACCCCTATCCGAATTAAATGCATTTACAGTTTCCTGCCATTTATCTTGAGTAAGCGTATCTAATGAATCTGTTTGACCATTGATTGCATCTGTAACGAGTTTTACAGCATCGGCTTCATCTCCGAATTTATCAATCATCTCATCCTGAATTTTTAACAACTCTTGACGAGCATTATAAGTATCTTCATAAGAAGAAGTATCATCATTGATAGTCTGATACAATTCTTTAATTTTTGTTTTGTAATCTGAAATATCAGATTTGGTCGAAACAAATTCAGAACCCATCTGTGCGGCAGACTCTGCCAATCGATCAGAAGCAGTAGCACATTTATATATAATGTCAACCGCACTTGTTAAAGCATATATCAATAGCATATTACCTGCCATTGCAAGTGCTTTCATACCTAATTCGGCAGCCTTAGAAGATTTTGTTAATCCATCAAGAGCTACTTTGTTTCCGTTTGCGGCAGCAACAACATTTTGAGCTTCCTTTGAAGTATTTAGCATTGTACGGTTAAATGCTGTTTGCGATGTCACACAATTATCAATTTGCTTATTATACGCCTTAATTGCGTCCACATCTGATGTTGACAACACTTCTGACAAGCTAAAGGTTTGTTTTTTAAATAAATCACCATTAAATAAACCACTGATAAAATTGTTTGGTTGAATCCCGGTTTTTCCAGAGGTATTTGTCATTGTCTTGAATATCATACTATGTTATAATTTATATGTATTTTTATCATGTTTGAAGTAATAAAAATAATATTTAGGAGGATTCCTTATGAAAAAGAATTTTGATATTCTGAAAAAACAAACAAGATTCTATATTTTTATGATTTTATTAGTAGCTACAATATGTGGTTTAATTTTAAAATGGGCGTATACAGTTCAATATAATAAAACTCTTCATAATATGCAAAATGAACCAAAATATACTTCGCAACTTCATATTTACGAATATCAAGTTGAAGAGGAAATAATGAAAGAAAAAGGTGTAATGTTTTTGGATGTTACAAAAAATATTGCTTATATATTAATTACCCTTGGTGGATTGCTTACTGTAATTTCTGGAATATTTTGTATTAAAACTTTAATTAATGGTAGCAAGTCAAAAGAATATTATATTGATACATCAAATACTAGCAAATCAGTTGAATGTCCATATTGCCATTCAACAAATGTCACAAAAATTGGCACAGTAAATAGAGCTGTATCAGTCGGCATGTTTGGTCTTGCCAGTAGTAAAATTGGTAAAACACACAAATGCAATGATTGTGGTAGCACTTGGTAGGATTTATATTATGAAATTTTCCCCTAAATCAAAACATAAAAAGAAGAAAAAACATCAGCAAAATAATTATAAAAAACAAGATAATACAAATATTCCTGTACAAAAAGTTTCAACACCAAAAATCAATCAAAATCAAGAAAAAATAAAACAAAACTGTCCTTGTAATAAAAAAGGATGGTGCATTTTTGCTGATAGAAAATGTGTCCCATATGCTCTGAAATGTAAATATAATAAAGAAGTATTTAAAAATAATACATTCTATTATCCAACGGAAAGTGCCAATAAAACGAATACATCAACAAAGAAGTCAAGTTATAACTTGTATGAAGATGAAAGACATGGTTCAAATAAGGTCATAACTACTTTATCTGATAATAGTATTGTAGAATTATATGTATTCAAAGGGTTCTTACAATTAAACCCTTCTCAGACGATAGATTATGAGATGACAATTAAGGATCTTCACACAAATAGAACAAGTACTATTTTAGTTGCATATAATAAAATAACAGGAAAATATTATATCTCTGAGACTCAGATTAAATACTGGCATAAAAGAAATTTCTTCCCTAAAATTGTTCTCAATATGTGCAATGATGGTTCTATTCCCATGATAACTGATGGTTTCCAAGAATTTTCTAAATTGGCTTTATATGGGTATAAAGTTGGAACTCATGGATTAAACGAGATACAAAGGCATAAAATTCTTAAATATGTTATTGATAATAAAATCATGAGAGGATATGAAATTATAAAGCATCTACAAGGATTAATATTCTTGCGGAACGAGCAATATAATAAGGACTTTTCAACTGCAATAGAAGATTGGGAGAATGATATTATTTTTATTGAGAAATATATAATTTCCAAATCAAAATAACAGAGTAGAGTACCAAAATGTCCCACATGTGGCTCTACAAATCTCTCTAAAATTTCAAATATCGGCAAAGCAGCAAAAGTTGGTTTATTCGGAATATTTGGAGCAGGAGATTTGGGTAAAACTTGGAAGTGTAATAGTTGCGGAAGTAAGTGGTAAAATTTGTAAATGTTTAACAAAACATATGTTTTATATTCCTTTTGTAGTTTTAAAGTGATAAAATATTTTTATTAAAAAAACACACAAATGGAGGTTTATTATGAAAGTAAAATTGTCAGAAGAAAATCGAAAAATAAAACAGAAATTAATATCTAACTTTAAAGATATAAGATTAACTACTGATCTTAATAAAGATATAGTTAATCTTATAGCAGAAATGACAACACAAGCACTACAGATGTCTCAAGAAACCCAGAAAGACGAGCAGAACTAGTGCTCGTCTTTCACATAGTTTATTGGATTTAACACATAATCAATAATATCTTGTAAATCATCTGTCCCAATTTTTTCTTTATAGTCATTTAAATATTTTACAAACATATATTCGTATAATAAATCTAATAGTTCATCTGTAAACATTGGATTTATTGTACGAATTCTTTCTCTAATTTCGTTTAATGTTTTCATCTAATACCTCCAATTATTTACCTAAACATACGTTCTGATTACCAAAAATTTCCAATAGGTGCTAAAATAAGACATGTATAGAAGTATGGCTGTGAGCGCACTACAGCCTTGTGCGTAACTTCTATCATGTCACATATTAATTTCACATTCCTAGTTCTTAGGAGGAAAGTGAGTGTAACGCTCTTGGAAGAAAAACATCTAGTGGGTTCTCCACACCAAATTCCCGACCGTTATCTATATCACGGAAAGGAGGTGAAAAATGGTAGAACTTGTGCTTACATTTATTCTGAAACTTGTCGGACTAGGATTAGGCTACTATCTGGTACATAGTGTCCTCTCCAAAAAGACTAAAGACTTTCATTTATCTGCAAACCAGTGTGGAATTGAAGTTGATAGTTCGTTCTACAAAGAGTAGGATTCTTCATTTTTAATTTTTCATAATTCACATCCTTTGAGAGATTGATAAAGAGAGTAGGAGAGTAGTATTAGAACCACCAAAGAGTCCGTAGCCACAAGCTGCGGACTCTTTATTTATATATTCTCTCTTAGAGTAACAATATGTACTAAACCACTAAATTACTTTTCATCTTCAACGTTACACAAGTATATCCTTCGTTCTCCCAACAACGCTTGTCCACGCTAATGATTTCATCATCTTGAAGTTTATAATTCTTTTCAGAAACAATAGATGATTCGAAATCAGTTACTTTTAACACTAATAATTTTATGTACTCCATACTATACCACCTCCCAATATCCATATTTACGAAGTAGCTTAGTTATGTAAGAGATACCATCAGTATAAATTCTTGTCTGCAAATGAGCAGTTCCATCAGGCGCGATATGACGACTTAGATTAAATCTAGCCCGTTCAAAATCCTCTAATCCCTTATTTAATGCATCTGTTAGGTTAGCGATTCCAAGAATGTCACAAACATCTTTTACTACAAACCAAGATTCATTGTTAATAGTTACAGTTCTGATTTCTCCAAAACTTTCGTTGACGAATTTCTGGATCTCATTATCCATATTTGTCCCTCCTTCTAAAATAACGCTTGTTAATAATAGAAGAAGTGTGCTATAATACGATATGTAAATATTTGAAGCGTATCATAGTACACTTCTCAATAACCACTGTTAAATCGGCAAATTTATACAGTGGTTATTTTTTTGTTGAAACATTATCTTGAAATTTGATTCAAAATATGTTATAAAGCTATTATATCAAAAATAATCTTTATGTCAATACAAAATATGAAAAATGAATCAAAATTCATGAAAATAATTCAAGGAGATAGCATGAACGATAATATAATAATTATAAACATAAAAAAATTATGCGAAAAAAAAGACATTACAGTTAGTTCATTGGAAAAACAACTAGATTTTAGTACAGGGCTTATCAGTAGATGGAATAAGTCTTCTCCAAGTATCGATAAAATAACGTCAGTAGCAGATTACTTTGATGTATCTGTTGACTTTATTTTAGGAAGAACAAAGTATGATTCTACAGAAAGAATAGAAGATAGCTTCATGAATAAATTATTAGAAGATACAAAATCATATTTAATTAGTTGGATTGATTCTTCTTGCGAAAATAAAGGTATCATGGATAATGACAACTTGAAATTAGCTATTTGCCATTTGAATAACGAAGCTTTTTTTGGCGGAGACATTATTTCAAACCTTTATTTTGAATATTTTTCTTCGATAATATATTGTATATCATATATAACAAAAGATGTTGATTATGATGAAAATCAACCAACTATAAATTATATTGTTTTAATGCAAATAAATAAAACTGAAAGTACTTTTTTGCATAATGTATATTTAATTTCTGGAAATACACAAGAAAGTCAAAATTTATATTATACAGTTGAAAAGTATTTAGCATCTAAAGATACACGTGAGAAGGCATGTGCTATTATGAATAGTTTTATAACGCAGAATAATAATTAATAAAAGAGCAGGAGATTAGTCCTGCTCTTTTTACTAATGATCAGTTTCTATATCTTTATATACACAACATTCAAAAAATACGCCTGGAACCCGTCTGCCAGCTTCATTAACATGTTTATATGTATGCTTAATAATTCTATCAATTCTATAGTCATTCCCAATTGCTTCTGAAATTTGTTGAGCAATATCACGCTTTGTTCCTAACCCAAAAATGTAAATTGTCTCAATTCCATCTGACAAATCCCTAAAAACAGCATTAACAAATGGCGTTATACCAGCATGATTAAGAGTTTTATTGCTTGCGGACAAAATTATAGCTACCTTAAAATAATCTCTATTAAACTTTAAATCTTCAGCATTCGTTGAAACACCACTTGCAATATTATACAGAAAGCGCATAAATTCTTTTGATTCTGCAAATAATTCTGGATCTTCTAATCTTTTATAAAGACTCATCCCGGCTTTGTTAAATTCATTTAGCATTATATCAACAAACATACCATTGTTATCTATTCGAATCAAATCTTCGTATAATTCTTTCAATTCAGAATTATCGTCTAATTTTGGCATGATGTAATGTTCTTCTAAATAAGTCAATGAATTAGTGTCCGCTTGCTCTATTATTTTTCTTGTCATTAAGACTTTGGACGCATCCAAAACTTCTTGATTTAAATATCTACGAACATTATATAGAAGACCACTATTGATATATTCTGATACTGCAACAATTAGATTTTCATGAGGGTTTGTTGATTGTTTTATCCTAACGATAACCTGTTGATTATCAATAAAAGATTCACAGGCTTCTTCATTAACCCAAACCACTTTCAAATCATCCGGTATAATATTAGTATTATGCAACCCTTGTTTTTTAACTGACTTTAAAATAGTTCCTCTAACTTTTAAAGATATTTGATTTTTATTCGCTTTTGTTGAAGCTGATGCAAACAAACCGTATATTTTAGATAAAAGCAAAAGTATATTATCTATTTGACTAATCCCTATAATAATTATCAAAATCCAAAATATATTAGTTACTGCAACACCATTTTTTGATAAAAACTTAATTAATTCTTGAATAACTACTTCCATGTTTTACTTCCATCCTATTAAATGTAAATGACAATCTGGATTATCACATGTAAATTGCACCGAACCTTCATATGGTACGATTGCATCAATGTTTTGTAATGTAATTTTATTATGACAAAATAAGCACTCATATTTGCCATTAGATACATCTTCATAAACATTTAAAGACTTTAGCAAGCGTTCCAAATCATCATCATGTACCACTTTCATTTGATTGTTCTTCATGATATTTGCTCCTAAATGTTTCATTTTTTATAAGTACCTCCCTTATATTACCAAATTTTTCAAATTACTACAATAAGAACTTATGTTTGTAAGAATAATTTAATAATACTGTGCTGATCCAAAATTATTTAATGCAAACAAACTTACTGTTATATACTTATTCTCTTTATTTTAATAGTAGTTTATGGTAAATTATGTAAAAGAGTGTACAAAGCATTTCAATATTTATAGAAGAGGTTTACAAAAAGATGAGAATAGTTAATACAAAAGAATTAAAAAAGAATGCAGAAAAATTATTATCAAATGTGATCAACAACGATGAATTCTTCGAGATAGAAACTAAAGATGGTATAGCGGTAGTAATCAACGAACGGGAATGGAAAATTTTAATTGATTCTTTAGTGGAGAAATAAAAGAAGAGTAGCCAAACATGACTACTCTTTAAATCGTTTACTGTAATGTCTTTACAATTCCACGCCAATAATCGAAGCGTCCCTTGACATTTTCTTTGCTACCTGTACCACTCAGAACATACTGTTTATATTCTTCATTAGAATCATATGTTGCAATAAATTCAGATACCTTCTCTGCAAGACGAGAGAATGATTTCTTATCTTTAACGATTCTATAACCACTATATAAAATTTGTGGGATAGAAGTAGAAGGAATTTTTACTTCACCATCAAATGCTTCGTTAAATCTATCCATAGCTTCTTTTAATGAGTCAGCTCTATCAAGATACTGATCTGCGTAATCAGTTACATAAGCATCAATATCTTTTGTTCTAAAAGATGTAAATTCCTGTTCCTGATTAGAAGAAATAAGCATCATAGCTTGGATAATTGTATCTCTGTCTGTTCCATTCTTACGTTGTGTCTTTGACATGATTTTATCCATAAAAGGGTGATTAGCGAGAGAGTAGACCTTTTCACTGAACTCATCTGATTCATGCACTACACGCATGAGCTTGTTTGACAATGGTTTTCCTGCATTCTGTCTGCGGAAAAGCTCACGAATATCTGTTTCAGTGCAATCTGTCATTCTATAAATTTGTAATTCTGATTTTAAAATTTCATCCTGAGTATCTTCATCGAGTTTATCAAATTTTAAACCAGACAAATCCTTTTCTTCACCATTAACAATAATAGTACCCATATCTTTCGATAATGCAAATACATTACCAATATAATCTCTTATAGTAGAAAGACGCTGTACGCCATCAATAATTGATAATGTCCCATCTTCCTCTACGATACCATAAGTAGGATTAATTGGATAGTGACGAAGCAATGAATCAATTAAATCTGTACGTTGCTTACGATTCCACTGTCCCTCTGGTCGCTGTAATTTATGAGAAAGATTAATTGTACCTTTATTCATATCCTTTACAAGCGACTGTAAAGAACGAGTTTTTGCTGTATAATCCATTATGTTACCTCCTTCAAAAAATGAAAAATTTTACTATTTTGAAGATAACACAGTTGGAATTTTTTGTAAAGTTTTTTGAAAAATTTTGATTAAATTTCGTATTTCATAAATCGACAAAACCTATGTTCTGGATTTATGAAGTTGGAAGTATATGGTAATATAATACCAAGCAAACTGTATTTGAGCCATCGTATCTCAGGTCAATAGCACGACAGAATGCTCGGTATTTACCATACGAAGTGCCATATTTGTAGTTTGGCACGATTCATATCGGAAATAAATTCAGCTCGTTCTGAGCAATACATTTCCCAACTTTAAGAAATACTACAAAGAAGGGAGGGTAGAATTGGAAGTATTTAAAATACTTGTAAGTGGTGGACTTTTAGTATATGCTTGCCATTTACTTTGTGTCATAGTTGATACAATTGGAAAGTGTTATACTGTTAATAAGTGCAAAGACTATACGGACTCACAAACCAAGTCTTTATCACAAATGTTCACCAAGACTAGAAAAATCTTTCGTAAATAATTCTATTTCTGTATTTGTCATTTATTTCCTTTTATTCCTTAATTGAGGGCAGGTCATCACGACTGTCCTCTATTTTATTTATTTTACAAAATATCTATAAACTACTTTCAATTATAGAGACTGTGTGTTATACTGCGAACGGATACTTTCGTATTCCGCTATATAATTTTTCACTTACATTGTACACACCAACAATGTAGTAAAGATAACATCGTGTAATGCGGTGTTATTTTTATGTTGTCATATATTTATTCTCTGTTTTTACTCGATTGAAATCGAGATTTCTTGGTTTTGTTCCATCTTATCAATACACATAGGAACGATGTGTTCAAACAACAGAAGATAAGTTTCTGCATTTTACAATCCATCACAGATTGCCCTGTTGTGTCAGGTAGTATCGAGCGCATATTCACCAAGCATCGTTGCATATAACTTGATGTGGAAGTTGTCGCTACAGTGAGGGCTTATCTCAGAAAGATCTATCCCATCGGATTCCTTGAGCGTCACGCTTTTACGAACCTAATTATGTCGCCATAATAGGAGAGTGGTGATACGTCTGCATTACCAGACCGTTGTACGCAGTTCCCGATTATTGTTCCAATTATTTATTTATCACCGTGTATCTCACGGATAACATACTTTAAACCTCTGTATTCAGAGTAAATTATGTATGTTGTCGGCATATTCAAAAACTGAGGGAATACATTTTATCCCTACCGACATTTTTAAATGAAAATGCTGCTGCAACTCCTGTGAGAATAGTTGGTAACAATCCAACTGTGTCTACAAAATCAGTAGCACCTTTAAGAAGTGTTGATAATAAATCAATTCCATTCTTGATAGTTTCGGAGTCGATTACTTTAAACCAGAACTCCTGGGCACGATTTTCTAATTGTGCCATTTTGCCATCAATACTATCAAGATAAGAGTTTAATTCTTTTTCTGCTGATCCCTCTGAATTTTGAGCATCTTCATACACCGAACGAAGCATATCTCCGTTCTGAAGAATACTTGCGGCAATGTTGGCTCTATTTTTCCCTGCGATAGTCTCCAATAAAAGATTAAGATTATTTGTTCCTAATTCTTTATCTTTTTTTACAATATTGTCATACAAATCTGCGAGTCCTTGCATAATTTCATATGTACTTTTATAATTTCCATTAGAATCAAGAATATCAAAACCTTTTCCATCTGACGATGCAGCTTTAGTTGCATCCATGATTGTATCTCTAAGTTTAGAAACGGTAGTAATCATTCCATCTGTTTCTTCGCCTAAATCTGAAAGCTCCTGTTTAGCTTCCTCTGTACCAACCAACCTAAGAGAAATCGTCCTTAAACCTGCCCCTACCTTAGATGGATCTTGAGTTATAGCATTGCCAGCCGTAGTCAACGAAACAGCTTCATTAAGATCGTTGTTTGCAGTTACTAATGCACTTGCGGAATCTTTAAGGGCAGTTGCTAATCCATCTGTCGAGATACTATAATTGTTACCAATATTATTGAGAACATCAATTATATCCATTTTATCAAGATCTTTATACGCCTGACTCATTGATACAAGAGACTCTGTTGCTTCGTCTATTCCTTCAAACTCTGATACATTTAAAAGAACATTGGCATCCTTTGCACTTTCCGCAGCTTGATTCATTGATTCTCCGAGACGCATCCAATCTGCTGTGGAATTTTGTATCTGTTTTGCAGTTGTACCAACTGCATCTGCCGTATCGAAAGTAGTAGCTTGATAATCTTTCAAGCTTTGAACAGTCTCATCAGATACTTTTCGCATTTCTGTAAGAGCAGTATTAAGTTCTCTTACAACATTAAAACCTTCTTTACCAAGATTAATAACATCATAAAATCCAAACATACCTGCCATCTGAGCAGCTAATTGATGGAATCCGCTATTCTTTAAAGTGTCAAAGAAACTTCTACCAGCTCGACCAGCTTCAACTTCAGCATTGTAAATCTTCATAATCTCACCATGAATTCTGTCCAAACTCATGCTAGGATTGCCACTTTCAATTTCCTTGTAATAAGCCTTAATTTTAGCTTTTGCTTCAGAAGACATCTTGCTGTTTTCATTAAGAAGCTTATGAATTTTATCTAATTCTTTCTGACCAGAAACAAAGTTATATCCCTTTTCAGAAGCTGACATATTAGTAACAGTAGCGATAGTATCTTTGATTTTCTTTTCATACTCTTCCAATTTAGAAATATCATCACTTGTCACCAAACTAGCGTCTTTTCCTTTTAATTCATTAAGAAAAGTTTCATACTTTTTGATGGCATTTTCTACAGCCTTTACATTTTTTAAATATGTATCACTTGTCCAGCCACCATCTTTAAACCTGTCAATAGTGGCTCGATATTTATCAACCTTACCATTGTAAGAATCTAACCGCTTATCATACTTATTGAAGTTTACATTGGCATTCTGTTCTTTGGCTTGTGTGTTTTCCTTAATTTTCTGAGTATTCTGTTCTAATACATTATTCTCTTCTTTGATAGAATTAGTAGCAGACTCTACAGATGCAGAAACATATTTATCAGGAAATGCGTCTTTCATGCGGTCTTCAACAGTAGCAGTAGCACGTTCCCTTGCTGCATTGGCGAGTTTATATTCTGCATCAAGATTTGATTCAATTTCCTGTTTTCTATCCTTTAATAAAGATTGCTCTTTACTTAACTCCTCAATACGTTCTTGATACTCGACCTTATTCTTATTGGCTGTTTCAGCAATTTCTTCGTCTGACATATGAAGGTCAAATTCAGCCATTTCTTTTGCAAATCGTTTAGCATCTTCATCGGCTGTTTCAATAGCAGATTTACAATTATTTATAATGCTTTCGTTTTCAGTTAATTTCTGATTTACAGAATCTAATTCACTATTATATGTATTCAGATTTGTAGAATCAAAAATCTTATTAAATTCTGTCTCAATTTCTTTGGCTTTTGCTTGCTGATCTAAAATACCTTGGATTCTCGTATCTTCAGATTTGTCAAATACTTGACCTTTTTCATAAGTGATTTTCTCAAGCATTTGACCTTGTTTCTGTAATTCGTCAGTAATATTAGCCTGTAATACCGACTCTTCTTTTAAATCATAAATTACAGTACCATATCTAGTGTCTGCATATTTTGTTCCTCTTGTATCTACACCACCATAACCAAGTGATTTCATAAACTGTGTAGAAACAGAATCTCCTCTATCAGACATATTGGAACTTTGCATATAAGCTTTTAACTGAGAAAGCTTTGCATCAAATTCCTGCATATCCATAGTTGTTTCACCAAATACTTTTTGGAACTGTGAGAATAATTCGGAAACATCAAAAGAATCACTGCCTTGAGTAAATTTCGTAAGATTTTTTAAGAATGTATGGAGAGCATCGGCGACTTCATCACTTGTTGCTTTAAACAAGTTATCATACTTAGAAATATCAATACTTGTGTATGGGAGAGAAGAATAACTGCTATTATTGTCTAATTCATGCTTGGTATTACTGTCTACAAAATAATGACCTGTACCAAAATACCCAGTGCCTCTATCACTTCCATAAAAACGACCATTTGTTTCAGCTTTATTCAGCTTTGAAATCACACCAGCGTGATACATAACTGTTTCAGTGGTTGCTTTGTATGCTTCCTGTTTCTTTTTCTCATTAGCAACAATTTGGTCTGTGATGCTATCTGATACTTTTACCTGTGAAGAAATATCCGATGAAATATTCGTTTTCTGTCCAATCTTACTCTGTGCATCAGCCAACTTCTCAGCTTCTTTAGCAGCATCTTGATATGCATTACTAATATTCTCCACTTGTTTGACAGCACCACTCGTATTGCCACCCATGTTGCTCATGTTTTTATTAACATTGAGAATATTCTGACTCAGTTCAGAAAGTGACTTGTCAATATTTTGGATAGAAGAGAGTAGTGTCTTAGCACCAGAATCATCTACCTTACCAAAAGCTTTACTTAAACTTTGTACTTCTGATACAATATTTGATAGTTCTTTCGATAAATTCTCAAACTGTTTAAAATCACCTGTTCCTTTACCAATAGAATCAAGCATTTTTTCGAGATTAGAAATTACACTGGATAATTTCTTTTCATCGACATTTAATTTGATTTTATATTCTTTGCCTTCAACATTGTCTAATCTGTCTTGGACTTGTTTCATATCTGAAAGTAGTTTTGCTACATTCGATTTGATTTCTACATCATACTGATATGTACCTGGCATTTTCTACCTCACTTTCTCAAAATTTGTTCTATTCTGTTATTTATAATTTTGTCTAAGCGACCACCAAATCCACTTTCAATGTCTCGTTCAACATACATATATGGAGGTAATGATTGATGCATCATCCATTTTCCATGACCATGTTCTCCATCCATAAACATATAGTCGAAAGCTGTACTTGGCTGTAAACTTTTACCAAACCAACCGACATATGAATCCATTGCACCTGAATCAACTGAAAAGCGAAGAACATTCCCTTTCCCTCTTGTTCTTGTAGAATCAAGAATTTTCATGAAGTTGTATGTTCTTTCATAAGACTGTGGAGTATAGTCGTTGTACCAATCTATCAATGAATATCTAACAGATTCTTTTAGAAGTTCATTTGCTTGTGGTGCGACTTCTTCTGCGATATGATTTTCAATTCTGTCTAACTTCTTTTTAAAATCTGCATATATATTTTTTGCCAATTTCATCACCTTCCAAAATTTCACTATTTTTACACTAAAATAGGAGAGCAGTATTACCACTCTCCATAAGAAAAACCCTATGCGCTGTGACACGCATAGAGCCTAATATTTAATCTTTATTTCTTAAATAATATACAATTCCATATACCATGCCAACAAATCCAAATACGAAATAATAATGACTTGTTGTTAATGTGAAATTCACAAATGGCTGCAACGCTTCTACAAAGATATTATCAACTCCAAATAGACTGAGAAACCATGCACCAATAAGTCCATAAATTATTCCTTCAATAATATAAATCCTCCAAAGAAATTTGAATTTCCTATACACCTTTCAAGATGTAAATATATTCATTGTTGTGATAATCTTCGTTTGCTGAGTAATTTTCAAATTCAAAATTACGATATATTGATTCACATTCGATTTCATTTTGTGTATTTCTTGGATCAACTCTCAGTTCATGTGTTCTAACAGTCTTTACCTTATTGCCTGAAATCATACAGTCATATAATAGAGGACTAAATGACAGTAAATGGATTATCATATTACTATTGGAAGTGTAAGAGACAGACTGAATTAAAGCTCCGTCAAGTTTGATAGTAACATCATTATCTAAGATGAAATCTACAGAAGTGTATTTATCAAAAATTAAGAAATCATATTTTTTATTATTTCCAATAATTTTAAATTCTCCAAGATGATTTAAATTATTCATATTCTATACCTCTTTAAAATTTGCGGTACTGCTAAGTTTATAATCATCAAGAATCTTTCTCAAGTCATCATTTGATAAACTATCAATTTTTTTACTTACAACGTCCATAAGCGGTGTGAGAGTAGCATTTGCTAAATCAGAAATCCTTCCAATCTGTTTACTAATAAACGCCTGAGCGGTTGTGTCATTAAACTGAGTATCTGACTGTTTCATTGTTAAAATGGTCTTAAACTCACTTAATTCACTCATAGGAATAAGTGGATCAGCTTTATCAGAACCAACCATTAAAATATCAAGTAAACCAGAAGATTTAAGCGCATCATATCCCTTGATAAAACCTTTATCATCCTCATCAATCTCAAGGTCGGTATATAATTCAATAACGGCACGACAAAACTGTACATACTGAGCAACAGAATTTACTCTAATCTTATCTGTTTTACGATATTTTGTTACTCCGTTATCATCATAAGCTTCCTGTTCAAATGTTGTCTTATCTACAATCAACTGTGCGTAAACTTCTTTCTTGATGATTGATACATATGGTGTAATTTTTATTTTACTTAATGACTGTTCCTTTAATGAGCTATTTGCTGTATTGTTATACTTTTCTACAAACTCTAAAAGTTTCATATTCCTTTTATCTCCTTTAATCATTTATTGGTGAGAATTTTTCACATTCTCCATTATGTATTTCTTTTTGAATTCGACCTTCTATAGCTTTCTTTAGAAGACTACAGTTTCGTTTGTATCTTTTACATCCGATGCAGTGAGATTCAAATTCATCAAACTGTGAAGCATTATCAAAAACTCCAATATAGTCAACAGGATAGATAGTCAGTTCAATTCTAGGATTCTCTGAATCATAATAAATTCTCTGTGGTCTAAATAAAGCTACATTGTCATCTTTCCAGATTAATTGTGTTTCAGTAATAGTGTCATCTAAACACTTTTCATAGTTCGCACAATCCTTGTCAATTCTGTCAAAATAAAAAACAGCATCTATATTAAAATGCTGTGTACTGTTTACTTCCAAATCCCAATTTTGTAATTTAACTTGTTCTTCAATTATTTTCTTAAATTTCTTTTTATAATCTTTTGCTTCCTTCGTTTCATATACCATAGCCATAAGTCTACCATTTTTCATTATAGTTCTGACTGAAGTGTAATGATTGACCGAAGGCGGGAGAGGGGAAGTAAGTTTTAAAATATTTCCCATTATTCCTCCAATATAAAAAGAGCGAATCCAAATGAATCCGCTCTTTCATAGTTCTTATATTTAATTGTTGTATGTATTTGGTTTTAATCATTGAGTATCATAGGATATAACTCCCATTTGGCGTTGGGATGTTTTTCAATGTGTTCACAAACAATTCTGTGAACCTCCTCCATGTTTCCTGCATTCTTGTCAATATGAATAACTTTGCCACCTGTAATTTCCATTTCTTCACAAATCAAATTAAAATATAACCTCATAAAACACTGTTCCTTTCATTTAAGCATAAAGATATCCTCTACAGAACATTTTAAACTTTTAGCAAGCAAGAGAGCAGTTTTTAATGAAGGCACACGTTTTTTTAATTCGATTTCACTTATTGTGTGCCGACTAACACCGCTTATTCTTGATAATTGTTCTTGAGATATGTTTTTCACTGTTTCGCGGATATATCCTAATTGGTTAATGACTTCCATTTTAAATCCTCCAAGCTGTTTTTATTATTGTTTGGAAAATTTAAATTTTTTAACCTAAGAAAATATTACCAAAAATAAGTGTACGTGTCCGTACCAACTTTTTGACTTATTTTAACACATTTACGTGAGATCGAATGGTAATATATGTTAAAATATGTTAGAAGATTCCAGGCAATGCTTGTCCTAATAAAAATGCAGCCACTCCACCAATAAATAGCCACCATAGATTTCCAGAAATGGAGTCCCATTTTCTTTTTGTCTCTACCGCAGGTTTATTTTCTAGCGTAGTAACCTTATCGGACAATTCTTTTTGAGATGTTTTTACATCTTTAATATCTGCCTTCATATCCACAAGCTGATCTGCCATTTTATCAACGCCATTGGCAAGTTTCACAAGAGTAATTTGTGTCTCTTGAATCTTATCCATTTCACCATCTAATTCGTCAAGACGATGTTCATTAGAACGACAACGACTATCAACTTCTTGTAGCTTCACCGCCATTTCTGTATACTGTTTGTCATCCATATAAAGCTCCTCCTTTCTACAATAACTGAAGGAACTCAGATGCGGTAATCCTTAATCCATCATCTCCAAATTTCTTTTTAGAAGCAGCAACAAGACCACTACCATATGTACCAGGATGTTCTACTCCATTCGGGTTAAAGCCGTTAAGATACATTAGTATTTCTGCGGCAGTTACCATACATTGTGTTTCTCCTGTCTTTACATAATGAGAGCCGAGTGCTTTTTTAGAAGCAGATCCAAACTTACCGTCTTCAACTAATCCAGATTTATAATCTAAATTGATAGCATGTTGCAAAACTCTTGCTTTCATCATGTTTGTTTCGCTGCCAACTAATCCATCTGTTGCTATTTTTACACCAGTGAACTTAATAGCCTCTTGTTGACCGCGCTTTACTAATTTGTTCCCAGAAGTCACACCATGAATAGTAGTAGTAATAGTATTTTGTGTGGTCTTAGATCCATCTGTATAAGCAACAATCACATGTTTACCAGGTGCAACAATAATATCACCACATTCGATATATTCAGATTTCCCAAGATACTTAGAGGCTTTCAATTCTTTAAATAATCCCGTTGCTAATAAAGCACTTCCAATATTTCCAGAATATACAGAAGACGAAATAAGTTGCTTGCCATAAGCAACATTCACAGAACAACCACCTAACATCGAACAGTCAATTTCAACAGGTGTTTTTACATTCGCTACAATCCAATTAGCGTTTTTTAATGCGTTATACGATGTAATCCTGTGCCCCTGACAATAACCAAAATTGTTATTTAATGCAATGGCTTTAGCCGCCGCACCAATTTTAACGGCATATTTTCTATCAGCACATCTATAAACTCTTGTCTGACCAAAATTATAGATATTTCCACATTTGACTTCTTTGCCAGTCTGATCACCAGCTTTACCTCCGGTTGTTTTACCATATTCGTTTGCAGAAGCCCATGCACATAATACAGCCATAACAAACTCCTCCTTTCAAAATTATTCCTTTGGATTTTTATAAGTAAGGGCAGTAGTAGAATCTCCAATGCCTCTAGTTGTAGGATCAGTAATTGCATTAAATAAAGATACTAATGCCATTACAACCACATAAGGATTACTTACTGCCTGTACAAACGTTTCCCATACCTTTGACCAAGTTGTTAAATCTGAAGCTTGTAATCCAAAATATGTAAGAATTGGAATTACTACAGAGATTACAACCTGCGAAATAAATAAAATATTCTCTTTGTTAAAACGAACTTTCCAGTTAATTTTATTCATAATTTTCCTTTCTATAGGATAGTAGTAGCGACCTGACTATTAATTCCGTAATCGTTCACTCACAGGTATGACACCTACTTTTATGCTCATTGTCTTGAGCAACCTATTTTTCTATATTAATTCATGATTACACCATTTCTTATAAACGTCTGTTGTTTCTTCTTTTAAAAATACAACAGCCAAAATGATGTTATTTGTATCCTCATCAATACTTGTGTACATATCTATTGGATATACGCCATTTTTGATATATAACAAATATTGCTTTGGATTAACTATTCTCACAACTTCGTGTATTGAATAGTCTCTTGATTTTAAATTTGTCTTTATCATTCCTTCTATTCCTCACGTAAATAGCGTAAAAAATAGGGATTATAACATTGAATAGTGTGTTATGTTATAATCCCTTATTTAAAATCACTATTCAACATTACTTTCAGCCTCATTTTCGCCTTTTGTAACAATATTCTTTTTGACAGATTTAACTTCTGTCTTTTTATTTTCTTTCTTAATAACTTGTGCCTTTGCCTTCATAATAGAAGCAATAGAATCCTTATAGCTTTCGCCAAAATATTCTTTTCTGCTTAAATCCAATTTCTCTAATTTTTCTTTTGCTTCAATATCTGTCATGCGTCCATCTTCAAATGCAGAAGTAATCTCATAAATATTTTTACAATTTTCACCACAATAAGCAAAATGCCATAACGGTTTATTCATATCTTCTGAATTACACACAGGACAAAAACTGAATTTCTGACGACAAACACAACAAGTTCTTAAATCTTTCTTTGCCATTTATCCTCCTTAAAAGAATAGGGCGGTAATTAAACCGCCCGTGATCTTAATTAGATATCTTCCTCTTCCTCATCAATGTAATAGATAGAGAATAATTCGGAATCAGCAGAGCAAGAGTTAAGCATCATAGCACCCTTATAGTCCATTGTCTGAGAATCGCCGCCTTGAAGCGCAAGCGTAAATTCTGGACTTGGCATAAAAGATGGAATATGAATAATAGCGGCTTTTAAAGTTTCAGTATCACATTTATCAACTACTAAAGCCTTAAAGAATAATTCGTGTGCTTTTGGGAATTTCTTACCAGAGTTGGTAATCTTAGCGCCATTATAGATTGTTTTCTTGAACTTAACAATATACTTAGTTTCGCCATCTACTGTTGGCGGTTCTAATACATCACTTGCTGCAACATAGTTTGGGTCACCACTTGTACCAGACTCGTCTGTATGCTTAATTGCATATTCTGTAGCAGTAGCGGAAGATCCCTTTGTAAACTCTTCCTTACCCATAGAACCTTTTGGCGAAAGGGCGTTTACATGGATTGTCCCATCAACGTAGCCAGTGATGTCAAGCGTCTCTCCTGCTTTTACAATCTGAATCATTGGCATTACAATGCCCTTCTTATCTGTAGCAATCTCTGCATCGGTAGCAGAAATAGCCTCTACAATCGCAAGGTTAAGAAATGCATTTGTAGCAGTAACCTCACCCTTCTTACCTGTATATTTACGATATACAAGATTTCCGTCTTTATCATTGATGTCAGTAGAATCCGCTGTGATGTCAATATTCGCCTGTGTAAGCTGTGTTAAAGCATACAATGGTGTACCATTAGACTTTGCACCATAACCAAACTGAAGTCTATCAACGATCACATCACCTAATTTAAATGCCATGTTATTTTCCTCCTTTAAGTTTTTCTATTTTTTTGTAATAAAAAATGAGCGATCATAAATCGCTCATAAAATTTATTAAATCTTGTGGAATGTCCTTGGCGTTTACAAATCCACCATAGATTCCATGCATAGCTGCAACGCCTTGTTCATATTTCTGTATTCTTTGTACAGAATCCATAAACTGGCATATGTTTACTTGTTTTAATTCCTCCAACTTATATTTGAATCCGGGATGATTTACACAGGCAGATACAAGTGGTAGAAGAGTAGATTTGTTCTCTTCATTTTGATTTTGTTCCGCTTTCATTCTGTCTTCTTGTAACATCCAATGCTTCGTAGTCTTTCCTTTAGCCTTTTCAGTTTTAGGATGAACATTTAGCATATCACGAATAAATTCTGCAATTTCTAAATATTGATCTTCGTAAATTAGAATATTTTGAGACGGGCTAACTAATGCTAACCATTTATAATCTTTTTCAAATTCATTTTTTTTTGCATTTATTAGTTTGAAGTCTTCAAAAGATATATTTTTAAATAGTAATTTTAATGGCTCTTTATCCTTTACCATTTGTGACATGATATAGAACACTTCGATATCTTTTGTTTTATTCCAATCCATTTTAAACACATCGTAAAGTAAGACTCGAATGGACGTTGGGTTATTTAAAAACGGAGATACTGCTTGATAGAATCTTGCTTCACCTATTTCTAAAATATCTCCTATAGTTGGAATAGAAATGGTAATACCATTTATTGTATAATCCTCACCAAAATACATTCTTAATTTATCAAAATGGTATTCTGGATGAGAAGTTTTTATTTGTTTCTTTTTTTTATCTTCTTCGACAGCGGATTGAAGACTATCTAAAGTTTCTAATACATCCAAATAATCACCGCCTTATACCATAATTCATAACTGATGTTTTCCCATTAGAAGTCTTATAAATACCATTTGTATCAACTACTTGGAATACGAGAGTACGAACAAGATAATTATTATCCGTTGTAGATTCCTTTGATGATACAAGATGTGTTTGCATTCCAAATATATTTGACCAATTAAATCGCTCTCTTATAATAGAAGCAATAAGATCGTGTCTTGGAACACCAGTTAATTTATCATTTCTGTCATTACCATGAACAAAAATAGTAAATGTAACATTCGTATACTTTAATGTATCCTGATAGCGAGGCATTTCATCAAAAGATACTTGGTAACAGATATAATGTTTTACCTCCGTCTGAGTATCAGGGATAAACAAATAAGGACGGATATTGGATGTTCCACCGAAATATCTATCCCATTCACCAAGAGGTTCATATTGCTTTGTATCTTCATTCCATTCCCAATTGATGTTTCCATGTTTGTCAAACAATTCCGATTCTAACTCTTTATCATCAAGTGCATACAATAGACATGGATTTAATAACAAAGCATTCTTGATTTTTTGCTTGTATAGAATTACATCATCATCAGGAGTAGTTCTATATGCACGAAGTTTATTTAACAAATCATTTTTTGTAACTAATTTTTCTGCCATAAAACACCTCCTATTCAATTAATTCTAACGACAAAATTTCAGATTCAATCGGCAAGTTATCCTTGATGATTTCGCATTTAATAGACAATATTTTACCGATAACAGAAACATCATTAGGAAACTTTACTTTCTTTTGGTTATACTCTGTACCAGCTCGCCATGTTACTTTATCAGTCCAATCTTCATCGTCAATAGAACAAGTCCATGTAAAGGTTGCATCAGCATATTCAGTTGTAATATCTTCATTGGAATCATTAAATAGATTTACTGTAAGATTTTTATAAGAGCCGCCAACTTTGATAGTTGACGTGGATGCTGAAATTCTTGCTGTAATGGAAGATGGGGGAGTGATTGGAGTAGATGGATCTGTTGGGGCAGTACCACCAAAATAGTTAGCCCAAAGACCTGTGATAATACCATTTTCATCTTTCTCGATGTAATCAGTATTGCTATTGAATGGTTTCTGATATAGAGTAAGTTTTGTCCTTCCTCGGACATTAACTCGTTCAACCTTACTTACCACCCATGTATTAGGTGTCCAATTCTCAATCGAATAGTTTGGAATGTCTACAATGAGCCGTTGATTATTATTGTTGTCTTCAGAAACGTAATAGATTGTATCAGATATTTCATTTGTTGGAATGAACAAAAGTTCCTGATTCTGTTGACTTGCGGTCACGTTGTCTACCCAAATTCCTGAGTTGTAACTAGACTGTGATTTTAAAACACACCACATACTTCTCTTATATCTTTTATCTGCTTTAATCTGAATCCACTGCAAGAGATAATCGCAAGGTAAAATGAAATACTTCTGAAAATCCTGTTCTACGTCTTTCATACATATTAAATGTTTGTGATATAGTCCATCTTTATCTGGGACATCCAAAAACATGCCCACAAAAATATCTACTATTTGATACTTCTTCCTATACTCTTCCATATAGAATAACTCATCATTTTCTGTAAAGTATTCTTTCTGTTTTGGTCTGAATTGACATTGTAGAGTAGGAGAGTCCTTATCAATAGAACCATACTTACTTACAAGTATCTTTGCATCAATTGGTGTTTTTGTAGTATTTTTATAAGTCATGCCAACATTCATATTTGGTGAATCATCATGTTTCCAATCATATATATAGCATTTTTTACTCTGCTTATCGTTGTCCCAAGTCCAATTCATCATGTCGTCAGATTCTTTCTTATAAATCTGACCAATCGTTTTAGCTCCGTTATTCTTGGCGTTTGCGACACGCCTAGCTGTTTGTAGACTCGGCATCGCTTACACCTCCCTCAAACATCTGCTTAATATATCCGTGAGAATCCAAGATTGCCCTGCGGAATTTTTTGTAACTAAAATGGTCGCTCTTAAAATTATCCATAGCACCTTGTAAAGTTGCCATAAGAGTTACCATAAGTCCGTTATCATTAAATAAGGTTTTTGTGCCACCTAATTTAAACATAACATTCTCAAAGAAGACGAGAAATGCTTCATCATCTTCAAATATTTTCTCTTCAATTGTCTTGTCTTTATAGAGCAGTAGTTTGTGAATATCACTATGCATTGCACGAACTGCTTCATTGATTTGCTTGTCTGTGAAGTCACCATATATGTATTGCATATTAGGACTCCGTGTTAATATAGGAATTATACATATATCCGTAATCACGAATACGTTTATTCAATTCAATTTTCATGGAATCCAGACGATCAATCATATTTTTATGATTGTCAAGTAACTTCTTTTCTTCCTTGCCACCTATCATTACTGATGTGTGCATAATAGAATCAACCTGTGGTTGTAACCACTCAATCGTCATTCCAAGTATAAGAATTCCTACGACAAAATTCATATCAGCAGTTTCATCTACTGAATTATTCAGCGTAAAATCCAACTGTTGAATTTCATCATCGAGTGTGAGAGAAGAGAATAGCCTGCGCACTCTTGGATTAGCAATTACATTGTTTAATCGCTCTGTATATATTTCAAGCAAATCATTTTCGTCAAGAGAGAGTTCCTTCGGATCTGAAATTCGTCCTCTTGTTCGTGAAAAAATTGTTTCGTATGGAAGCGTCATTGTGAGCCTCCTTTACTACATATTCAATTTTAAAAGTAACTCTGTTCCAAAAATAGAATCAAGCGTCTGAATTCTCTTAACAGAATCAAGTGTTCCGTCATCAACCATACTTGTTGCAATAGTTTTTAATGCTTCCTGTGCTCCAATTGGAAGAGAATAGATTGCTTTTTCCATTTGCGAAGGAGTCATCTTTAAAATATCTCTTAAATCATTTGTCGAGTGAAGAGTAGAATATAAATCATCAAGTTCTGGATGTAATGCGATAAAATCTGCATCCTGTACAACAAAACGAGGTTTAAACATCATCTTGTCACCCTTCCTTGCTGCATAATCCAAATCTCTAAATTCAATTTCCTGAACGTCATCAATATCTGCAAATGTATATAAAGTATCTGATTTAAGTCCAACATAAAATAATTCTCCTGCTGTAAGAGACACACATGGAATCATTTCTGTTGGCTCAAACTTCTTTTTTTCTGATTTCTTTTCAGCCACATCAGTATTAGTATTTTCTACTGCTTTTGTGGTGGTCTTTTTTGTATATGCCATTTATTTTTCCTTTCTATCCAATATAAAAAGAGTGGCTAGATAAACTAACCACTCAACCTTATTTACTATTCAAGAGTCCACTGACCAAAGTACTGTGGCAATACTACCTCAACACCCATTTCTCTCTGAACTTCATATTTCTGGAAGTCATCAGCGTGTTCTCCCTTCTGAGTACCAGACTCATAAATCTGAGTTTCGCCCTTATCTATAAACCACACGAACTGTTCCTGATTCTTTGCAAAGATAAGAAGTCTCTTATCGTCAATAAGTCTCTTTGTTACATCATTGAAAGCAAATCTCTGAGGAATCTCAATAAGCTCTGTTCCTTCATATGTACCAAGGCGACCAGTCTTTGCAACATCTTCTTTCTGAGACAAACTTCTCCAATCAACTTCTGTAAGACCATTAAGTTTCTTTAATGCAGTCTTTGTACCCATAATAACAACTTCTGCACTGTTAGCAGTTCCAACATCCTCAAGAAGTGTATCAAACTTGTCCTTAGTAGAAGCAGATAAAGCACCTGTTTTTACAAACTGAGAGTTGTTAGGTAACTTAGTTGCAGCACCATAAATTCCTGTATAGCAAAGTTCCTGAACTTTATATACAAACGCTTCTGCAATCTTATCTGTCAGCTCAGTAAAATCAATACGTCCAAGTAAAATAAGATCAATATCCTTACCAATCTTTACACCATACTTCTTAGTATGAATCTTGTGTGCTGTACCTTCATTTAAGTACTGTAAAGTCAGATCATGGTGGTCACCACTAATTTCAGCAACAGCAAGCATAACCTTTTCTCTTGACCAAAACTCTTCCTCGTCGCCAAGTTTAACATTTCTCATATCTACAAAATCATTAAACCACTCAGACTCCTTGAATGCTGTATCTACCTTAAAATCAATATCAGACTCAAGTAACTCATATACTTCTGTGTGATGAAGCTCTAAGGCTCTTTCACGTCTCTTATTGGATCTAAGATCCTCTTCAGTAAGGTCACATACCTCCATAATAATTTTACGGATTGCCTTATTTGCTTCGTGCTTAGAAACCTTTCTCTGGTTTCCGTCATCATCATACTCATAAATATCAATTCCGTGATTTAAATTGTATGTAAGCTTCTTAAAATTTTCATACTTATCAGCATCTTCAAAAACTTTTCTTAAATGTTCTGTACTAAATCTCATCATTATTCTATATCCTCCTTTCTATTACGCACCAATTTTTAATTTTCCACTAGAAATCGTTGTGATTTCAGCTCCAACTGTAGGTGAGCCATCAAAATTATCTTCTGTAAGCCAATAACGATCCTGTGAATGAAGCATGTATCCACGAACTGCACCGTCTGCTGGATCGTTATAGAAATTAGAAGCAAGTGCGAGTGAACGAGGACTCTCGACATTGTTGAGAGGTTTCTGATAGATAACACCAACTCCCTTTGGATCTCTAATTACAACAAGGTATCTTCCTGACGCATCCTTCATTGCGATATAAGCATCAATTTCAGTTGCAGCTTCCATCTCCCAATTATCAAGAGAAGTCATCTTACCTGGTTTGAAATGATATCCGTTAGGTGTATCTTCTGTGATCTTTACAGATAAAATGTGCTCACCATAATCCTGAGCAAGTAAATTACCAATTTCCATCTGTGGAAATTTTGTAGCAGCATATTTAATAGCCATTATGTTTTCCTCCTTAAATTTTGTTTTTTTTGCAATAAAAAAGAACGCATAAAGCGTTCTATATGAAATGAAGTTATATTCAGTTTTTTAATCAAATAAGTTGCCGTAGTTTTTCTTAGGCTTTGATTTCTTATTCATATTTGTAAGTATTTTAACCGAATTTGTGTTTTTCTTTGTGTCAACAGAAGAGAAGTTCGCATGTGCAGACATATAATCTGAATGCATAACCTTTACTTTTGTTTCAAAGTCTTCTACGGAATAATTATCCATAGTCTTTACTAATTCAGCGAAATCAGTATTTATATAATTTCCTTCTGAATCTTTCTCTGTAAGAACAGAATAGTTATCAGCATTGATAATAGCTTCTTTCTGTGCATGAAGTTCATTATTTTCTGCTGTCTCTTTAAAATCTTTGAGTGCAACGTAGTTTGAACGCATAGATTCAAGTTCAGCCTTCTCACTTGCTGTTAAAAGTTCACGGAATAATTCAATACGTTCACCATCAAATGCAACATTGTCACCATCTTTCGTATAGTTCTGGCGGTAGATTTTATCAGTACACCAACCCTCATATACAAAATAAGAATCAAATACATTTGAGATATAGTAATAATCATTATCTGACTCTTCATATGGTGCTAACAGATTATAGAGTGCATATCTTGTATCTTCATGAGAAATCTCATATGTACGAACAATCTTTTCAAAAGTCTGACTTCCACCTTCATTCCCATCTGGATCTGAAGCGCCTTCGCCATCACCGTCTCCATCATTGGAAGGCTCACCAGATTCTCCGTTATCTGAATTGTCTCCTTCTAAATTGTCATCATCGAACATCTCAGCGAATTTTGCTTCAAGTTCCTCATCTGACATTTCTGTATAGTCGAATGTTACATCTTCAGCAGTCTTACCATATTTGGCAAGTAACTCTTCAAATTTTGTCATTTTGTTATTTGTTCCTCCTTCCTTTGATTGTGTTTGAACAGAAGTCTGTTCTTTATTGAAATTAGAAAGTGTCTTATTAAGATTTTCTAAGAGTTCAATCAATTTTTCATTTTTGTCAAATTTTACTGAATTGTTATTTACACTAAAATCTGCAATATCGGCACGAGAACCTTCCATACCTTCCTGAATTTCTGTACCATCATCATGACTTCCTAACAAAGTCGAAGCGTTTACATAGAAATCATTTAATTCAAGATACTTCTCCTTGGCGTTGTAAGAAAGTTCATCAATGAAAAGCTCGCAACTATTTTTTGAACCTTGTTTTGCACGAATAATTTCACAAGCCTTTGTGTATTCTTCACTTATATAAGCATAAGCACATACATAATCTTTATCTAAGTTGTCATCATGTTCCCAAAATGCAGGTTCAGATGAGAAAGAACCAACTTGAGATTCAATATATCTCAGTTCTTCTTTACCTTTTTCGTCTTTAACAATTTCCATCTCATGACCTTCGAAATCCCAACTGCCATCGTCAAGCTGATGGATTGCAGCCAATACAGGTCTGTCAGCAATTGTATTCATTGCTTTCTCAGCAGCATCCTTTGATACATAACTCTTATTTCTGTTAAGTCCTGTATGAAAAATTCTGAATTTAAGACGCATCATTCCACGATGATTTTCGTCTACGGTATCATCTATCTCAAAAGTAGTAGGTACTTTTAAAGCCAACTGATAACCAGTATCTTTAGAACTGAATTTTGCAAATTTTTGTTCTTGGCAAAATTTTAGTAAATCATCTTCAGTTAAAATTTTCTTTTTAATAACCTTTGGCATCTACTTAGTCTTTTCCTCCTTTCTGACATAATAAAAGTCGCCCAAGGAAGACGACTAAAATGTAAGCATATTTGTATACTTTAATTTATTTATATCTGTATTTTCTGAAAACCGAAGAGTGTCAGTATTCAAAAATACATAAATACCATTAGAATTTTGCACCTGTTGATATCCTAATTGAGATAGGAGAGTAGCAGTAGGAATATCTTGGGTTATTATAAATTTTTGTTTCATAATCCTTCTACTCCTTATTTATTGTTCTTATCTTGGTCTTTTGTCTTGAGTCCTTCATCACTTAAATCTGATTGATCTTTCTCTTGACCGCCACCTTGATTAGCACCAGATTGTGTATATGATGTACTAAATGGTTTAAGCTTCTCTCCAAGATTCAGACAGTCTTCCTCTAAGAAATTCATAGCAAGAGTATCTTTTTCAGATACACCGTTTAATGTGTTATATAAAATCTTGTTTGGAAGTCCATTTTGACAAGACTCAAGGATTGATTTCTTAAAATCATCTTTCTGATAAATGGAAACATCAAAGAATTTAACTTTGCAAGGTTCAGATATCCAATTAGATAGAAGTCTATTAACAATAGCTTGAATCTGTGGAATAAGAGTTGAAATAGAAAATGTAGAATCTGCAAGAACACCATACTTAAAAGCAGTAGAATTAGATGCAGAGTTTAGGTTTAATATCTGAGCACCGCCAGCCGTATTGAGAATTTCTTTTGTGGCTTTTTCAACCTTTGTAACATCACCTGTTGCATCATCTGGAAAACTTATCTCATGTAATTCACCAGGAACAATAGCAGCAGAGATATAGGGTGGCAATGCTTCTTCAAGCATACGATTGAAATACTGAATCATTATATCTGGATTTACAGCCCAATCATCTACATCATTGCCCATAGTTTTCATTTCAAGCCACACCAATTTATAAATATTGGCTGCTTGTTGAACTGCCTGATAATCAGAAGCATCCATAAGATCAATCAATGATAAAAATATAGGTGTAAGCACGGGAACGATAGTTTCCCAGTCTTCAGACCTGAATTTAATACATACATTATATTCTTCTGGGATTAACTGATATTTTTCATTTGTGCTCTGATATGTATCCCACATACTATTGAATGGTTCACCCCAATATTCAAGAAGTTCCTGATGGCTACGGAAATAACTCATGTCCATAGCTCCTGCAAATGAACCGTCAGGAAACATACCTGCAATTTTCATATAATCTGGATCTAATGGAAGAACAAACATTCCTTGTCCTTCTGTATAATAAGCACATCCATAAAATACATCTTCTCTTAAAGTGATAGACGCAGCTTTACGAAATTCATAATTCAATCCTAGAGTGTCAACTATATCAACTGTTTCTTGATACTTTTGCAATGTGGATTGTACATCATTTTCGCCTGAGATTATAAATGGAGGAACTATATTACGAATTGTAAGATCAATCTGATTTGCATAATATTTACAAAGACGATAATAGATTTCTGAACGATAATAAAGATAACGAGATAGGCTTCGTAGATTCTTTTCATTAGAAGAGATATTCTTTATGTATGATTTTACATCTTCCTTTGAATAGTTACTGATTGACGTATATCTGGATGATTTCTGAATATCTCGAAGACTTGTGATAGCACTTGTTGCGTCTTCATAACGTTCAAGTCTACTTTTATTTTTTTCATACCATTCACGCATTTCATTTGCGGTTGGCTGTTTTGGAGTAGAAGAAGTGGTTTTCTTCTGTGAATTATTTATTTTAGTAGGTGCATTAGAATTTGCATCTACTTTCTTAGGTCTAGGCATATTTAATAATGCACCTCCTTAATTATATTTTGCTTTACGGATTGTAAGTTTTGAGATAAAATCTGTTGCGTTTTCTTGTGGTCTTCTTTGTCTTACTTGATCTTTACTTCTTAATGTAAATAGGGCGTGTCCCATTAAAGCGAGACAGTACGATCTATCATCATGAAGAATGTTCTCAAAACCAGGAGCAAGGTCATACCTAATATTTCCATTAGAAGATTTATACTTGTACATGTGAGTTAATTCTTCCTTCATGGCATCAAGTTGTTTAAGACCAATTTCTTCTTCAAGAGATAATTTATAATTCTTTTCAACAACCTCACCATTTTCTTCTTCAAGCATAGTAAGATTTCCATGATAATCATACTCGGCAGTAAAACTAATCAAGTCCTGATCAATCATTTCACATAACTGCGAATACATAATTGCTTTATATTTAGCTGGTTCACGCATACGAATAATATCAATAGCGTCTGGATATCTTTTTACATATGGAACAGCATAATCATAATTCGCATCAATCAATCCATGATGTTCATAATCTTTTTCGCCTTTATGCTTTGCTTCATAGAAATTATCAAAAAGTAGATCACATATCTGCGTAGCTCCACCGCCAGAACCTGCGTCAATGTATACTCCATGAATATTTTTATAGTCAGGAACACCGTATCCGTTATACCTGACTATGATATCTTGAAGCATCGCTACCTGTTCAGGTGTAGTAAGTGGTTTTTGTGTTTCTTTATCAATCAAATTGATACCATTTACAACATCTAATAGCCAACCACGTTTATCATCCCTATGTAATTTGCCAACTAATACAAAGCTGTTATCTCTTTTTTTGGCAGGATCAAAGCAGATGATCATAAGAGAATTATCATCATTGATAAGCATTGGTGGTCTGACGACACTATTTCTAAGTACCTGTGATTTCTTAACTGCAATATCATCGCCAAGATCTGAATCGAATTTATTCATATACTCACGGGTAGCCTTGGTCGGATTCATCTTCATTTCTGAATCAATCTTTGCTTGAGTAAGTAGTGGAACAGGATATACTTTTCCATTATAAGTAGCATGAAGAATTACTTCACAATCTATATCTGCGCAAAAATAATTCTTATCACCTGCCATAGAGTGCATTGCAGCTTCTTTATATCTTTTATAAAAGACATCATCCATAGAACCTGCTGAACTTGCACATACAACTTGATTTGGGAAATTTGGTGGAAGTAATGTTACGTCAACATCACCACCAAGAGCGAAGTCACTGTTCTGAGTGACGAATGGAAGAGTGGCAGCGAACATATCTTCAGATACATACGATGCTTCATCATAGAAATTAAGTCGGCTTCTTCGACCACGAGATCCATCAAAATTTGAATTAACCGTAGCAAGAGAGCTACCTGAATAAAGCTTAAAGGAATAAGAAGCTGGATCATGCCGAAATCCCTCACTGTTGGCACTTTTCACTAACTCATTCAAGAAAACGTCAGTTAATCCAGTAAAAGAAGCTATCTCCTTTTTAGCAATAGATTCTATTTTTTTCATCATACCTATACTTTGTGATCCTGTCGAACTCAAAATGTACCCTTCAAATTTGGGCAGGAGCATTGTTTTAGCCATTAGGAATGGGCTACCAAGTGTAGTTTTTCCTGCATTACGACTCATACACCAAACAACATTTGGCGTAATCCACGACATCATAAATACATATTTCTGATAGTCAAGAAATTCGATACCGAAAAATCTTTCGCAGAATTTTACTGGGTTTCTGCGCCCCCACTGAATTATTTCAGAGAATTTTTTCAAACCCTCTAACTTTAATTCAGACATATCATAATAAGTAGGTTTTTTGAAAAAAGTAAAATTCTTTGGAGTAAATTCATTTATAGAATCACCCATCAGGACAATTTTATCATCAGCCATCTTCGATTACTTGCCCTTTCTCATCTATAAGACCTTTTTCAAATAAGAAATCTTTAAGGTCTTTATTCTCCTTTTTCAATAACCTACTAAATTCAACTGCATTATCTCTTTCTTTTTGAAGATTAAATAACAATCCTTTTTGATGAATAACTTCTTTTTCCCAATCGTTTTCATCAGGATTTAACTGTTTTAATTGGTTCTGATGATTTCTTGTCATAATATCTTCGATTGCCATATTAGTTTCATAATCGAATGTATTTACCTCAGAACCATCTAAATCCATTTCTTGTAATTCTTTTATGATACCAGTAAGAGTACCAGCACCTTTACTTTTTCTATTGTTATTATTTTCAGATATTCCGTTATCCTTTGCTAGTGCAAGGGCAGAAGAAAGCATATCTTTTTTTGTCTGTGTGAGAGATTTTACGGTGGCAATCATTTCTGGATGAGTTTGTAGTTGTTTTGTATACTGAGCCAATGTGTCATTTATATGTTTTACATCTTTAAACGACTGTACTATTTCAATTACAGCTTCCAATTTAAAACCATCATCTTTTAATGAATCATCAAAATAATTCACCAACTTACTATATAAAAGAGGTTTGTCTTCTTCCTCTTCATATATAAAAGGATCATAACCAAGCATTCTAAGAACACTTCGTTTATTTTTAACATACATATCTTCAACATCTTCGGATACTTGCTGTGGTTTCTTTTCAAAATTTTCCGCAACATCAGTTGTCACATCATTAACATTTTTCTCACCAAAATCAGATTGGTCAAACGTCATTCCAAAATATTGAGGTAAACTTTGCAAACATGTAATCATTTGACTATATCCAGTACCACGCTTCTTGCCACTCACCTCATTCGTAATAGCACTACAAGAGTTATCATATAAATCTTCTAAAAATGGTAAATCAGCTTTTTTCATTGCCTCAATAACAGTCTCTCTTGTTTCGTGTGTTTCTTTGGTTTTTTCATCATATCCTGTTCCTATTTTATAAAGACATTCTTTACAAACAGGAATAAGACCTGATGCATTTTTTGGACTCTTATAAAATTTATCACGCCCTTTGAATTTTCCGCATTCATGGCAATAAGCACCATCTTTTATTTTTTGATACTCATTGACCAATTTTTTATAAGCAGAGCGACATTGTGTAACAGTCATCTTGCTTACATCTTCGATTTCATATTCTTTGACTCTTGGCACAAAGTCACTTCCTTTCTTTCCAATAAAATAGAAGAGTAAGTTTAAGCAACCGACTCTTCTTCATAATATTTCCATATAAAATTATGACTTGTGGTAGTTCTTCCTTTACAATTATTAATAATTGTACCTCTATCATAACCTAATTCATTATGTATATCAGTTATTGAATTCCATATTTTTATAACATTCATATCTAAATCATATTGAATAATTTTTTTCTTAATATGAGACATTTGTTTTTCTCTTTTTAATAAACCTTCTTTTTCTCCATTTTCATATAAATATGCCTTATTTTTATACTTAAATATAAAATTATGTATAGACCTTCTTTCGCCAATACAACATAGATATATATCATATGTTCTAAGATTTGATATTAATGATTCATCATAAATACTTTTAGAAGAACGAATATAATTACCATTTGAATCAAACACATCAACAGGTTCACAATATATATTTGCTTTACTTTTATATTTAAGCAATATTTCATTTAACTTATCAATATCTTTATCATATAACCAAATGCTATTTTCATAATAATCTTTTTGGAAATCACAACACTTGAAAATGGCGTTGTTTCTATAATTTGATGCATTTAATTCATCAAATGTCCATATTTTCAGCAAATCTCCTTTAAAATTATATTGATGATATTTTGTATATTTGTGATAAACGTCAGAATTTAATGAATAAGAAGACGTTTCTAAATTCTTATAGTCTTCTTCATAAAACCATAAACTGTCATAAGCAAAATGACTTTCTGAATTTAGAGCAGTGTATATTCCTGCAATAGAAAGATTTAATGTTTTACCTGCCTTATTCTTGGAATCCCAATTTACAATTGAATTGTCTAACAAATTAATTTGAACAAGCGGTCTTTTTAAAGCATTGTGTGCCTGAGATAATTTTTCTCTTGCTTTAGGATTCTTCATTCTATCTTTTTGAAGTTTACTCATTTTTTCAATATTTTCTTCTGTATGAGTATATCCCAAACCGCCAGTTCCACCTTCGTTCATGTTGTATCCGTTTTTAAATGAATCATAATATCTTACCCAATAACGCTCTCTTTGGTATGCTATATCATCATTTTTGCATTTTTCTACAATTTCAAATATAAAATTTTCTTCACCATATTTATTCCATGCTCTTTGAAGATGTTTATTGTGGTGAACACCTTTATTTAAATCTTTTCTATGCTCATCCCATCTAACATAAATATTATCAGATTTTCCAATATATTTTTTATTATTCAATTTGTTGGTTATTGAATAAACTCCACATATTATCTCATAATCTTTAGGTGTAAATCTTTTACTCATAACATTTCTCGCTTTCCACCCGCAAAACCAATTAAAATAGAGTGAGAGAGTAGTGCGAGTATCTACTATACCTAAGATGATCAGTCAAAGGGTTCTCACTCCATAATTCCAACCACCTGCCATCGAAACAGTAACAATCCTCTCATAGTTGGCTATATATTTATTCTCTTTTTAAATACAAAAAGAGACCAGTATTATTACTGATCTCTTTCAAATAATCTTTACAATATTTTTTACAAGTTGTCACGTAATTCTTTTGCTTTGTCTGCAATCCATGTTCCAGGAAAAGCGTTCATTATTTCTCCCAATAAACCATATGCAGTTGCAGAATTAGAAATTTCTCCATCTTCAATTTTTTCAATAATTTCTTCGGCAGAAGCCATATCTGTAAAATTCCACGCCATAATATTCACCTCCATATAACAATTATTGCATGTTAGATAAACAAAAGCAACATAGAATTATATTGAAAGTGCATTTATTTAGAACGCCGTGTTAGGGATTCGAACCCCAAAGACTTTTACATCCAGACTGTTTTCAAGACAGCACCCTCGACCAATCGGACACACGGCATAAGCGCAGTATATAGGACTCGAACCTATGCACCGAATAAACGATGACCTCTGATTAGCAATCAGGTGCAATACCAACTCTGCCAATACTATATAACAAAAGAGCCACCTCCAAAGGAAATGACTCTTTCTTATCAAATAAAGCCACCTCACGCATAAAGCATGAAATGACTTCATAAAAACAGAAGAGTAGTGTAACTCAACTGCAAATATTTAAATACTAGCACCTAAAGCAATAACCCCACCAGCACAAGGAAATGTTGTGCTATCTTTGCTCATTGTTAAAATATTACCTTCAACAGAAAATTTGATACTTGTTCCACCATCGGTTTCTTTTATAGGAATAATCATCCAGCCATTATAAACATATAAAATCACACCGACCGAATATTTTTCTTGTCCCGCAGAAGAAGACCAATAAAGATATGCCCCATCAGAACTGTTCAAATGAGCTGTATCAGTATACGCATTTGCCCCTCTACTTACAGATAAAATAATTCTATTGTTAAAATTCTGCGCTGTTTTTTCATTGATTTTCTTTGCACTCCACGTTTCTGTAGTAGAAGTAGTAGATACATCATTAATGGTAGTTTTTGTTTCAATGGATTTCTTTAAACTTACATTACTTTCGGTTGTCGGCTCATACATATGTGCTATATTCCCGATTTCAAGCATTGGTTTCAACACTACGTTATCAGCGGTAACACCTTCTCTGACAACAACTCTAATACCATACTGTAATAAATTAGCATCACTTGCAGTCCAAGTCATATTACCATAATTTGTGCTGATACCATAATTAAAATCATTCTTTGTCGTATCAATTCTTACAAACTGGAAATAAACAGGTGCTTGGTAGCCGATACTATTAGGCTGATTCACGCCATCTGACAATGTATAAGTCTGTCCAAGTTCAAGTGTTTTCCTATCAGAAGTATCATATGGACTTATCAATCTGAAATCAGATTCTTTTGTAGCTGTACCATTGACAGTGATAGTGCCATCGACTTCATTCACTGTATATGTAACTCCATTTGATTCATAACTTGTTCCATTATAATATGGATAGGATATTAGATTTCTTCCCTGTGAAGTTGAAACTTTGTCAATTGCATCTTTTAAATTTACATTACTCTCTGAAATAGGTTCATAGGCATGAGCGATTGTTCCCATTTCAAGTATTGGCTTTATTGCTAAATCAGAAACAGAAGTACCTTTACCAACATTAATTGATAAAGAATATGTATGTGTTGAATCACCAACAAAAGTCTTTGTCACTGGCGTGTCAGATACGTTTGCAACCGCCTTACTAATAGTTTCATCATACACATATACATACACGCTTTTTGGAAGTCCTTCACAACTAAGAGTATAAGAAGTATCACCAAGTTTTAATGTCTTATACGCAAAATTATAATAGGCATTATTCTCCGCAGATGCAGTTCCATTTGCTAAAACTGAACCATCTGACTGAACCGTATATGTTATTCCGTTTGTAGTCCTATTTGTTAAAGGATACGGAATTAGATTTCTTCCCTGTGAAGTTCCCACACCACTAAGTTTAGCCTTTTCTTCACTTGTATAATCATTAGAAGATAATTCTTTGCCTTCTTCCTTTACAACAAAATTAGAAATATCTTGATGTTCAGTAAGATATCCTGCATCATTTGTAAACTCAGACACATTTGTTGGAACTGTTGGAATTTCTGTCTTGTCTGCTTTATTATTTAATTTTTTATCAACATCAGTAGTCTTTGCATAATCAGTCAAATCAACAGAAGTATCACCAACACATTGTACAGTTCCATCAATAAGAAGATATTCTCTATACTTATCATTTCCAGTAACAGATTCAATCTTTAACATATAAATAGTATTCTTATCTGCTGTTTCTGGTTTTGGAATTTCTGTTACAATTTCACGTTTTAAATGGTCGGCATTACTAATCTGTTCTCCAACATATGTTTTTGTCGCATAAGGTGTGAGAGTAGTAGTAACATCTGTATCAGTCTGATAGTTACTGTCATTCTGTAAACCACTTACTTTAGTTGGAATATCAGTCGAATTAGCTTTCTTTGCCAATTCAGTCTTAATCTCTGTGTCATCATAATTCTTAACACTTTTTAATCTTTCAATCTCAGTGTCAGCAATCAGTGATTTACCTTTTACTTTGTCAACCTTACCGCTAATGTCCTGATGAGTGGTCAGATATCCCTTTGCATTTAATTCTTCATCAGTCACATATTTATCAAGAGATGGAATATCGGAAGTATTTGCTTTCTTAGCAAGTTCTGTATCAACATAATTCTTGTCAACATCTACGGTTGGTACAGTAATATCAACCGATTTGTCCTCCGCAACAGTCTGTGCGACACCATTGACCTTGATAGATTCGATGACATTTTCCTCGCCTGTAGAAGAACCTGAACCATTCTTTCCGTCTTTACCACGAAGGTTAGGTGTTGTAAATGTACCATCTACTGTGGTCACATCTAACTTATAAATCGTATCTGTGTTGTTTTCATTTTCTGTGATGGTTGGTGAAACGGCATCTTTACCTGCATCACCTTTGTCACCTTTTACTTTCAAGACTTCAAGCTGTTCCTCTGTAAAGTCATCATAAGTAAATGCTTTACCATCTTTCCCATCTGCTCCGTTTACACCATTCATAACATCAAGAGTGGAAGTCTTTGCAGTTTCATTATCCAATGTATAAGAGAATGTAATTCTATTTCCACCATTAATAGGAGTGATAGAAGAAATAGTGACGTTTTTACCAACGACTGCACCGCCACCAAGTACAGTTTCAGATGTAAATTTCTTGGCAGCGACAAGAGTTTCAATACTAATTCCCATACTTATACCTCCTGCCATCCATTTGAAAATAACATCATTACCTTTGTCGCGCCATTATTGCCAATAGTTACTGTCGAACCAATATTTGCATAATGGTTGAAATCTGAAAACGAACCACTTCCTAGCTTTTTAGTTGTCGGTAAATCTTTGACCTCATCAACAGAGTCACACACGAAACTGCAGATAATTGTATTTGGCTGACCGCCATATTCTGAACATAAAATCATTTTTCATTCCTCACTTTCTTTTTATTTAGTCGATTTTTTATATAACAAAACCGACTGTTGAAAGTCGGTTGAAAAGTTCTATACATATGATATGTTTTTACAAAGTTCGTTTAAAATATTTACATTACAAGAATAAAGTGCTACACTTATAATTACAAAAGCATATGAGGTTCGTTTATTATGGAAAATGAAAATAAACCAATTCAAATTACAGAAACTTCAATACATAAAGAAATAGATTTATTGCAGTCGTGTATAGAACGCATGTCAAAAAATTCTTTTTCATGTAAAGGGTGGGATTTGACATTAATTACTGGTGTTTTTGTTTTAATTCAAAATGGGATAAATTACGAGTATATTTTAATCACAATTCTTCTTGTTAATTTATGCTTTTGGGTGTTAGATTCAAATTACCTTTTATTAGAACAAAAATATAGAGATAAATATGACTGGGTTATTCAAATGAGAAAAAATGGGAATACAGACTTTCAATATGATTTAAACCCAAATAATCAAAACACAATATTGTATGCAAATAAAAAACGTAGTTTAATCAAAACGATGTTTTCAAATACAATATTACCTATGTATGGTGGAATTACAATTCTAATAATTGTATTCACAATAAAAACAATTCTGGGAGGTTAAAAGATGGGAAACAAAATTTTTGTATCTTACAAATATTGGGATAGTGATGTAAAAGCAGTCCCAAAGTTCACAAAGGATACGCCGAAGGTTCGAGATTATGTGTCGTGGCTTGAAGACAAATTTACCAACAGGACTGAACATTATTACAAAGGGGAGTCCGATAATGATGATTTGTCAAAGTATTCAGAAGCATATATTTATGGAAAATTAAAAGATAAAATCTTTGATAGTTCATTAACAATTGTTTTGATTTCACCAAACATGAAGGACTATCACAAGTATCAAAAATCTCAATGGATACCGTGGGAAATTTCATATTCAATAAGAAAAACACCTAGAAGCTCATACACGAGTCAAAGAAATGCCATTTTAGCTGTTATTTTACCCAATAAACATAATTCCTATGACTATTATTCAGAGAGTAGTTTGTTTCCGATATTAAAAGATAACATAGATAACGGTTATATCCCCGTAGTTAAGTGGGACGAATTTAAATACAATTGTGATAAATACATAAAAGACGCGTATCAATGTCAAAAAGCTACACCAGAGTATAAATTACATATAAACTTATAATCACAACCCCCATAATCCGTTTTATGGGGGTATTTTTATTATAGAGTCTGTTCAACAGTCTGTTCAAAAGTAGTAACATGACTTCTTGCAACATCAAGTAATTTCTTAATCTGTGCAATAACTTTTGTTTCATAAAGAATGACCTTTGCCATTGCTAAATCATGTTTATCTGTAAATACAGTACTATCTAACTCCGCATCAACAATTTTGTTTGCATCAACAGATAAAGATACTTCAAAGTTTTCGTCAATAGTAAACTCTTTATTGTTTAAATTAAGAGATACTTCAACAGCACCTGGATCAGATGAGATAGTAGGAATTTTATCAGTAATTACAAATTTATCCTTAAAATCAATATCTGCATATCTCAAAATCTGGGGTGTATCTTTTAGCATTTCAATTTCTGCATCGGCAGTAACAGTAGCTGTGCCAAATTCTGTCGGTTTAATTACTGTAGTATAGATATCATTTTCAATACTTCTTTCAGGTAAAATTTTCATTATTCTGTTGCCTCCTCGCTTAATAAATTGTAAAATTCTTTTAATCCGCAAATCATATTTTTAATAGTAGACTTTGACAAATTACACTGTAATTGTGGTAAATTCATATCTGTATCATTTACTTTAAAAACAAGACAATTGTTATCAAAATCAATACTCATACTTGCTTTTGTCTGATTACCAATAAGCATCTGTAAAGCTTTTAATGTTTTTCCATTGTCACTTGTAATGCTTAACACGTCGCCAATCTGTAAGTCATTTTCTGTAACCTGTAAATAAGCCATTGTATATGCACTCCTTTCTGTTATTTTTTCGTTTTCCTTTTAATCGTTGAGTTGCGGAAACAGGACTCGAACCTGCATACTCTTGGTTATGAGCCAAGTGAGCTTCCATTGCTCGTCATTCCGCTATGATAATAGGAGAGGAGCGCAACCTCTCCTTATTGTATAGATTGGTAAGATCTACTGTCGATTAATTACCAGTCAACCGACAAAGAGAATGTTGAAAATTCTCTGATATGTAAAATCAGTATAAAGCACTAACTAGCTGATATTGCACTGTACACATGCAGTTATTTAGAATATGGTCGCTTATCAGCAACCTAATTCATGCTTCCTAATTATTCTCCACATATTTTCAGTCTTCGGAGCAAAGACCTCTCGATAAAGTTTAATGACTCTTATCCGTCAATTAAGGTTCTCATTAACGCAGAGAAGCACGAAAAACCCATTTCTCCTAAAACATCCAACTGATTTATATCTGTTGGCAGTTCAAAACTCTTGATTGGGATTTTGTCACGAAAATTATATAAAATTCGTTGCAGAGTTTAATAGATATACTGCATTAAGGTTTCGTGCGCACTAGAGCTGCTATAAAGTCAGCTCTACCAAAATGCAGTAATAGGTCTTATAATGCTACATGAATAGCAAATGCCAAGATGCGATACTTATATATTCTCTGTTTGGTAGGTTTTTGCTGGTAGAGAAACACCAATGGATTTATAAAACACCACATAACTGTTGCTTGTGCACTAAGCTATAACAGGATACCTCACCTGCAATGTTCTACATTGACTCAATACATATTCTAACCGTGTATTTCGGTAATGGGTCGCCCATTTAAGGGTTCTTTTATTTATTCGCTATTTTGGGAATATTTTGACATGAATTGTCGTAATATGATATAATACTTCATAAGGTGCTACTAAAAACGGTAGGACGGTTCTCTCCAATCTGGGAGTACAAGCCCAGTCTACATAGATGGTAATTGTGCCGTAGTTCAGAAAGGGGATTTTGCCAATGATAACTTTGTCATATGAGGCATTGATTGCACTTGTCGCATTATGCGGTGGTGCAGGATATATGCTCGGTAGAGATATACAGAAAGCAAAAAAGTAATCGTCCACTGCCAATGGAATAACGATTACTTTTGCTTAGTCAAAATAATTTATTAATTTCAGAGCAACCGTCTTGCTTTACGGTGGCATCTTTTTTGAATTATCTTTGATTCCTTTGTATTGTAACACATATTAAAATGTGGTGCAAGAGGGAATTAGACGAAGTGTTAGACGAAAGCTTCATCAGCATCCTCAGTATCTTCACGAATGACATACATCTGAGTTGTTTCGGAAGATTCGTGTCCCAAAAGTTTCTGTGCAGTTTCCAATGCACGATGGTCATAACATACCAGATTGGTCGCACGACTTCTTCGGAAATTATGTGGAGTCGTTCTCCTACCAACAATTTCAGAAAATTCATTTATACACCAATCATTGAATGCACTATATCCAATCTGTCGCACCTTTGAACCATCTTTAGTTTTTACGACAAACATATAAGGGCAATCATCATCGCCACGCACTTCAAGCCATTTCTTTAATGCGTCCATTACATCTTGTCCAAACTGCAATTTTCTAACCTTACCAACGGCACTACGTCCCTTGCAACGAATTTCATGCGTTTTATAAGATACAGATTCTACTTCTTGCTCTTTACCATCCTCATCGACAATTGTTACAATTTTTCTTTTAGGTTCATAATTAACAACCTCTTTGAGCAATTGCAAACTTTCCGCATGTCTACATCCTGTTGAATATGTGAACTTTACATATGCTAATTTCTGCCATTCTTCACGTTCAGCTAATACAGAACACAAGTGATCCATTTCATCAGGAGTCAATGGTTCTTTTGCAAAAACTTTACCTGTTTTTGGTACTTGCATCTCCGCAGTTACATAATTACGGAACATAGGATAGTCCTCGTCATAAAAATTCTCAATGAATTTATTCAATGCACTGACAGAAGACTTTTTAAATTTAATCGCAGCTTCAGATAGTCCACGATTAGCAAGAAAATTCATATAGCGAAGAAATTCTTTCTTTCTAATTTCTATACAGTTTTTGTTATTCAGATTATTTTTAACCCATACGAAGAATATCTTTAATGCAGACCTATAAGCATGTAAACTATGTGGTGAAAGATGAGTCTGATTACTGAGGTAATCTTCAACCATATTTCTATTAAACTCATTAACCTCTTCCCATTCCTCATCTGTAACTGGATCTAATTTATCTGCTATTTTACCATTCAATAATCTCACTTCCTTTCACATATGAAAAAAGAAGTAGGATAGTGGTAACTAAGCTACTTCTTGTAAAATCTCATTTATTTTATTCTGCAATATTTCTTTATAACTTCCGTTTTTCATTTCAGATGAAAACAGAAATAGATAATTACATTTGTTCTCTATAAGTATTTTTTCTTTGTATAACATTTTCTGTTGATACTCTTGATGATGTTTGTACTTGTATTCATAATGTCTCCAATCTGCTGTATCATTAGGTATAACACCTGCAATTTCAACATATAACTTTTTACCATTAGGCAAAAGCATACAGTAATCACAATTTGTTTTTCGTTTCTTATCACTATTGGTAAAAGTCTTATACATTACATCTCTAAAATATGATTTGTTATATTCATATCCAAGAGAACGTATATATGTAGAAAAATCAAATTCCATAGTTGATACAGCACGTTCACCATCATCAAACGTGTATTTAAAACTAAAATTATTTGGATTCATTTCAAATCCAAGACTTTTAATATAAGCAAATGTATCTAAACCTTCACGCTTAAATGCTTTTGTCATTGATTTATGTTCAATATTATTTTTATGATATAAACCACTTTCTAAATCTTGCCATGTAAGAAATTTTCTACCAGTTTTCTCATATAGATTATTTAACGCTTCTGTAATAGTATTCCTATAATATTCAAATGGATAAAGAGGTTTATCTGTTGGTGTAGGCATAAGACCAATTTCTTCTTTAGCTTTATTAAGACCACCAAACATTCTTACCAATACAATCATTGAAAAACCAGTTTTCTCAAGTGAAATATCTTCTCGCAAAATTGGTCTACCTAATTCTTTCTCAAGATTTATAAGTGCATTCGCAATATCTTCTTTTTCTTTTTTGAGCCTATTGCTTTCATAGCCACACCAACGCACGAAATCATCATATTTTTTTACATTTTTATCTGGACAATATTTTACGAACCAAATTGGATTTGGTAAACCATATTTATTATTCATTAACTCATTTCCGCATAAAGCATGACCAATATTATCACTTACTTCTTTAAATCTTTTGACATATAAATCATAATCTTTACTTTCTGTCCTTACGTGAGATACCTTACCAAACTGTAACAAGAAATCATTATAGGTGATACTATTTTCTTTTAATACACGAGTTATAATTCTGCCTTGTGGCATATTATGTTTTGAGTCACATTTTGAATATACTGGCACTTCACCGTAAGTATCAATAAATTGCTTATACAAAATAACCAAATCTTCATAAGTTACTTTAGTAGATTGGACTTCTTTATTTCCAACATTTAACATTTTTGTTCCCATAATTTTTTCCTACTTTCTCACCTACTCCAACACATAAAAATAGAATGGGAGAGAGGTAGGTGACTCTACTCTGTCAGCTCATGACTTCTGACAGTCCCATTCCATAAATCCCACAATCAGCTATGACACCAATCATGAGTACATATATTTATTCTCTGTTTCCATCACAGAAACATCAAAAGTGGACGACTGAGGTTACGATCCTCACATAGACCAATCTCGCCCATACAAAAAGAGTGTGCAGCATACACCACACACTCCCAAAAAATCTAAAATCCAAAAGCCTTTAACATCTTCTGTATATCTTCATGACTTAACTCATCGCTAGAGTAGTAAGAATAACTCATATAAGAGTCACCATCTGACCTACTAGCAGTAAATCCGTGAGTATTTCCATCTTCGTTTTCAGAAGTATGTAAATAAGTTTCATCATGTGAAGGACAGTTCTTACAATCACCATCACAGTTCTCTTCCTGACCAAATAGAATAACTTCCTTATCCTCATTTACACAGTAATCAATAATATCCTGTGAAATATCACCATCCATATCAATGTAGAAAATATCTGTTTTATCAAGAATACCAAAGCCCTCAATAGGAACAACGGTGATTACACCATTGTCATCAACTGATACTAAATATTCGTCTATATTCATATAATCAACAAGATCAATCTCTTTAATACTTGTCTCATCAAGTGCAAGAAGTTCCTCCATAATATATTCAGCAATTTCTTTATTTACAATTACACCAACTGTTTTATCAGTATGATATAATCTATTGATATAAATAGAGATAATGTCATCAACTTTATCCTCAAGATCAATCATCTGAATATCTTCATATTTATTCTTCTTCAAACAATTCACGACCTTTCAGATTAGAGCTGCTTTGCAGTCTTTGACATCTTAAATGTGATTTCGTCATGTGCAGGAGTTACATATGTTTCGCCAGCTCTTTCACCCAACATAATCTTTCCAGTTCTTTCAGGAACTTCCTTGACCTTAAACTTACCAAGCTTACCTACAGGAACTGACTCTGTAGTATCACCCTTTAATGTATCTATAATAACATCTGCAAAGGTATCAAGTACAACAGCAATGTCACCTTTCTTAGCTCCTTCGATTCTTTCTGCGATTGCGCTTACTAATTCGTTCTTTACCATTTTTAATTTCTCCTTTATTTTCCTTAATTTATTTTGTAATATAAAAGAGGGTAGCGTACATATAAGGTACACTCCCTCAAATGTGACTTCGTCAGCCCAAAATAATATATTGATTGTAGCTGTGAATATCTGCTTTCACAATTACTCCAAGCCGAGCCGAACAGTGGGCTACAATTATTATTTAATTTAGTCAAGTTGTATATCGTATAAACAAATCAGTCCACCATCTCCAATAACGGATACGGTTTGTTCTGGTCTGTTTGCCTTGCGAATTGACATAGCATATGCATCCGCACCTGATACGCACCCTGACTGTATTACTTTTGTATCATATACTGTTTCCATAGCATTAGTATGTCTATGTCCAAGCAATACAATGTCTGGCTTAATATTGAACATCATTGTAAAATTCTGTACAACACTACTTGGTGAATCTTTATGTCCATGAGTAGCAAATACATTATTGCCACGAATATTAAACATTGCAATTTCTGGCTCAATTGTATTATTACAAATAGTGATATTTTTTACATTCTGCATTCTTGCCTTTAGATAAAAAGGTAGCAGTATGTCCATATTTTCGCCATCTAAAGCTTCTTCTTTCTTAGGGGAAATCCTGGAATGATTACCAGGCGTTGTATATACATAGATATGATTAAAGTGATTTGCCATGCGAGAGAGCATAGCAGAAATCAGTTCTGAAACGTATTTAAACTGTTCCATTAAGTCCATATTGTTCTGTAATCGAAGATTATTATGAATAATTCCACTAAGAATCTCGCCAATTACAAGATAACAGTTTTCAGATTGATGCATTCCACGGATATCTAAAATATCAGAGATGAATTTTTCAATTCGTTTCTTTAAAATATCTTCATCAAAATCATTCTTCCAATTATGTATCTCAATTCCAGTATGAATATCTGTTAAATGCACAAGTAAATCTGTTGAACTGTTAAATGACGTATAATGTACTGAAATATTCATTGGTTCAACATTTTCACATATAATTCTTTTAACCATATCAGCATATGATTCTTTACGAGCCTCCTGCCTAATGAGTTTATTATATTCAACTCTAGCATCAGATAGTTTTATTTTCTCTCGTCTTAGTTCTTGAATTTTTACATCCAATTCACTATTCTCAGACATATTCTGATTTAATCCAGCCTTATACTTTTCATACTCACTTCTCATCTTACCTCCAAATGGAGTAGAAGAGGACTTACGAATAGTGTCTGAGTTACAATTAATTCCATATTTATCCTTGATTTCTGACCAATCGTAGTCATTTTCACCATCAATTTTTGAATCAATATCTGTGATAATCTTGTCATATGTTTCAAGAATTAGTCCATATTTTAAAAGTTCTTCTTTGAATTTTTCAATATTAAACAATCATTCACCAACTCTCTATTACTCTTCATCAGACGGAACATCCAACTCCTCATCTGTCTTTAATGCAACAGTAAAATCAATTACCTGATTCTTAAATGAAGTAAGCAGATCGGCTACTTTTACTTCCTGCTCCATATCATTCTCATCTGTATATGTAATAGTAGTACAATCCTCTGAGAGTGTACCTGCCTTTACTGTTAACTTATCTGTAGTTGTTCTTGTGAACTTCAATTTACTAGCTGCCATTTTTCAATCTCCTTTTTCTCCAATAAAAATAGGAGAGCAGTACGCCCTCCTTAAATAATTTCATCAATTGTGCAATCTTTACCAACAATACAATCACAAACACCAACTGATTTAGCTTCTTCTGGATAAAAATACCATTCAACACGATATTTCTCATCATAAAGCTTCTCATCAATTTTTGTCTGTCCAATAATATAATTTTTTGTATGCACTTCAACTTGTCCTGCCTCAAAATCAACACGATCTTTCATTTTAGCAGTAGAATCCCATGCAAAACTTGAGCCATCATGCATGAGGAAAGTTGAATTTGGCATGGCAAAACGCTTCTTACCAGAAATAAAAATTAAGAATCCCATTGAATAACAATATCCCTGATTTATTGTATAGACAGGTGTTTTACTTGTCATTATTGCATCAATTAATGCATACCCATCAGGAACTGAACCTCCATTTGTATTCACATACAATAAAATCGGCTTTCTGCTTTCAACTGGAATATCTTTATCTTCACGATTATAACGAAGAATATGATACACAATAGTATCAATAACATCTGAATCAATAACATCGTTGATAAAGAGTCTTCTGTTTTCAAGGTCGTCTGTTTCATACTGCTCACCCTGATAAAGCATCATACTTGTTTTAATATCTTTCATAGGCAATTAAGCCTCCAATTTCTTAATATTTCTCTATAATGAGATTTTTGTACCGCTATTAACAGCAACAACTTTTGTAGATTTAAGACAATTAGATATTGCATCTTCTAAATCATGCTTAAACTCAATTTTATTTGAATCACCATGGACTAAATAAATCTTTTCGCAATTTATAGATTTATAATAATTAATCATATCTTGTCGTTGCATATGACTAGAAAATGACTTTAAATCGTAAATCTGTGCTTTATTCTTAAAAGGCTTACCATTAATATTGATTGTCTTGTTATCTTTACCATGTTTTATTTTCCATGCTAATGTATCTTCACCAGAATATCCCATAAATAAAATACAATCTGATTCTCTTGGTAAAATACTCTGACTCCACTTAATTGACCTCCCTGCTGTCAACATTCCTGAACTACTAAGAATGATTTTTGCACCTTTGTCTGCAATAGCTGCCTTACTGTTTTCTGGTTGAATAATTCTTTGAACATTCTTCCACGACATCATTTCATCGAATAATTCTTTTTTATCACTTTCAAGAATAGAATAGTAGCAGTCTAACAATCTATTTGCCAATGGACTATCAATTAAAATTGGCACTTTGAAATTTTCATCATTCCCGAATAAAGAATATAGAATCCATAAGATATACGGAGTTCTATCAAGCGAAAATGACGGAATAAGAACTCTTGCATTGTTATCAACACAATATTGTTCTATAACAGACTTGATTTTTTCAATGTCTTTTTTATATGTTTCTTTAGTGCATTGTCTATCTTTACTGCAATAAGTGCATTCCATTATTGCAATATTGGCTGAAGATACAGGTTTAAAATCTTCGACAAAAACTCTTGTATCTTGTGTGGCAATATTGCCGAGGTCACTCGAAAACAGAATTTTTCTAGTATGTGAACCTCCATTTATATATACTTCACATTGTTTGGATAGAAGAATATGCCCTGCGTCAGTATATCTAATAGCAAGTTCATCAGATAAATTTACTATCTTATCAGAATCAATCTCTTGAACAAATTCGAGTGCTTTATATACAGTATCTTCGGTATAAAATGGTTCATAATTTCTTTCATTTTTAAGATTTATAACTTCAATATCTCTGCAATTAATATATGAGGAATCAAGCCACATTTCTTTTAAAATCGAAGTTGAACCTTTAGGAACAATTATTTTTGCATTACATTTCCCACGAGCATATAATGTTGGAATCATGGCTATATGATCTGCATGAAGATGTCCAACAATAATAAATTCGACTTCTTGTGGTTTTACTTTTTGAATATATTTCATATTGTCTCTGTAATTTTCCAATACTGTATGATTTCCCTGAATCATTCCACACTCAAAAAGATAACAATGTTCAGAAGTTTTTATTCGAGTACAACTACCAGTAACACCTTCTGCGTTACCTCCAATTATTTCCACGGTTATTTCATGTTTTTTCTTTGCGATGGTATTCACACCGCCTTTCATAATTATTTCTCTAACTTAGCAAGTAGAGATAGATTTTTCTTGTTCTCACACAAATAATACTTATGTCTCCCATTAAGTTTACCTGTTGAGCTAATGCCCTCATATCCGAATGGGATACCCATTTTATTAAGTTTGAGAGCTGTCTGTTTACTAATTAATAAAATAATTTTTCACTTCTTTCTTGATTTATTTCCTGCTGAATAGCAGAAGAGAATGAGCGTGGAGGGATTTGAACCCATCGACAACTCGATTAAAAGTCGAGTGCTCTGCCAAACTGAGCTACACACTCTAAATAAAAAATCCCATACCGAAGTATGAGATCCTTACTTAATATGAGCTGAGATATTTGACTCAATACACTAACATCTACTGTGGTTGGACACAGTTTATCACACAAGCGATTAGCTTGTAGTTAGCAACAACACCGATTTTGACATAACTGGCAAACTCTTACCACAAAGTATCATAGATTTCCTTTCTACACATTCTTCCTTGCGAGATTCATAGGTTGCAGCCTATTAGAGTTGCACGTACTTGTACTTTCTCATATAACACCTTGCGAGTGTTACATGTCACCATATTGCAAGTGAATAAGTTGTTTTTCTCTTTGTGGTCGCACACACTTTTGCTGTTTTGTAATCTTCTTTTAAATATTATTTACCTAAAATAATTTTTCTCTTTTCAAAAGTATGTACTTATTATGGACGATGAGGTGTACATTTGACCATCCGTACCTTTTGAGTACAGCCCAATCATCACCATCCTGCTCGGATTGCGATCTCCTTACTTTTTGATTCCATCCCTGTTTTTCAACTTAAGAGATATTACCAAAATCCTACCAGCGGTTATACTTGCGGTATTCCCACCAATAGTACACAAATCATACCCACATTTCTGTGTTACTACAGTGCCTATTTCAAGACACCCACCAATCAACCATATTCGCCAACAGTTGTCCTTGAATAGAAGGTTGGGCGTAGATTTTATGTGTTTTCCGTCAAGCTGTATTGCTACAGTCGCAGTCTTATAATACGATAAGAACCACTTTATACATGTCACCATGCTTATCTTAAAATTTTCATCCTCTGATCCGAAACCGACCAGTTCCCACATAAAATGGGAGAGTTGCTGAAGCACAGGAGTCGAACCTATTATTTCATGATAATGAGTCATGCGTGATAATCCGTTTCACTCGCCAGCAATAATATATTTAGAGAATAATCGGCAACCATACTACAAGAACTGTAGTATAGTCACCGACACATATAAGAAGAGGAGTACAATATGAATATGTACCAATCTTAGAAATGATCTTTAGAATTGTTCAGAACCGCCAATGATTAGTAAGCGATGGGAAGTTTCACATTGAGTTCTCCGTCTCAAACATTAACGTTCGCATTTATGGCTGCGTACACCACATGCATTTATTGTAGCCTCAGCATGATACGAGATCCAAATCACTGTTCTGAATTTAATTTGTGTTATATTATGTCCGTATAGAACATTGTTATAATGCCTCTCGACAATTATATATTCTCTGTTTTATCAGCCAAGAAAAGCTGATTTCATTGTTTAATCAAAATATCCATTTAGCTTTCTATTGTAATAACGAGTTATTTTTGGTTTCGTCCAAATTTTTGCTTCACATTGGATATTATCATATGTATGGATTTCTTTTTCTGGAATATATTTACATTCCAAACTTAATCCATCTAAAATTTTTACCACTGTATTATCAGTGGGAGTAGTAGAAGATAGGTAGGCGAATATACATTTCTCTGCCCTTTTGAATACTTTACGGACTGTCGCTACATTTATATCTTCCTTCTCTGCGATTTCTTTAATAATCTTTTCCTGTGTAATTGTCAAAAATAATCATTCCTCCCAACTGCACGAATTCGTTTATAGAATCATATCTTACTTTGTAAATTAGGCTTATGCCTATATGATATGTTGTTCTCCATATATAAACATTTGGAGTATAATTTTCGACCATTAGTAATGGGTTACAAAATTTTAAACATAATAAAATAACCCAATATTTATGGTCGAATTTTTAACAAAAGCCTAGCTACTACATTTTTTATTTTCTCTATATCTTCTTGTTTGTAATCTTCTTAATTCTCTATTATGTTCAATGTTACATTTAGGACATCTACAAGTCTTTACATTGTTTTTATCAACTTCAAACCACTCACCGCAATCAATACATTGAATGACTTTTGGTTCTTTATATTTAATATTATTCTTCAAATTCTCTACCGCATATTCTCCATAACAGAACCAAAATAATTGTTTTGCACGTTTTTTATTCTTATACAAATACTGTATAAGCATATCAGCAGTCATTTCTTCCGAATATCCAAGTTCAGCAAATTGGTTTCTAATAGAACAAGCTACATAATGAAGATTATCAATGTATTCATCCTTCATATTAACCATATAACGATACTTCTTGTTTAACTCATTATACAAATCAGAAACTTCTTTAGAGCACACAATATCGGGATTTTTCATCATATCCTTATATTTTAATTCTCCAAGTTTCATACCTCTTGTATTAATTGATTTATTAGGAATACGAGAGTAGAGTTTATTTACAAAACTATCATTTCTATCATCAACTTGTGATTTTTCCTTGTCTTTGGCGTATTCAAAGAATGCAGGAAGTTTCTGATTGGTAAATTCTTTAATTTCTTCACCAATTGTTTCTGGAAACTCAGGTTTGTATAATGTCTTAGCGTAATCAATAACAAAATTATTCTGACAGCATAAACGCTTGACACAATTAGTTGCATGTTCTTTTTCCTCATCCGTTCCATTGATAAATACATCATTATTCCAGATTTTTGAAATATTGTTGCTATAAATGCCGATGTTTCCACCTGTAAATGCCGCATTTAATCCTTCATAAATACTTTGATTGTTCAAAATTCTTGGTTCGGCTTTACGCATATTATAATAGAGTGGTACAACACCATTCATATTACGTTCTGCGATTCTTACAAAATCAGGATCAGCAACTACCAATGATTTATCTCCATCAACATCGAACTGAAGAATTTTACTAATCAGGTCATATGTACTTGTATATACTGCATTTGTTGTAAACCATTCTCTGATTTTATCAACTCGTTCTTCATATACTTTATTCGCCACATTGAAACGAATAGCATGTTCTTTGTAAAGGTGAGGACTTCTTAGGCAGTCAAGTTTATCATATTGTTTAAATAACCAACAAAATACCTCTTTGTCTGCCAACAATCCTTTAGGTGTATCAATATGTCCAAACCAATACTCACAAGCTGCATAATAATCTGGAAGTAAGAAAGTATATTTTCCATTTACTTCAAGTTTTCCACTTCTATATTTTTTTAAAAGACTATTCTTTACTTCACGGATCACGTCTTTTGCATATGTATCGTTGAGTAGAGCAGGGTAAATCTTTACTGCTTTTTGAAAAGCTGTCATATTTGTATTATAAGGTGTAATTCCAAGAATATCTTTCATGGTATCAACAGAGTTACAGATATTTGTGATTCGCTCCACAGACTTCTTTGTAAGTAAATCAATCTCTTCGTCTGTTACATTTGTGAGAGTTTGTAACATCTGATAATTGATTTTTGCATTTTTAATTCCATCTTCCTCAGTGTTACATCTACCAGCTTGACAATGATATTGCTTAAAATATGTCTTATACTCATCCCATGAATCGTAAAACTTATACATCTTAAATTGACTTTTTGTGAAAATTATTCTAATATCTTCAGCAATTATATCATGGTCTTGTCCATAAATATCTGTGATAATAGGAGAGCAATTATTTACTTCAATAAACTTTTTAAAATCAAATACTCCCAATAAACCTTTCACCCACGGAGCACGAAACATTGTGTTCTTCGTCATTACGCTTGGTAATATCATGCCAGCTCCATCAGTATGAGTAATCGGAACAGTACCAGTTTTTCTCTCAATCGAATAATCAGTCTCATCAATAAAATCAAATTCTCCTGGCACATTCGTCTCAAAATCATCTACAACAATACATCTGTCTATATCAAAATCATTCCACTGGTCAGTAGCTGAATTCGCCAATGCCATATATGCAAGATGTTTATTAACATTGTTTCCACCCTTTGAGTTTATTTTATCAATAGTAAGACCACACATGACTGTCTTTTCAACTTCATTCCATACTGATTCTTTAATAAAAACAGCTTTTTTCTTACGAATTTGACCAGCAGAAGATGTAAAGTATCTGTATTTTTCGCCATTATACATAAATCCATAAAAAGATAAATCTTTAAATACATCAAAATAATAAACTTGAACTACAATAAGAGCGTCTGTTAGTTCGTCTTTTTTAATGCCGATAATACGTGTAAGGGAAGATTCAAATACTGAAATGATATTATTATCATTTAGTTCGTCTTTTTTTAGCTCTCTTAATTCGATTTTTTTATTATATGGAATATTATGCGATTTGCAATACTCGATTTTATTCGATAGATTCTCTTTTTGAATTGTTTTATTTGATAAAAGATTCAGAAGTTTTTCTTTTGATAAATTTGCTTTCTCTCTTTTGTGTTTTATAATCAAACACCACTTCATATATTCTTTCACAGAATCGTTTTCTTGTTCATAGTAGTCTTCAACGGTACAACGTTTCCAATCAGAAAAATCATCTTTGTTGTAACCTTGCGTCACGAGTTCTTCTTCTAATTTTGGAAGCATATTATTTACATAATTTCTTTCACGTCTGTATTTACAGTTCATTTCATGTAAGTATTTTTCATGATTGCTATAAAAATGACCTGTATCTACAGAATACATATTAATCTGTGTATCTAACATTTATACCCCCTGTTTGTTTGCCATTTCAACAAATCTTTTTAACTCTGTGTTGATATATCTGTAATAATCTTCATAGCTCCACTTTTTAAAACATCTGAAAGGAACTTCCATACGATAAAGTGGAATATTATGTTTCTTACAATATTCATTTTTCTGAATATCTCGTTGTATTGCTTTTTGTCTTTGAATTTGTCTGGGTGAATTACCAAAATGATGATCTTTATGTTCCTCATCATCTACTTCGATAAGATAAACTAAAGAATTATCAGAATTTAGAATTGCAAAATCGAAACGTAATTTTTCATTATTATCACCTATTAAGTCATCAAATGAGTATTGAATTTCAAAATTACAACGCATATTTATTAAATAATCATATACAACCTTTTCATTAAATCCCATATTACATATAGGACACCATCTACCTTTCTTTATATTATTTGGTAGTATATCCCATACATAATTATGTTTATTGCATCGTACAGTTACATATTCACCTGCGCTTTTATATTCACTAAATAATTTTCCATCTTTTTCTTCACATAACTTGGCTAATTCATTTTGAAAATCACCTGCACGACCTGAACAATATGGACACCAATGTTCACCACTATATAATGCATCAGCAGTAGTAGTGAAAATCGGATGCTTTGGATTTCCACATTTAAAATGATATATGTCTTTCGCCCTTGTCCATTCCGTTTCTAAAACTTTTCCACCACGTTCCTTGCAGTATTTAACCAATCTGTCGTAATAGAACTGTTTATTTTTCTTATCAGCTTTCTTTGCAGATTGTGATTTCCTTATAGACTGGCATTTCTTACATGGTAAAAAATATGGTTTACAAACATTTTTAGCATTAATTGTTGTATATGTATCACCATGTATAGGGCAGTGATAAACAAGGTCAATGGGCTTTTCTGAACCCATATATTCACTTAGAATATCAACTAATCCATGATGATAATCTTGTACTTTCTTCTCAAACCATTCTTGAGATTTTTTCAAATGTCCTATGATTTATTCCTCCTTTATAAAACTAATTTATATTTCACTTATATATTCTCCAAATGAAATTTCTATTTATTCAACAAAATATACATCCACATACTTTATACCTTTGATTTCTGCAATTCTGTAAGAAGTAAATCCATCTCTTAATACAAAATCCTTATCAATAATAATAGTAGAAGCGAAACGACCGTTTTCTCGAAATAGTTCATCTTCTCGTTCATTTTCCAAGTCTTAATATGGTTCCAACCAGGTTGAATAATAATGTCACTAAGTTTCACGGTATATGTATATCCTGTTTTATAATGTTTTCTAAACATCTTAAATAATCTCTTCATAAGTTATATTCTCCATTTCTTCGTAAGCAACTCCATCGTTTGTGGTATAATATATATGTTTTATACCTAAATCCTTTATTGCCGCCATGCAGCTTGGACAAGGTCGAGATAAACCATATTCTTGATCTTTTCGTGATCTGTAAATATATAATTTCACTTTAGAAAAATTTATATCCATAAATCTAATAGTATTTAAACAACTAATTTCCGCATGTAATTTTGGGGCAAGATATCCACAATAAATTCTATTATTTCTATATTTGTTATAGTATTTTTGCACTGGATGAGTTTTATTACTATTGTATCCGACTCCAATGATATTACCTTGATAAACTGCAATACAGCCAATATGTATTTTGTTAAAATCTGAATTTTTAGAAATTTCTTTTGCTTTCTTAAAATATTGATAGTCCTGTCTACTAAACATAACTTAATAAGACCTCGATCTATTGAGTATATTTCTGTGACACTGTTCATCAAATTTCCAATCAGACAAAATTCTGCCTGTAAAATTTTGCGTATGTTCATAGTTAGTAGAAAAATCTGATGTGTAAATGTTCCCGCCATAGGTATTCTGATACTTATGGTTCTTTGATTCGATAGTTACTGTTTTGTTCATTTAATAGTTCTCCTTTTCGTTTAAATAATATTTTCTTCATTGCAATCAACTCCCTTTGAGTACTGCGTTATTTGGTTACATATGTTTATTCTCTTATTCGATACTTAATCTTGATAAAACTTTTTGCTTATATGCTTCATATTGCGAAGATACATAATTCCATTCTCCAATTCTTTCTTTGGGTCATATTCTTCTTTTGAACAAATATAAAAATGCTTATTCTGATAAATTATTTTGTATGGAATAACATAAATAATGTCATCTGTATGCCAATTTCCATCTGCATCTTGATATCTTGGCATTCGATGAGTGATTATTAATCCCATTTGTTCAAGTAATTCAGATGCTTTTGAGATCATTTTTGGTTTTACTCCTATAAATTGGGACATCGTCTCGAATTGAGAATGAAAAATTTCTGGTTTAGATTTTTTATTTTTTTCAGAATGACCTGTAATAGATGAAAATCTGTTCCACGTAAATGCTTTAATATATGAAAACACTAATAGAAGAATACTTTTATTTAGTGGTTTGTAAGATGATTCATACTTCATAATAGTTTCATATTCAAAATCATATACGATTCCATAATTCTGTTCAGGTATAAGTTTCTCTATATTTAGCATTGAAGATTGAAACGTATTTTGTATATATTTCATTTCATCAAAATCAATAATATATCCATTTGAAAATAAACATTGCATTGACTTTAAAAACTTGTCATATATTGATTCTCTATTTTTATGCCTGTTCCAATTAGACTGATATCCACTCCATTGAATCATGTAAATAGGAGAGTAGTTCACCATACCATCCCATGTTTGATTATAGTTAAGATAGAAGAAAGCTGAAATTCTATGTTCAGGGTATGTATTTTGCAGAATTATTTCTTTTGGAACTCTTACGTTATGAATTGGTACTCTAACTTCGGCTGTTGGAACTGATGGCGATTTATTGTTTTCCGTGTTATCACTTCCTTTCATTTTAATATTCTCTACTTTGATACAGTAAAGTATGTCACATCAGAGTGTGACATATCTTGCTAAAAAATCGAAATATATGTCACACTACAGTGTGCCAAATCAGCGTTCTTTTTATAAAGTATAACTGTATATATTAAAGTATAACTACTATCGTGCTTATTTTTCGCTCACGCTTCAAAATAAGCACTCTTTAATTTTTAGTTGTTTTGTTCTGTTTATTTCTTTTTAAAAACCTCTCAATGGTATATTCTCTTTTTATTTATGAAATATATGGTATAATATTTACATCAGTATAAGAGAGGAGATGAGATTATGGCTAAATCTGATAAAGAGATTACATCAGAAATTGTTTGTGAGTACATTCGTGCTTGGGGTACACAAAATAATTGTGTACCTGTCAAACGTACTGAATTGGCTGGGCTTATAAAAGATGTTTATGATACAGTTCATTCTTTAAAAAAGTCTGAATCAGATTCTGATGAAGAATAATTTTTATGTGGTCTGATCGAAGCTCTTGCTTTTATCAATGAAGCAAGAGCTTCGATTTCATCACATTGTTTTGTTGATGTTGATCCTTTACCATACATGTTACCGATATTCTTAGAAATTGTTTCAATAAGATCTGTTACACAGTCATCAATTCTTTGTTCATTTGTCATTTCAAATTCCTCCATTATAAATAATTGTGTCTATTTGTTACATTACAATATTCTCCGTCTTAAATTTTCAAAGTTGTGAATTTGTATAGGTCAATATCTATATAGACTCATATTATCAAGAGAAGAATATTGCACTTGTATTCGTTTCACTTCGTACAAGATCTTTAATTTTTGGTTGACGTAATTATTCCTTATATAAATCTGCTGGCGTCAAACATATTGTAATAATATTAACGTAAATACAATTGCTCCAATAGACCATACATTAAGATTTGACCCTAGTCCAAATAAAAATGTTACTAAAGTAGCAAATATAATATTCTTAATCGTATTTTTCTTCATTTTCAAATCTCCTTTAGCACTTATTATTCACTCTTATAGATATACACAGTCACTTTTATATAATCTATTCTCTATCTGAATAATCATTTTGTTCTAAATCAATATACTTGGCAAATATATCTTCTAAAAAGAATACTGACATCTTATCATGATACATTTCATAAATTTCTTCACCTGATATACTTTCCAAAAAGTTATTTCCTGTTTGTCTTTGTTTCTGTAATGCTTTGATTTCTTTCTGATATTTACTATTTTTAATTATTACTCCAATTTTTCCACAGATAATACAATAACTGCTCAATGAAGTATGTATACGTTCTTTTTCTTCTTGAGTAAATGCATTACTTTTAAAATTCCATTTGTTTTGAATCAGACATTCTTCATAGTGATGTTTATGTTTAGACTTGCGGTTACTCTTGGAAATGCTACTCTCTGTTGACTTGAGATATTTTGGTATTTCATTTTCTGTTTTGCTGTTAATTGGTTTCATACTAAATTCCTTTCTTTGAGTAAGTGATGGGATAGCAGTAGGATACTGCTCAATAATATATTCTCTGCTTATTTCTTATTTTTGGCATAAAAATAAGACAGACGAAATCAATCATCTGTCTTTGATATCATGTTATATTTAAATGGTCAAATAGATAACCAAGTAGATTCTGGCTTTGCTATTAGTCTCGCATTATTATATGCCATATCTAACGTTAAACATGTGTGTCCTTGATATGAGTTATCTTTTTTAGTGACTGCAATTGCTACATCAGGTTTATTATCTGACATTAAACATAATGGAAGTAGTAATTGTATTTTACCATCAAAATATTGTGGAATTGCTAGTTTATAATTTGCGGAAACTTTCTTTTTCATTGTGTCTAGTGCACCGTTTAAAATATTAATCTTATTGGCACTTTCAAGAAAAGCCTTTGGTAAACGTTGTTTGTTCTTTTCATCATCAAGTATGTGAGTATAATGTACATCAATTGGATAATGCCAATCAAAAAGAAGTAATTCTGGCTTTTCAAAATAATTTGCTCTTTCTGGTCTTTCTTTTATACCAATACGTCCAAGTTCATATCCAGTAAGAAATAGTATTTCTGTTCCTGATTGATATGTATATAATTGATCGTAATATTTATTAAATAATCCTGTATTGAATAAAGCATAATCTTTTCCTATTGTTATTTTCTTTTCGGAAGTCAATTTATCATATGTTTTCACTAGGTAATTAGCCAGAATTCCATTATTAGGGTACGTTGGATTAGACCAATTTTCAAAAATTGCCATTTTAGCTAGTTGATCAGTATAGTTATTCCAGTTTACTTGAAAATATGACATATATTCTGCTCCTTTAGTATTTTTAAATGCTTCTTTAAGTATATCATATTTCTTTGATTTGTGAAATGGGAAAGTAAATGTGTTATCTGGTTTGTATAATTCAAAAGGATATGATTCATACTTTGGCAATTCTTGAGGTATATATTCTCCTTGTAATTCTTTATATGCTTTTTTATATGCTTCTTGTGTGGTTTTGGCATATACCAAATAGATATAATCATATGGTTCATAACAATATGCTGCTGTTGTTGGTATTAGATATGTATTCATTTGCTAAATCTCCTTTGAAATGATTTTTTGTCTTTCTATATACATTATTCTCTGTTTAGTAGTGCAATTTTCATATAGTTTTATGGTAGCCACTATATTAGGGATTATATTCGTTCTGAGAGAGAAATAAGAGAGTTTTATGTCTAGGAAAGGATTTTATCATTGGAGGTATTTTGAAATGAATTTGAGTCGATTTCGTGAGATTTAAGCTAGAGATTGAGGTATAAGATTGAGAGGATATATTGGTAGTGAGGTTAGTATTGATAATATAATTTGTAATTTTTACTGGGAAAATGCTTATCGGTGAAAGTGCTTATAAATAGGGAAGTTTTTGGAATTGTGTGTGGATTTTTGATGAAATGGTAGTTTGATTTTTGGGTTGTGAAGTGGCTGAAATGCTTGGTTTTAGTGGGTTTTGACGATATAGGGTACGATAAAGGGTAAATTTTGTCTGAATGACAGATTTACCTTATTTTTATGGAATTTTTAATGATTAAGAGGAGGTAAATTTTTAGAGTTGGTGTATAGATGAATCAGCTATATGATTTATTGAAAAAAGCATGTCCAGTTTTAGTTTTTGCCACCCCTCTACACCCTAAAATGACGGTATTTCTATATTTTTCCGTGTGATTGATAATAGAACAAACGTTCGATAAAATCATATCTGGACTATCTGAGCAGAACGCACTCGAACAAATGTTTGCATTATAATTTTATCGTATTTTTTGAAATTTATTATTGACTATCACACTATCATGTGATAGTATAGATAATGTCAACAGGACATAGCAACACACGAAAACATTTTCTAAAAGTTTTCAGAAAGTCCTTGACAAGCACACAAACGTGTGATAAGATATAGACAAGTTGAAAGAAGTACCGTAAAACGAACCTTTCTCGTAAGGTCAGGAAAATTACAACTTGACAATCACACGAAAATGTGATACAGTATTATCAAGTCAAGCAACAACGACTTGAAAAGGGCGCAAAGTCTAGCACACCTTACACCCTTACATAGTGGATTCATTGAACCGCACACTGCAATTCTTATTCTATCACGGTTCAGTGAAAAATTCCACAAAAAGTTTTAAACCTATATAACACCGTTTACTCGGAAGTAGTGTATTGAACACTATGCGCGTATGGGATGCACTTTGACAACTTCAAAACCCAGTCATGATTGAACGATTGAAAAGCAGTCTTTCTAAAATGCCCATGTGGGGCGGTTAGATTGCAATTTGATTTAGTAGCCATGCAACAACGTGGGAGAAAACGTTGGACGGTAACTACGCCGTGCCTAAAATAAATGAGATAGGCTCTAAGCAGTTGGTTTAAAGGTTGAATAGTTTACACAATAACTAGCTCTGCCTTGCTTCTAAAGAATAGAAGAAATAGGCGTTATAAATACATAAGTCATACATAGTTAGAAGGGTGGACAATCAGATCTACACTACCAGTCTACCCTTTTATAGTGTGCATGACACACTCAACAAATAAAAAATCATGGGAACTACACAATAACTCCCAACAAAAAGGTGTAGAGGATAGGAGCATACTATGGCTAAAAATCAGATTAACTTTACAAAAATGAGTACAGAAGCAACCGCACAGTTACACTCTTTTAAAGAATCTGCTCTGGCAATCGCTACAGAAGATTTACGGTATAAAGCCGAGATCAAGCCACTCAAAGCACAGTTAGAGAACATTCTTGCGAACCGTCAGAACGACCTTGACAACGGGTTGTCTGTAGAAGAAGTGTCTGCAAAATTCCCAAGAATTGAAGTAGACAATAAGATCCGGAAGGCTGAAGCTGCGCACAAGGCTATTGTCGAACCACTCACAAAGTCTATGAAAGATACTTATATCTTTATCCCGGAAGGTATGCATGACGCTTATACAAAAAAAATCAACGAGCATAAACGTGGTGACTTTTTGGAAGCAATTAAAACATTTCTTGAAAATCTCGGCATTGAAGGATGTTCTCAGGCACAGGTCAGCAAATTGGCGGAAAATATGTCGGACATGTTCGGTGCAAGATATGCTCAGTCCAAAAAGATTGTAAATGATGGTACACTTCACACGGCTATTAGTAAAGCACAGTTTAACAAGCTTTTCATGGCTGTATTCTGCGATATGTACATCAAATAAGTAACTTGTAAACATGCAATAAATCCGCTATACTATAACTAGGAAGGCGGTGGAAGGATGGAAGAAATGAATAATCAGGAGACAATTAAAATTTGCGTAGAAGAATTTTCACGCTTACAGGAATGGATGAAAATGGCAGAAAAGGAAAGCGCGTTATATGAATCCATGAAAACACGTTACAGAGATTTAAAAGTTATTCTATCCGCTTTGGGTGTAAATGTAACGGAACTTGACACAATAAAAGAATAGTGCATAGTTAGAGGAGCAGATCAACGCAAAAGGTCTGCTCTTTTATAGTGTGCATTATTGACATATCACACAATAATGTGATAAACTAGGAGGTGTTAAAAGTGAAAGAGAGGTAATGTTATGATTATATATAAAAAATTGGAAGGCATTTTAAAAGAAAAAAACATGCAATGGAAAGATTTATGTAACGCTGGAATTTCTGTAAATATGCCAGCTAAATTTTCAAAAAACAAACCAATGAATACGGACATTATAAACAAAGTCTGCGAATATCTCAAAGTCCAACCAAGCGAAATAATGGAATGGATACCAGATGCAGAATATAACAAGGCAAATGCTGAAATTGCCTCAATCGAAGCACAAATAGCAGAACTTGAGGCAAAGAAAAAGCAATTGCAAGGCAAATAATGCGTCAAATATAACCAACGTACCAAAAGCAACCAATTTCCGGGTACTATTTTATTACAAGTAAAGAAGGGAGAACAAAACAATGTATGAAGTAGTAGACAAAAACAGAAGAATCTTATTCGCAAATAAGGCAGATGCAGATAATTATAATGACTATTTGAAAAATGGATTAAAAGTCATTAGAACGCAAGGCAGAACATATTATTTCAATAACGGAGACAGGCTAATTGATGTAAGTTATTTAGGTAAAAAGATTTATGTTCTGGAAACACGAACAGGAAAAAGAATTACAAGTGGAAAGTTACAGAAAAGACATATTGCAGTAATTTAAGCATCTAACGGAAATTAAAATCTGTTAGGTGCTATTTTTATACCCAAAATTAAGGAGGAAACGAATCATGTCAGAAAAACAGAAAGTAACCCATAATGCCTATTGCGACTATGAAATTGCAAAAGCAAAACAGCCGTCACGGATCTATACAGTCCGACCGCAGAAACCAAGAGGAATCAAAACGCATAATAAAAGCAAAGCGATGTTAGCACTTGAGTTAGCATCGCTTTTTTGATGCTCAGAAAGGAGAATATATACATATGATAATTATTGCATCAAACGGACTTGAAGTAATCGACAACAGACCAGAAGCAGAAATTGCGAACTCAAATAGGCAGCATTTTGAAGAACGCTATGCCAACGAACAGAAACACAAGCTTGCAGAGCAGTTAAAGCGAAACAAACATCCATTCGCTGCAAGGCTTATGTCTGCATGTGGAATGTTATAGAAAGGAGATTCTAATATGTATCAGTTTGGATCTAATGAGTATGGAAACAAAGGTGGATTTAAAATTACTTGTCAGTGTGGGCGAGAGGCACGTATTGTGCCAATTCACTGCCGAGATAATGAAAAACTTAAAATCACGCTTGAGATTCGGTGCGTTTGTGGAAATAAGTACGGCGCAACAATTCATGAAGAAGGGAGAATAAAATAATGAACGAATTATTACGGAATCAGATGTTAAAGGCAAACTACTATGCCTTGCTTTTAGCAGTATCTAAAAATGTGTCAGCAAAGGAAGCACTGATCGAGATGGGAATCTCACCAGATGTAACAACTAAGGAGGTCGTAAATGCCTAAAGGATATACAGTACCAAACGGATATATGGGATTTACGGCAAAAGGTTACATGCTTTTTGAAACGGAAACCGCATATTATGAATATCTGCTTGCGGAGGTAGAAGTATGAGTGAAGATCAGGTAAAAGAAATCAAACACAATCTTTGTGTGAATTGCGGTGATAGATGTTGGTGTCACGGAATGCAGAGTTGTGCGGATGCAAACAAATATGTAAAAGAAGAGAGGAGAAGATAATATGCAGAAAGTAGATTTTGTTGAGAGAGAATACATAAACAAAGAAGATCTTTTAAGATATCTCAGAATCCTTGATTATCATATGTCGAGAGAAGAACTGATCGAGAAGGTGGGAGAAATGCCAACAATAGCATTAACAGAGGGAAACGCCAAGGATATCTGGGATAGCCGGATTGCAAAAATCATAGAATAAATGTGTGAGGACGGGATTTCCTGATTTTAGTTGTTGGAAATCAGACATGCTCAAGAGTATGGCATTCGAAATAGCGAACTAAACGGCAAGCGAAAGCAAGCCGTTATTTTTATGCAAAAAATATTATAAGGAGGACACAATTATGTGTAAAAGAGTTTATTTAAAGGCAAAGGAAGCAGAAATGGAAATGCAGGAAGCACGGAATGCTGAAGGATTCACGGGTAAGAACGAGAAACTTTTAATCGCAAATATGGTAAAAGCCGCACGGAACAACTCACGGATCGGAGATAAACTTCTCATGGTGATTGATCCAAAAGAAATCCATATTCCAGATTGGCAGAGACGGATCAAATTGGAAAGAGCTTATGCAATCGGAAACAATTATAACTCCTATAAATGGGATGAACCGAAAGTATTACTTCATAACGGAATTCTTCTTTGTATTGATGGTCAGCATAGAATTTATGGCGCATTCAAGGCAGGTAAAGAAGATGTGGTTGTGGAAGTCATGGAATGCAGTCTTGAAGAAGCGATTGACTTGTTTCTTAGTCAGTCAAGTGATCGTGCAAAAATGCAGCCAATGGACATTTACCATGCGGCTCTTGCAGCAAAGAAACCGGAATATGTGGCGTTACATGACATTTGCGCAAAACATAATGTGGCAGTAAAGGGAGATGATGAGAAAGAAAATGTGGTTGGTACATTTACATCTATCTCGGATGGAATCAAGTGGTGTAACGGAAATGCCGATTTACTTGATTCTATGCTTGGATTACTCGGCAAACTTGAATGGAACGGATATGCAGACACTTACAACGGAAAAGCATATACAGCGAAAGTTGTTAGGGCGTTAAAAACATTATACGCATACTGTGAAGGCAGGACGGACGAGATGGAGGCAGCTCTGATTAAAAACTGCAAAGGAACTGAATTCTTTGTGGAGAATATCATGGATAAGACACAGGCACAGATTTTTGATTATCTGTCTAAGATTGTCCGTTACGAAATGGAAAGTCCATTCAGAAATAACAAGACAACAAAGAAAACTGTGAAAGCGAAAGTGATGTAACAGAGAATAATATATTGAAATCTAATACATATACGAAGCTGAGATAACGGCTATACGGTCACATTATAATAAGGAAAGGATTGGTGAATATGTCATATAGAAAAACAAAGCAGCTCCGTGAATTTGAACCCATTTTATATAAGAATGGATATAGATTTGCACGGTGTAAGGGGAGTCATTTCATTTATATGAACAGAACTTCCCACAAAATCATAGCGGTTAATAAGGATTTGAATAGAATGGTGAAGGAGCGCTTAATCAAAGAGAATAACTTAGTAGTCGAGTAGGAGGAACGATGGACAGTATTACTTTTTACAATGTAAAGAGAAACGGTAAGAAAATGGAACTCATTCTTATTAGCGACAAGGATTCCTATGAATTCAATCTTGGAGCATGGTTCGCCTCTTATGCGAAAGAGGAATTCACATTAAGTGAAGCTTTGGATGACGTAGCGGAACTTTTTGAGATAAAGATTTTGCAGGAATGCAAATAGGGAGTGCGATTGAATGAAGAAACGATGGTATTTGAAGGTAAAGTTCAAAGATCTCTATGAGGGTCGTAAGGTTTTGTATTGGAATGATGCATATTACAGCGACTGTGTCGAACATCCTTTTGAAGACAAAGGAAAATGCGAAAATTGGATAGAACAATTAAAACAACAGGCTAAATGGAGAGGAAGAGATATTGAATCTATTACGCTTCATTGGACAAGATAAGGAGGATTAAATGTGTAGCAAAAACAAATTCAATACAACAACAGAAATCAATCCTGAATGGAATCATTATGATAAAACAACCGCAAAGGCGCACTTGATGAATTACGGGAAAATATATCTGGATAAATATGGCTTCCCGATTGATGATGATTATTTGATTGGTGAGATAAGGGAATCCGATTGATTAGAATGGAGATAAGGAGGAGTTTAAATGGTAGAGAATAAGAACGTAAGAATTGTGAAAGAAGATGCAGTATTAGGAAATGGGTGTGATAGATGTGAAAATTCCTTTGGATATGGATATGATGATTTTGTATATCCTTACACTGTATCATTTTGTAGTGAAGGAAGATATGAAGTGATAATCAAAGGGAAAAAGGCAATCGCAAGAAAAGTTGAGTAAATGCGTGTTTCTTTGGATTGGAGGTAAGAAAAAATGATTGTAAATGCTTATTTAAAAGTAACTCAAAAATAATGGGAAGACATTAAAGAGAAATATGTAGAACCGAATATGTATCATATTGTAAGCAATTCAAAACGAAAGTGCGAGCGTTGTGACGAATGCAGTGCGTATAATCCTTGTACAACTTATGAAGGATATTGTACAGAATTAGAAGGATTAGTTGACAGAAATTTTACTTGCGAAAATTGGCACTAAATTCGCATTTCTTACAGAAATTTGGAGGTAATATTATGACAAAAAGAGAACGAAGAGAATTTACAAAAGAACTAATTGAAAAATGTATTGCTGCTATCAATGAACTGCCTAATTGTCCCAATGGACATTCAGATGTGTATGATAAGGCAACAATTGAAAGAGTTCTGAGAAATGAAATAAAAAATAGCCATTGAAACTAAGATTTCTTATGGAAGGAGTGAAGAGAAATGACAAGCATTGAAAAGTCAAAAGAAGATGCACGGAACTTAAATGAACTTACGGATCACTTGATTAAAAAGCTGATTGAATCGAATGACAAGCGGTTCTCATTTGAATTTTGTGCAGGTGGTACAATGGAAATTTATGACAAAGAAAAAGAAATCGGTTATGCAGTTCACATTACACCGATTGAATATGATAAAGATGGAAATGCAATAAATTTATAATAAATGCAAAGGCAGTTAGGAGAATAATCTACTAGCTGCCTATTTTATTACAAGAAAGCGAGGTATGATTATGGGTTATTTATTCTTATTTAGAGAAAAGGATTCGGATGACAGAGATTGTTGTGCATACATTGATTCAAAGAATCCACGATTTGAATGCAATCACTATTTTGGAAGTGTCAACTTAAACGGAGCTTGTTATAGTGGGCATAAATTTCCTGCTTATGAAGACATTGAAACGGTATTAACTGAGGCAGAATATGACGAATTGGTTCAGTTCAACAAAGCAATTAATGATTTAGGATATGGAATTATAAAGGGAGATGAACGCTATAATAAGGGAATTGCATTAGCAAAATCAGTACAACATATCTATGATAAGCTCAAATCTGAAGAAGCAAAAGAATTCCAGCAGAAAATCATTGAAAGCGAAATCGAATATATGAAGGATAAATATTCATTGGATGATACAGATATTGAGAAGATATTTGATGAATATTATCTGGATTATAGAGACAGAGGAATTATTGGCAGTGTGTTTCAAGACAGCTCAGACTTAGGATATGAAGAAGCATGGAGTCTCGGATATATCAAGGATGGAGATCCTGTTGCGGAGAGATATTTTGACTATGAAAAGTTTGGAGAAGATTTAGTCAATGAGGATGAAAATTATCTCGAACTTGATGACGGACGAGTTGTAAGTCTGAATTATTAGAAAGGAGTGACGAATATGACAATTACATATGATTTAGATTTAAATAGTTTCAATGCATGGAGTGGTGCAGTAGATACGCTTGACAGAATACAGAGAGAAGGTAAATGCGAAGAATTAGAAAACATTCTTGAAGATTTATATCCTGATGGAATGACAGAAACGCAGCTTAATGATTTACTGTGGTTCGATTCTGAACAGGTGTATGAATGGCTTGGAATTAGAAGCGAAGAACAGATTAGAAAGGAAATCAAGGAGGCAGAAGATGAACTTGCTGATATGCAAAGCGATTTGGAAGATGAGCTTGATGACGAAGATCTGACAACAGAAGAGAGAGCAGAAATTATTGACGGTTATCAGCCAGACATTGATGAAATCAAGGAAAGAATTGTAGACTTGAATGAAGAATTAGATAATATCTAAGCAAAGGAAATAAAGTTGGTAATTGGTCGGTAGAATAGGAGCGTGATTATATGAGAGAAATTGAAGTAAACAATGGATGTAAGATTGTATTAGAGAATAAATCACAAGGTATAGAAGTTATTCATTGTGACAGTAAGGGAGGTATTGAATATAGTTACAATATTCCTGATGGCGAACTTGTAATGTTGCTGAATTATTACAGAAACTGTAAGAGTGGCAGAGAAAAATCTGATTATATATTAGAAGGTAAAATTAGAAATACGAACACGGATATCGTTGAATATATATAGTCAAAGGAAATTGTAATTTAAATAGGAGTTGAGGTGAAAAGAATAAAATGCTATGATAACTATATAAAAGATGCTTAATGGACTATAAAATGATATTGAGAACTTATAGGAGACAAAGTATGGAATTCAAATTAACAAAGGAAAGTATGGAACTATTGGTTGAATCAATTGTAGACGCTGTTGAATCTACAAGAGATAGAGATTTGCAGTTTGAAATGGTAAAGACAATTCTTGAGGACAACGGAGTTGCCGAGATTAAAAAGTAATACAGATGGCACTAAAGCAGATACCGGTTTTGATATCTGCTTTTTTAGTGCAGTAATACAGAGAATAATAAGGCAAATGTGTCTGTCTTATTTATTAGGAAGGAGAATGCGAAATGAACGGATATGAATATATTTGCGGAACAGCAGCACGGTTTAGAAAGAAGTTTCCGAATTTATATGAACGGAAAGAAAAGAAGCCTGTGTTCATTGATTCAAGTTTATTAGATAAGATTGAAGATATTCCAAACGAGATCAAAGCAGAACTGATAGGTAAGTCAAGAATATCACGAACGAACAGAGAAGATTTTGCAATCAGTACAGAAGATGAAAACGGGTATATATATTATCTTGACATTGATTGTAGCTGTTATGACTTCTATAAAAATGACAAGCTGATTTATTCAGTGCTACATGTAGATGGTGCAAGATGGAATGTATATAAAGCAAATATATATGGTTATTATAGTGATAATGATTTGCCTGTAAAATCAGGTGAGTTAAATTGGAGCAAGAATTTGAATTTTAAGTTAAACAGAATTGATATAAGTGCTTATGAAAGCGAGGTTGATTGATATGACAATGGAAATATTAAAAACCAGAATAGATGAAATATTAAAGAAAATGTGGGGTGTAAATGAAGATGGTGGCATCGAAATTTATACTGACTATAGAGAAAGAGAACTTTCTGATAGTTTTTTAAAAGAGATATTTGAGCATGACAATCCAAGGGAGGCTTTTAATGATGAATTAGCTGATTGGGCTATGGATTATGCGATGGAATACGGAGAAGATGAGCTTGAAAAGGATATTCGTAAAGAATTATCTGAAGAAGAGGAAGAATTTTTCACAGATAATTTTGATGAAATACGGGAGTATGTGAGAGAAAATACATATTTCTATTATAATTCAGAAGACTTTAATAATGAAGTAAAAGTAAATATTATGGTGGATTGTGGCAATTGGAATTACGATTGCGTTTGCGATAATGTTCTGAATTGGTATGGAAATTCAGGAGATGGAAGTATTGATAAAGAGTCATCTATGCTGTGGTTGGCAAAAACACAAGGTAAAGCAACTGCATTAAGAAAAGCTTGTAAACAAGTACATAGGAATGACGGATATTATGTAGATAGAGATAAGAATAAAGACAAATTTATTGAAAGCTGCATACAGGAATTTGAAAATCTTCCATCACATATGGCAACTGTAACATTTCTTGTAAAAATGCCGTTATTTGATTTATTTGATTTAATCGAATTACAGAACAAAGAGTATGACGAAAAGGGAAAATATGATCCACGAAAGAATGAAAATTCAAAATCTTACATGGTTCTTGGAAAGGAAACTATGTGCGGATTATATGATCCTTGGTCTGGCGGTGGTTCTGTATTAGAAATAGAGTTGGATAAAGATGTAAAACTACCTATTAAATACGCAATCTTTTGTGTCGAGGGATGTAAAATGCATGGATATGACATTGATGAAGTTTATGGATTGATTGGTAGCTGTTGGAAAGAAACAATAAAGGAAATAAAAGAGGTTGCTTAAATCAAAGGAAAGAACTGTTTACTTGGAAAAAGGAGACAATAAAAAATGGAAGAAAAAGATATTAGAATTTGTCCAGTATGTAATAAGGAAGTAGAAAGAAATGATATGAATTTCACAAGAGACTGTCATGGAATCACTTTTAGATTAGTATGTAATGATTGTTGGGAGAAATTAATGGAAAAGGGATATGATGGTGAATATTACAGCGAAATTGATGAAGATTATTAGGAGGTAGCGTAATATGACATACTACGAAACAAAAATAGGAAAGATTATTGAGGAAGAGTTCGATTCACGAATGGGAAATGCGGTTGTTTCCTATATCATGGATAAAGGAATGAGTAACGTAAAGGAGATTACTGACGAGCAGATTGAGAAGCTCGAAGGTAATGGACTTATGACACAGGATTTTGTTCAGTCATTAGTAAGGTGTGCAAGACGGATATGCAATGAGTGTGAGTGGATTGAGTTGATTGAGTTCATTCGATTATATTTATGGTGTACTCCAACAGTACATGACGTGTATTTATATAAGGAAAATTTCAACGATGAGTCATTTGCAGAGCTGCTTGATAATCTGGATCTTGATGAAAGCGAAGTCGGTGAGGAAATTAAATTGTTTGCAGTTGTTGACAAGGATTGTTTAAAGGAGTGATTGGATATGTTAAATCAGAATTGGTTTCAGGATAAAAGGTTTGTAATGTTTGAGGACTTTGCGGAAAGTCAGAGTTTCTTTGACACAGAAACTAAGAATATTTATGTTGTATCAGAAGAATATGGACAGAATGGAAGTAATATTATTCAAGAAATTACACCTGAGTCATTTGAGTACACACCTAACTATAATAGATATAAAAAGTTTATAGGAATTAAGGAAAAATATACAGTAACTTATACAGCACAAGTTGATCAAACAATCGAAGCGAGTTCTTTAGAGGAAGCGAAAGAAATAGCAAAGAATGGAACTGGCGAATATGAAAATCAAGCTTTTGAAAGTATTTATTTATCAGAAGTCGCTTTTATAACAGATAAAGACGGAAACGAAGTATAAAGTAGAGTGATTAGAATGTACAGAGTTTATCACTTAACAGACGAAGAGAAAGATAAAATTGTGCGATGTCGTTGGGATGGAGATACACATTACTATGATGTATTTGAATCACAAGAAGAGTGTGATGAAGAACAGAAAAGATTGGATAGAATTGAAGCAGAATATAGAAAAGAGAAAGCTGATTATTTGAAAAATTGTAAAGGAGAGTGATTGAAATGTTCAAATATATTATCAGCTATGATGGCGGTTAGTTAAGAGACAATGGAGAATAACTTAATAATGATAGTTAAAGCAGAGATTTAATTATCTCTGCTTTTTCTATAAATACATATGAGGAGGTGTTAGAGTGATTAAACCTTACAAAATGTATGACGACTTCTATGTACCAGGTTGTCCAAATGCTTTTCCAACTGAGGAAGAAGCATGGGAATACATAGAAGAAAACTACTAACACAAGAGGCATCGGCTGTGACAGCAGCCGTGTAAGTCCTCAACTCCTATATTAGTATTATAACACAAAATGGAAAGGAATAGTAATAGTAATGTTTTTGTATTTATCTAAATTGAAGAGGTGAGAGAATGACAAGCACAATAGAAAGAGATTTTGTGGTAAAAAATGGTGTAGCAAGCTTCCCGATGAAAGAATATCCAAACTATTGCGGAATTGAAGATATTGGATATATTTCACACGGAGAATGGGCAGATGCAGAACTTGAATACAATGGAAAATTATTCAATGAAAATATAGTGTCAGATGCAATGTGGGAAAGATTTACTGAAGAATTTCCTGATAAAGATGGAGATTATAAAGCGTTTAATCAGTACATGTATGAGAATAAGGATGAAGTGTATGAGTTGTTAGAAGATTGGAGTGATTGATATGGTAGATCAAAAATTATTAGAGCAAGCTGCGACAGACACAGCCAAAATGATAAGAAGAGAAATTATGGAAACTTATAGCAATGAGGAAATTCGTGGATTAAACGGATTCTTTCTCACAAAAAGTGAATTAGATATAGATACAGCAGGTCTTGAGAAAGAAATTGAGGATATTATGAAACATCCACGGAAATATAAAGCAATGATAATGGCATTTGCATACTTTAGAAACATGATGATAAAGGAGTGATGGAAATGAAAATAAAGTGTCCTAATTGCGGAAAAGAATTTGATTTGTATAGATTAAAACATGATGAAAATAACCTCGAAGGATTTTATACATATCATTCTGAATGTCGAGCTAGTTTTGACATTGATTTTGATATGAACAAGATATTTATAACAGATATTCCTAAAATGGCAGATTTTAAAATCCTTACAAAAGAAGAATTTTTGGAAAGTTACAGTTATTTAACAGAGGATGAATATGATGCAACTGCATTATATATGGACTGGTTAAACGCAGATGACGAAGAACCTTAGAACATAAGAAATAGCAATTTCAAATGGGAAGGATGGTTGATTATATGTGTAACGAACTAAAAAGAGTTATTAAAAATGCAATAATCACCGCTACAAGAGTAGATGGATATAGTCAAGTTATTATTATGGAAAACGATGGTAGTTATGGTTATACAAGAAAATACGAAGGTTGCTGCCCTGATTGGTCAGGGAAAATTATAGGTGAAGTTGTTACGTTTTGGAAGAATGGAATATTAAACGCAAAATATGTAAGTAGATGAGTAAGAAAGGATGGTTGATTTTATGAAAACAGATAAATTAGAAAAATATCTTGATGAGTTATCAGATGGAACAGATTTTGATTTTAGAATATCAGAGATAAAGAATAGTGAAGTTGAGTTATACATGCAGGGAGATAACCCTTGTAATGAGGATTGGTGTACTGAAATTACAATTAAGAATCCAAAGACAAAGAAAGAATTAATAGAGACTTTACACGAAAAAATGTGGAAACTTTATGACGACTTTGATGTTGAGGAAGAAACATATCTTATGTTAGAAGCAAAGAGAAATGGATTTCAAGGTGTTCCTGGTGTAGTCGATCTAGTACATAACGAGGAATACAAAGAAAATGCATTGAAAGAGTTTGCGGAAAAGTTAAGAGATTTATTATAGGAAGGAGTGCTTAATATGTTAGATATTACAAACTTATATGCTTACAGGATTGAAGAGTTGGCTGTTGGAATTGTAAAGGCAGAGTCATATGAAGATGCAAGAGAAAAGGTGAAAGCAGCTTATTTGAAACACAACGATTGCTTTGATCCTGAAAGAGATTTTATTGAGTTAAAGGAAATTGCAGAGAATGATTCATGGTTTAGTGATAATCCTGATGTAGTTGAAGTCGATGAATTAATATAGAAATGGAGCGATGATAATGGAAATTAAAAATGTTGTAAATAATGGAGTGCAGATTCCAAACGAATGTACTTGTATCTGGTGTGGATCAAAAATGCGGCGTGGTGGAGCTAATAGGATGGGTGCAGGAGTTAATAGTTTTGCTTTATGGTGCAATAATTGCGGAGCTGTAGTTGTACATGCTTGTGATTTTGGAAAGAAAATTACTGGTTATGAAGTGAAATGGGATGTGAAATAGGCAAGTAAACAAGAGTTTCTTTCGGAATAAAAAGAATAAGGATGGTGACATAAATGAAATATACATGTTATGATTGGTATGGAAATAAGAAAGCAGACAATATTGATAACTTAAAAGATGCAGTAAGAGAAGCATTAAAATTAGATTGTGAAGTCCACGATGAAAACGGAGACATTATCTATTCAAAATGGGATGGTTGGAATGGAGACTACCCAGAAATTGAAAAGAGATGGTTTCCTGTAGCTGATATGGAAATGGTAAACAAAGCGAATGACTTTATTGAAAAAACAGGAATGTTTTATGAATGGTGCAAGTTTCAAAGTGACCAGTTTTATAAATGGATAGGTAAAAGCGAATGGCTGCATAGTGACAGATGGAGTGCAACTTATGATTGGGTAAACGATGGAAGATTTGCAAATGTAGATATTCCAGAAGATATTGTCAATTGCTTAGTCGAAGAATGGGAAACTAATGCTATACCTTTAAAAGTAGGAATTTAAAAGGATTTATGATATGACAGAAGAACAATATAAATTTAAACAGAAAATTAAATGCGATTTGAATTATGATGTGGATTTTAATACTTATCATATTACAAGAGGACGTGGATGGTCAAAAGCAGATGGCTCTTGCGGAGCTTGTATAGATGCAACTTTTACTGATAGTAAAGGAGTGGTTGATAAAGTTACATTACTGCTTTGCCATCCTTTAAGAAAATATAACGGAAAGAAGTATAAGCTGATTGAAATAGAAGATGTAAGAACGGGTGGCATATTCATAGAAATTGAAGAAACAATGAAACGATGATTTATTAAGTTTGGAAAGGAGTGAATTGAAAATTATGGCTAAAACATATTATAAATATTATCAACCTAATGACAAAGACCTGAAAGACAATTATGGAGATTGTGCTATCAGAACAATCTGTAAAGCAGAGAATCTTTCATGGGTTGATGCTTATGATATGATGTATAGACTTTCCAGAGAAGTTCAGTGTCCGATGAATTGTAAATATGGATTTGAACATATTCTGAAAAGCAATGGATATGTATATACAGGAATCAGTAATAAGAAAGGTTCAAAGCGTCCTACTGTTAATAGCTTTACGAAGGAACATCCAGAAGGTACATATGTTTTGGTTGTAGCAAATCATTATGTGTGTAGTAAGGATGGTCACTATTTTGATACGTGGGATTCTGGAGAGTGTTCTATATATGGATATTGGGTAAAATTATAAACAACTGTGAAACGGAAATTTACTGTCCTTTTAATAGGACACAAGACATGATATAATATAAAGAAAACGGAGGTAATCATTATGGGAGAATTAATTGGATGTTTGATTGCAGGATACTTATGTATTTATCTTCCTTGGAAAGCAAGCCAAAAGGAAGAATCTCGTAAGAGACAAGATATGTATAATAACTTAAATAAGAAGTCGGTTGACGGAATGGAAAAGTGGAGAAAATAGTAATATAAAATAAGAAAGGTGGTTGATGATTATGTTCGGAGGACTATTAGCATTCTTAGGAATTTATGCAGGAAGTGCTGCGAAGGCAGCTTATGACAATTATGATATGAAGAAAACTACTCGTACAGTTGATAAAGATGGAAACGTACATTACATGGACAGGCTTTGCAATGATTACATCAATGGAGAAAGAGTAAAGAGAGTTGAAACAACAGACAGAAACGGAGTTAAATTGTATTCAACTGTTGGTGTGAATAGCAGTAAAGTGTATGACACTTCTTATGGAAGGGGTACACAACAGTTATTCGAAATGAGTGAACATGATAAACAGGAAAATCTAAAATACGGAAAAAATGTATATAGCCAATACAATCCATATTTCGGAAAAACTGTTACAACTGAAATTAGTTCTGGCAGAACAATTACCTGTTTGTTTAGCGGTAAAAATAGTAAGACTGGTAAAGAGTTCTATAGAGTATGGTATTTTCGTCCAGAATGTCAAGGAAAGCTTGATTACAATACTACTGTTGATGGCGATATGGGAATTGAAATTACAAAAGAAGAATTTAATAAGTTGAATTTTGGAGCTTTGACATGTACATGTATGCCAAGTGATTATGATGTAGTCCATGCGTTATGGGGTGATAGGTAATGAATAAACAGAGAAGAGAAAAGATAAGGCAACTCAAAACTCAAATTGATTTGATTAAAACCGATTTGAAGAAAGTTTCAAGTGAGTTATCTTCTATATTAAGTGAAGAACAGGACGCATTTGATAATATGCCAGAAGGATTACAGAGCAGCTATAGAGGAATGTGTTCTGAAGATGCAATTGATAATATGGAAGAAGCGAGTGACAAACTTGATGAAGTAATTGAATTGTTAAATAATATCGTGTAAAATAATATATTATAAAACTACGGAGGTATAATTATGTACAATACTATTATTTTAAAGGTAGGAGAAGCAAAATTAACAAAGGCAGAATTCGATAAATTTTCAGAAGGTGACACAATTTTTGGTACTGACTCTAATCCAACAGAATTACAGAGATGGAAAATCGCAGAGGAGAACGAAGCAAAAGCACAATTGGCAAAACATTGTTGTGAATATAATAAAGGTATTGAGTTGTATTATATTACTGAGTATGCCTTAGAGTATTGTGAGTGCGATGAAGATGGGGAATTTGTTCAAGGAAGTGATTTTGATTTGGCAGAAAAAAAGATAACAAAGTTTGAAATTTATTGTAATTATGGTGTACTTGCCGCAGAAAAAAGAAAAGTATATACATACGGAAATAAAAGCGAAACGAGTGTTACAAGTGATAAGTTATCTGTTGAATTGCCAGAGAACGAATATTTTTCACTTCATGAAACTGAGTATGGACGTTTGTTTGTTAAAGCTGCATGGGGCTGGGATTATGATATTAATGAAGTGCTGATTGGCAATGAGAAACCATATTTTCATGCATTAGACACAAATATGAAGGCACATAATGTTTATTTAGATGTGCTAGATTAAAAGTGTTTTAAAGGAGAATATAATGGATAAAGTTAGATTGGAAAGCAGAATCAATGTATGGAGAGATAAAATTTTAGAAGTTGCTGAAAGCGAGGAAATGATTAATACTTATAAAATGATAAAAGATATTGATCAGATTATTGCAGAGGAATTTGACAGAGAAGGGATTATTCAGGACTAAATAATAACTTGAAAGAGGAAGATCAGAGATAAAAATGACTAGAAATATTAAAAAATGTGTTGTTTGCGGGAAAGAATTTTATTGTTCACCCTCACGAAACATTGTTACTTGTTCAAGGGAATGCAGATTGATACATTTGAGTCAGATACATAAAGGTTCAAAGCGATCTGATGAAAGCAAAAACAAAATGTCGATAGCAAGACAGAAAAATCCAAGAAACATAGAAATACAACAAAAAGCTACAGAAGCATCAAAGAAAAGTTCAAAGTCTGGAAGATTTGAAACAAATTGTGTAGCAATAGATTGGCATTTAGTAAGCCCAGACGGAAGACATTTTTATATACATTCGTTATCGTATTGGCTTAGAGAAAATTGTAAAGAATATTTTGGAGTAGAGCCTGATAGCAAACAATTTTTTAATATAATTTCTGGATTGAGTAGAGTCAAAAGGTCTATGTTAGGGAAAATTAAAGATGGACAGCGACCAGGATATTCTTATAAAGGATGGAAAGTTATTCCAACAGATTATGATGAACAGAAACACAAGAAGTAATAGATTCATTGGAAGATTGGAGTGAATAATATGGATAAAATAGATAAGAAGACATACATAGGAATCGTAAAATTTACATTGGAATCAATGGTTGATCTCGCAAAGTCTGATAAGAATTATAATCTTGCGGCAGATACAATTCATTATTATGAGACAACTATTAAACCAGAAATGCAAATTAGCCAGGATGAGTTTTTAGAATTGTGTAAGGAAGTTGGAATTAAATAGTTTTCAATTGGAAAATTGGAGGTTGATTATGAGTAGAGATGAAGTGAAATATTATATAGATCATATGGATGCAAATGGTTTATTAAATTTGTGCAATGATATAAATGAATGGAAATATAAATCCGGGAAACTTAAACCAGATTGTACATTAAATCATCTAGCAGAAAATTTACAGTATTGGGAATTAAGAGATCTGGAAGAACTTATTCTTAATGCAGCTCATGAAAAATTTGGGAATCTAGTTAGTTTATTAATAAAGAGTGAACCAAGTATCTATATAAAATAAGTCAATGAAACCAAGTTTTCATGTGGGGTGGAAGGAGAATAATAGTATATGGAAATAAAAGACTTTCTTGAAAATTTTAATGGAGACAATCTTATTAGGATTTATGATGGTTATGATTTTAGTACATATAATTATATACAGGAAGCAATTTCTTCCTATGGCTATTCCACAGTTAAGAGTTGGAACATTGTAGATAATATATTAAAAATAACAATTCAGTCACAGTTTTACTAAGAAATCCAAATTTTTTAGGAGGTATGAATATGATTACATTTAAGTGCTTATATAAATTAACAAAAGAAGAAGTTCAGAGAATTGTATTTGATATTAAAAATGGTAAATCTTATACCGTTCTAGGCTGGGAGGATTATTATGCTACAGATGCAGATATTATTGAGTATTATAATTCCATTTAATAAAAATTACAAAAAATATTTGGTCTCAACAAACCATGCATGTTCATGGAGATTGTACTGAAGTTTAAATTGTTTCTGCTTTCCGTGATCAACAACGGTGCACAAAAAGTTGACCCAGTTGTCACCAAAGGTAGAATCAAGGATAGTATATGTTTCTATTTTGAGTTTGACCCAATTGATCGTCACGTACAACGGCTTAATATCACCGGTAGAAGAGAATACGGCGATCACTGGAACGCAGCGTATATGTTTAGCATCAAAAACGGAATTAGATAAAGTCATAAGTATACCTCCTGAATAATAATATACAAACATATGTTCTAAAAGTCAATATTTTTTATATCACTTATTCTGTCATAATAGTATTATATTTATGATAAAAGGAGAAACAATATTATGAAAAACGAAAAATTTAAGAATCTTATATTAGATGCATATGAAAAATTTAAAGAAGGAAATATTGTAGGAATATTATACAGTACAGTATCAACACATGGGTTTTCTGATATGAAAGATATTGATGGTTTTGTCGAAGAATGTAATCCTGATATGCTGCATCTGAAGTCAAAGTTAACCGGAAATGAGATAGATGTATATGAAAGTGAACTTGAAAATTATAAAATCAAAGCCAGTGAAAGTACAATCTACATTAAATGTAAAAATAAAATGGAAATTGCAATAATGTATTAATTAAGTGATGAGTCTAATTTTTAAAATAGAGGTAATAAAAGATGATTAATTGGATTAGCGCAGAAATTCCACCGGAAGAATGTAAGAGTGGAAAAGAATATTTTGTTACAGTTGAATATAATGGAAGAGGTAATGTGAACGGAAGATTAACTCTTGTTATGACTTATGAAGAGAAGGGAAAAAAGAAAGTTCCTACATGGTGCTGGAATGGAAGAATAGCAGTTTGGAAAGTATTATTTTGGGCTGAATTTCCAACCCCATGTCAGGATGAAACCTAAGTTTACTACGGAAGGAGTAGTTGATATGGAACAAACTTTCTATGTCGGAATGAAAATTTGTGACTATTATGCAATTCACATAAATGACGATGGATATGAACGAAAAGAAATGGTTCAAGAAAATAAAATTGACGGATTTGTACATTGCGTAAAGTTTTTAGGGTACAAAGAAATTTAACTTTCCTTTGGTTTAGAAATGGAGAATATTATGTCAAGAAGAAATTTATTTATAGGTATTCCAAATGACAAATTAAAAGAATGCTATGATAGTTATGTTAGAGTGAGTTGTAAAAGGGAGAATGAGCAAGAATTATTTTCTGATTTGGTAACAGAATATAAGACTTTTGTGGAAAGCGAACATCCAAAAGCAGCAGAAGCAGTTTGTCGGGCTGATATGTTTAATGAGATTGCACATAGATTTTTCAAAATTGTAGATGTCATTAAGGATAAAGAATTTTGTGAGATTATGGGAATTGAGGTGAAGTAAATGGAAAGACTTGATATTTATAAAACTAATGATGGGAAATCTTTAGTTCTTTTAAACAATGAAACTGATTCGAATGGATATATAAATTATTTACCAATTACAAATAATGCAAATGGTATGAGTGTTAATACAAAATCTGGCAATCCTGTTATTATAGATATAGATAATGTATCTATAATTAAGCTGAACAAGTTAGGGTCATACATTGATCATGTAATAGAAAGTGATTTTGATTTTAAAATTAAGTGGTATATTGATGGTAGGCAAAGAGAAGAGGTAAAAGATTGAGGTGATGTAAATGAGCCGAATTAATAAAACACAAAATAACTTGCAGTCAGTATGGAATAATTTGGATCTTGCTTATGAACATATGGAAAGAGCCATTGAGGATTTATCACAAATGACTGGATTGCCTGATGAATTAGAGAGAATGGTTGAGCAGTATGATTTGTCGGAAATCAGTATAATGAAGCAGGAAGTTGAAGAATTGATGCTTAACACTGATGGCACGCAAAGAGCCACTAAAATAAATGATTATAGAAGTGGTAAAATTCCACTGTAAATGATTTTTTTAGAAAAAGAAAGAGAAAAATGATGGATGGAATTCAAGGAAGTTACGCTATAGCATACGCAGATAAAGATGGCACAAGTTTTTCTGAAAATGAGCCGTGGATCTTAGCTGAATTTGGAGATGATATTAAAAAATGTAAAATAAGAGTAACAGAATTAATCAAAATGGGGTATAAGAAAGTAATTCCATTTCAATTTGGACAAAGACTATTGGAATCATATTCCTGGGATTATGTCAAAAGACACAAAATTTAATATTAAACTAGCAGCATAAAAAGCCGAATTAATGGAGAATACAAATGGAATCAATTATAAATGAATTGGCAAGAAAAGATAACTTTACAAATGACAAGCAGTATAATTCAGGTTTAAGGCTAATAAGAGAAATGGGGTATCACCATGTTAGTGGAGAACCTGATGTTAAGTATTATTGTATGTGTAATGGATACTAAGAATTTGTTGGAAGATTGAAAGAGGTAAAATAAATGGAGCAATGGGATATTATGTGCTGTAAATGTGGAAAATTCATTCTAACAGAACAAAAGCAAGATGGGACAGGCAATATAAAATGCGTAAAAGGTAGTTATGACGATGGATTTTATGATGGAATTGAGGATCAATTCTACTGTAAAGAATGTGCAGAAAAATATAATAAGAAATGACGATTTCAAAAACATTTATTTTTTATCTGACATATAATATATTATATAAAAATAAAACGGAGGAAACAAAAATGTTTAAATGCGAATTATGTGGACAAGAAATGTTAAAGGCAGATGGATGTTTATGTACAAAAATAAAATATAATGGAAAAATATACGACAGAATCCGCTTTGGCGAGGAATTTGATTTATATGCAGGAACAGCAAACGAAGGAAATAGATGTCCTGATTGTGGTGCTAAACCTGGATTTTGTCATCATTATAGATGTGGAAAAGAGAACCATCCTGTAACACATTTGCAGATGTTAGATTATGAACTGGTAGATGAATTTATTAATGAATAACATGTGGATGAAAATGAGCAAATTTTACGGTATGTACAGCGTTGGTGTACCATACGTATTATAAGTATGATGAAAAATTGCTTTCAAGTGGAGGTGGATATGTTATATAATATTGGTGATAAATTGAAATGTAAACATGAAATTAATGCACAATGTCTTGAAATGAGTAATCCAGAATTTATAATAAATATTGGAGATGTTTATATAATAACGGATAAAGATGATTATCCAGACGATAATCATTGCCATTGGTATGAATTAACTTCAGAAAAAGATAAAAGTGCTATTTTAAATGCATGGAATGACGAACCAGATCACATGATTATATATAATAGATTTGAAAAAATAATAAATTAAAAAGACATATTATAAACATTAGAAGCAGGAACCAACTGCTTCTTTTTTATTTTAGAAAAATGAGGTGATAAAAATGAATATGGGAAATCCAAAACGTAGTAGCCAATTTTTATGTCTTCATTGTATGCAGATTAATCATTTAGGCTCTGGTATACAAAGGGGTGGTCACGTAAGAGAAAAATGGCATATTAAAGATTTAACTTGTTTTAATAAAGATTGCCGTGGAATAACGACTAAAAATCTTGAAATTAGATGGTGTGACGATTTATTGGAAGCATATGATAAAGCCGAACAAATTAGAGATAGATACTATAAAAACGGAGAATAATAGATATAGAAAGAGAGGTTATTTAATATGGCACAGACAAGAGATTATGCAACAAAGAAAAAAGGTAAAACAGAAGTTCAGCCATTTTGGAACATGTCAGACATTAAGAATGTTGTTGAGTGGTTTGAGAAGAACGAAGAATGGGACGGATATTTGATTACACTACTTGAATTATTACTTGGTAGACGAATCGGTGATACAGTAATGATGAAGTGGTCGGATCTGTATTATGAGAACGGAAATCGTAAAAATGAAATTGATACCATTGAAGAACAGAAAACGGGAAAAATCACTAATCTTCCTGTAAGTAATATGGTTTGGGAGGCGGTTGACAATTATTTGTCACACGTCAAAATCAATCCAATGGAGCATTATAATGAATATATTTTTCAGTATCAACCAAAAACAGATTGGATTAATAGATGTACGTTAGATGTATATTCTGAGAATAGTATAGATACTTGGTGTAAAGCATTAAATAAGGATTTTTCTGATAAGAGGAAAGAAAAAATATTCGGTGATTTCCACAAGCAGAAGAAGTACGCATCATTAGGTGATTATCTTTATTGTGAAGTTGAATACAATGATGTGGTTAAGTGGCAGACAGATGATTATAGAAAGAAATTGAAAAAGGCAGTTGAAGATGTTGGGGTAACTTCTCCTGTGTCCAGTCACAGCTTACGTAAATCGTTTGGTTACTGGATACACAAGACACATCCGTTTGATCCTGATTGTTTGTTATCATTACAGAAGCTGTTTAATCATAGTGACCTTCAGACTACAATGAATTACATTGGATTAACGGAAGAGAAAAATAAGCAGTTGATTAATGATCATGGAGAGTTTATTCATGATGTACTTGCAGGAAAAGGTGATGAGATAGTTAAAAATATGCCAGTTATCTCATTAAAATCTGATGATTTTGGAAAGATAATAAGAATGCTTACTGATGATGTAGATAAGTATCAGAGGGCAATTGATATGGCAAATGAGCTGAGAATTTTATAAAGCCTCTTGACAATATAATAAAACTAATGTACAATACTGCCATAAGTTAATGAATATTATTGACGGAGGAAATAAAAATGAACGAAATAGGGAAAAAATATTTAGAAACAACAAGCCTTGACATTACGAATAACGATATTGTGGCAATTGTGGATTTTTTATCCTCAGCAGATTCCATCAATAAGATGATAGTGGTGTCGGATTTGGGATTACCCGCGCTTACGGGAGTCGTGAAAGATCTCGAAGAGAGGTTTGCAAATTGTAAAGGGTTTCCTTTGAATCATAATGCTCCCAATCACAATGCTCCAAATAGACGGAGTATAGGATGGATGATTAAATTCATTATGAAACAAGTTGGATATTTGCCGGTAGACGGTGGGTTAAGCGAGAGAGCAAGACTTCGAGATTTTGCCGAGAGTGAATATTTTTCAACGAGTGCAATTTATCAGAAAAATTGTACTCCAAAGTTTAAAATTAATGTTGAGCTGGCAAATGTTAGTGAATAAAATGTAGAGTTATCAATGTAATAAAGTAAAAAAATAGGACAATACTTATGTGATTTTGTCCTTATCAGAGAAATTAATATCTAAACAGATATTTAACGCATCACATAATTCGAGTAAATTATTGATTGAAATATTTTCTTGTTTAAATCGTGACGTTAATGCAGCTTGTGAGATATTTAATTTTTCGGCAAGTTCTTTTTTCTTTATGTCTTTTTCGAGCATTATGGTCTTAAGCTTAAGAAGAATTTGTTTAGTGCTAGTTATTTCCATTGTTCACCCTTCTATGTTTTAGATAATTAAGATATACCTTGATTATATAAGATATATACAAAATAGACAAGATATAAATTGAGAATTTGTGCATTATTATATCTTAAAAAATTAAGATATATCTTGACTAATTAAGATATACAAAGTATAATACAAAGTATCAAAGGTAATCCATACATACAAAATAAGAGAGGAGGAACGTACATATGGATTTGCAGAGATATGATGTTATAAAAGCGAAAATCAAATATCAAGGCGAAGGATCAGTCCAGACTAAAGAACGTCCATATGTTATCGTGTCGAATCCGATAGGAACTAAACACGCAACTATAATCACAGTGATGCCTTTGACTTCTAAGATAAAGAAAATGAATATGCCTGTTCATGGTTGCATTAACGCAGATGACAATAATGGATTAAGTGAGTATTCTATGGTACTTGGGGAGCAAATCATTACAATTTCTAAAGATGAAGTTATTGAAAGACTTGGAAATGTTACTGATCATAATGAACGAAAACTTATAGACAAGGTTTGTTTCAATGGTTTGTTTTTCGGAACTGAGTATAGATTAGAGGAGGCGAGAATGTAATGTATGTAAGTAAAGAAAGAGCAAGACAGATAATTGATGAAGCTCCTGGTATGATATGGGTTGATTCTTTTAATGGAATAACTTTTATTCATACAAGACCAAGACAAATAACTATTGATGAGGGAAAGAGAATAATTAACAAGGCGAATACGGTTGATTATCAGGATAATGATTTCTTTGGACTGCTTTCATTAGATGGAGTACAGGAATTTATGGTACACAATATCAAATTTCCCCAGATAGAGTCCTGATTATAGGACTCAAAATATGATATGATAAAAATAGCGAACAAAAAAAACGAACAAAATACAAACACCTGTTCGGAATAGTGATTGACAAGAACAAACGTTTGGGGTATTATAATTATTGTCAGCAACAAAATAGAGCCAAGCGATTCAAACGCTGCGCCAACAGCTTTCTACTTGACTCTACTAAAACCAAACAATACAACGAAGAAACGAAGAATCGTTGTAAAGAAGCAGAAAAATCCGCTTGGTACTATTTTACATAGATTTTTACGGAAAGTCAAGTTTTCAAGCGTGTCTGCTATAAAATCCATTTTCTTACAATTTAACAGAGAATAAAGTATTGGGCATTCGCCAAGCGGTAAGGCACAGGATTTTGATTCCTGCACTTCGCCGGTTCAAATCCGGCATGCCCAGTTCGTTCTGGCAAAATTTTATAAGGTGGAATCTTATAAATGAGCAATAAGTAGATGTAAAACAACTTTTATGAATATTCCCATCGCCTTATTTCATTGATAATTGTGCACAAAATCAATGACAGAACATAATTTGTGATAGGTGTCTTTAGCATAAGACTTAAAAGCGGAGTGTAACAGCACACAAATAAACAAAACAGGGAGTCGCGCTATCACATTTTTTTAACATTTTATATTTATACTTCACGTCTCCGAGACTTACTCGGAGATATGCGCCCAAGGTGATGTGGTACGTTGCACCTGGCTTATATCCAGCGATTCTCCGTTCGACTCGGAGTGGGCGTACTAACAAATTAAATAATGGAAGGAGATGTTTTTATTGGCAGAATACGTCATAACAGACGGAACTCGTTGGATAATGAGAAATCGGAACAAGAAATATGTTCCAACTTCTTGTGAAGCATTAGCTGATAAGTTTTCAAATAAATCAGCAAATAATGTTTACAATAGCCAAATGCCGAAGGCACTGAAATCGGTCTTTCATATCGAGAAAGTAGATAACACACCGGATGGTATAAAGCAGATCACACAGAAAGGAGTAGAAGAAAATACAGAAAAAGTTATGATTTCTGAGAATATTCAGAAATGGCTTAACAAAATTTCTGATTTGAATGGGTTAGCAGCGGATGCCCTACATAGAAAGAGTGAACTTACAAATCAGCTCAGTTTGGTAGACAAAGAAATATGCGATATTTTGCATTATATTGAGTTCTGCAATTTAAATGCAGCACAAGGATATAAAGCGTACAAAATGTTAAAGGAGAGGAGAATAAAAAGAAGAAGCATTAAAAATGAATTACAGGTTTTGGACATTATCTTAAGCAAAAAGATTTCCGAAACGGTGACAGATGAGATCCAGAATACCGTGGCTTATATGGACAAGCGTACATATGAACCGAGAGTATTAAATGAGCTGTTTGATTTTTAATGGGAGGAAATACATATGGTGATCTGTAAGGATTGTAATACGCCGATGATAGGCGTTATGTCATTTTCAAAGGACAAGCATGAACGGTTTTGCCGCTGTCCTAAATGTTATAGTGAAACGAAACACAACAGAATCAAGGATGACGAATTAGACTTCAAAGATATATTAAATGCCAAGATAGCGGAGGAGACACACAAATTATGACTGAAAAAATTAGCTTATCAGAAGAACAGATGGCAATAGTCAATAGGTATTGCTGCAATGATTTAAAGGAATTAAAGAAGATTTGCCTTCCCCTAATATCTATGAAAGGCGTTGCTGATATGGAAATTGATGATCTATTAAGTGATGCTATGAAAGTGTTATTAGAAACGGTACAAAATTATGACTGTTCGAGGAATGATAATTTTGGTGCTTTTTTAACAACAAACATCAAACGTTCTTATTTGGATTGGACAAGAGACAGAATGAGAGACATGCGTATTAACTATGCTAGGGACAGAAACGGCAATATTATTTATGAATACTATGAAGAAAATGGTGAGAAGAAAAAACGGAAAGTAATTATAAAACCATTGACCCTTGATGCAACAACTGAGGAGGGAAGAGAAATTAGAGATACTGTTGCTTCGGATTTTCGCATAGAGAATATCTTTATGAAGGAAACAGAAGACGAATGGCATCAGGAAATCAAAGATTATTTAGAAAAATTATCTCCTTTGCAGCACGAAATAATTATGATGCTTGCAAACAATTATACAAAAGATGAAATTTGCGAGATTTTACATATAGAACATGCACATTATAATAATCTTTTAAAAAAGATTACCGATGACAAAAAAATAAAACCGTTAAGATCACTTGTAGGGGGAAGATAAATATGAAGAAGTTATTGAGAGATAAAGTTAAAAGAGACACTTATATGGTAAACAAGGTATGTGGAATGATTTCAAGAGGAGATTTAAGAAATGATCATCCACAACAGAGAAAATCTGATCAATGGGGAGATGAGGTTAGGGATAATTTTATAGTGACCGTTCTTCAGAATGAAGATTTTGACCCTATTAAGATATGTGAGCAGCTTACAGAAAATGGCGTTGTCTTATGGTTGATTGACGGATTACAGAGATGTACTACCATAGAGAATTACAAATCGGGTAAATTTGCTCTTGGTAAAAAAATCAATCCTTCTGTGATTGAATACCAGGAAGTGAAGAAAGATGAAAACGGGAAAATTGTCAAAGACGCAGATGGTAACATGGTATATGAAAATGTTGCTTTTGACTTAAAAGGTAAAAGTTATGCTCAGTTGCCAGAAAGATTAAAGGAAGATTTCAATAACTGTCCAGTAGAAGTGGTGAAACATCTTGATTGCAGTGATGAAGAAGTAGGGCGACATATTGTTAGATATAACAGTGGTGTAAAAATGAATGTTGCTCAGAAAACGATTACATATATGTGTAAAGTTGCAAAAGATGTCAAAAAATTATCTGGACATGCATTCTTTAGCGATTGTGCGAGTTTTTCTGATATTAAAGATAGAAATGGAACTATTGATAAAATTGTGAATGAGACAATTATGGGACTTAATTTCTTTGATCGGTGGACGAAAGATGCGACAAAACTTGGGAAGTTCTTGAATGAGAACGCAAGTAAGGAAATGTTCAACAATCTCAATGAGTACCTTGATAGATTGTACAATATTGTAACACCGACAACTGGTAAATTATTCAGTGAGAAAAATGCACTTGTATGGTTTATGCTCTTTGATAAGTTTGTAAAGACAGGACTTCCGGATGAAAAATTCGGGGAATTCTTAAATAACTTTGAAAAGTTGAAGAACGCAAAAGTTACGCTTGATCATGCCAGAAAGCCAAAGGGTGCGGAGGAAACCAATACCTTATCATTTGCGGAGATTGACACATGTAATTCCACAAAGGATAAAAGTATGATTGAAGACAAATTACATATTTTAGAGACTGTTATGGGAGAGTTCCTTGGTGTCGATTTCACAAACCTCTGTAAAATAGAAACTTTAGGTGACAATACAACACCTGAAACTGCGATTTCCTCTGATGAAGAATGCCCAGACGAAGATGGAATGAGCGACATATCAGCTCTCGATTTTATCAAGAGGAACGTCAATCCAGAAGTAATAGAGGAAGATGTGGATGTTTGCTATGAAACGATTGATTATTGTAAGAATAAGTTAAAAGGGTTTGATAAAAACTCGAAACTGCTCGATTATCACAACGATGTGGCATTAGTTGCTGTTATTGCTTATGCAATAAAGAATGAGATTGATTTGGATAAGTGGATTGTTTCTTTTTCAAATCAGAACAATACATATCCGTCAGATACAAAAGAGAATTATACATATATGCTTAACAGTCTGAAGCAGTTTACTAATAATGTAGCAGCGTGAATAACAAAATATTCTGGACAATAAAGGAGGGCTTATGAAAAGAGATGAGATTATGAAAGAACTTGGGGCTAAATATAATGAATCTTGTAGAAAAGAAAGCAAGAAGGAGCTTGTTACCAGGTTAGAAGCATTTATTGATAGTGAGAATGTTTCTGCTGAAAAGAAGCAACATATAATGCAAACCATAGATGAAATGATAACAATTGGGTATTTATAAATATATGTATGAGAGTCTTTCGTAATGGAAGAATACTTTTGACAGTTATCTAAGAACTATGAGTGAGGTATCGGATGTTCTTGAGATCACAATTAGTCTAAAGCCAGATGAAGAAGAAAGTTAGGGGGTAGAGTATGATAATTGAAGTACCTGATTGGTGCGTACTTGGTAAAACTATTGAATGGTACGCACCAGAGATCACAGGTAATGAATGGGTAAGAGATAAAATTATAGCTTTTGGATATGACGGGTTCTTTCATCAGGAGCATAACTGTCCAATATATTTCACAATGTTCGATGAATACGGAAAGACGATAAGAGAGATTAGAAAATAATAGTGAATTGATGAAGATCTTTGCGAATTTGAAAAATTGTTTTGGTAAGAAATTCTCTTTCTTTGGATTGTGAGGTAAAAGATGCAAATAAATATTAGTTATACATTATATACAGATGGGGATTACAGTTTAAGGAATGCTGAAGAGCTTGGTTGCACTAATAGAGATGTAGTAGTTAATGATTTTGAATATTATGATTATGTTGGCTCTATGAAATTTAAATATGAAGAAGAGTGGCGTTGTAAAAGCGAAGCGAAAAATTTTCTTTGGAGATTTTTATGTGATGGAATTCATATATCTTATACACATCCTTGGTTACTTAAAGATTTTTATGACATTATGGAATCTTTAGAGGATGTTATTAATGAATATCAAGAGGGAATATCTGTAGCCAAAAGGCATATAACAGGTAACTATGAGGGAACAGAAATTAAAATAGAAATATCACAGTAAAGTTCTTTGGATTGTGAGGTGAAAAGAATGTTTAGAAGAAAAACAAAACTTAAGAAAGTATTAGACAAGAGAACAAATTATGTAACATTTAGAGATTTTCTAAAATCGTTATCACACAAGGAGTTACATATCTTGGCAGAAGAAATTATCTGGAAAGAATACGATGGATATAATGGTTCATCTTGTTATATTGAACAAAATCATTATGACTTAATGGATAGGTGGCATAAAGAATTTTATATAGAGCAAAGAAGTTATTTATTGTCACAGTAAAGTTCGATTTCATAGGAAAATGAAAGGAGAAAATATGAAAGCGGCAATTAATGAAATTTTAGAAAATAAAAACAATATCGGTTTGGATTTTGTTGTACATGTTAGAAATGAAAAAGAATTAAGTGATTTAATTAATGTACTTATGAAACATAATTTTTGTGCTCAGTTATCATTTGAATTCAGTCCTGAACAGATAGATTTATGGATGAAAGATATTGCAAAAGAAGATGGATACGATTTATGTTTTAGAATTAGAAATCGAGAAAATGATAAATGTGTTGCATACAATCCTTCTGTAGAACATTGGAGATTGTTTTGTAATGATATTTTAGAAATGAATAATGGAGAACTGGAATTTAATGAGGGAAAATATTCTCTTCAAGATGCAAGAATTGAAGCAAATAAATTATACAAGGATATGAAAGATGACAGTGTTACACTCGATTTATTTGAATTAGACACAAATGCAGATGATAAAGATATCATTAATAAAATTGTATCATTAGTTGGATTTTCAAAAGAAGAATTATTTTAACAAGAAAACTTCGTTTCCTTTGGATTATAAACGGAGAATATAACAGTAGAAACAATTAACAAAAAATAAATACTAAGAAAGAAGAGGTACAAAACATGGATGGATTTATGATGTTTAAGAAGGCTTTACAGAAGCACTTCGATGAAATGCAGAAAGAGGCAACACATTTATTTGAGGTAAATGTAGATAAGGACGAATTATGGAATACATATCTTGATAGCTTCCCTGCCGGTACAAATGAGATTTTCAGAGAGCGTAGAGAGCATGATTGCAGTTGTTGTAGACAGTTTATTAAGAATATTGGTTCTGCTGTCACTATTAAGGATAACCAGATTCATACGATTTGGGAACTGAATCTTGGTGATACAACATATCAGCCAGTATGTGATGCACTTGATGCTTTTGTAAAAGCTCATACAGTTACAGATATCTATACAACTAAGTTCCCTAAGATTGGTACAGATTTTAACTTTGAGGAAATCAATGGAAAGTCTCATCAGTGGAATCATTTCTTCTTAGAGCTTCCAAGTAAGTTCGTAAATAGAAGTAGTCGTTCTAATGAGGAAGTTAAAGGACAGTTCAGAGATACAAGAAATGTATTTAAGCGTTCTCTCGATGAGATTACTATGGATGCACTTGATACAATTCTTGAACTTATCAATTCAAATACACTTTACAAGGGAGAAGAGTGGAAAGGCGTACTCACAGAGTTCAAGAAGTATAAGAAGGAATATGATAAGCTGACTTCTGATACTGAAAAGGATTTATATGCTTGGGAGAAGTCGGTAACAGCAGGTATGGCTATCGGAAGAATTAGAAATCATTCTATCGGAACACTTCTTATTAATGTAAGTGAGGATATGGATCTTGACACAGCAGTTAAGAAATATGAGCAGATTACAGCACCGAGCAACTATAAAAGACCAAAGGCTATTTTTACAAAGAAAATGCTTGAGGATGCAAAGAAGACCATTACAGAGCTTGGATATATGGATTCATTACAGAGAAGATTTGCTAATCTGAATGATATTACTGTAAATAATGTACTGTTCTCAAATAAGAGTGCTGCAAGAAGAATGGTTGGTGCAGATGATATTTTTGGTCAGATGGAAAAGGATGTTGCCGTAAGTCCTAAGAAGTTTTCTAAAGTTGAAGAGATTTCAGCACAGGACTTTATTAATAAGGTACTTCCAACCGCAAAAGAAATTGAAGCTTTTGTAGAGAATAAGCATGAGAAGAACTTTGTTTCTATGATTGCACCTGTTAATCCAGATGCTAAGACAATGTTCAAATGGAATAATGGATTATCTTGGGCTTATTCAGGAAATATTACTGATTCTGATATGAAACAGAATGTAAAAGCTGCTGGCGGTAATGTCGATGGTATACTTAGATTTTCAATTCAGTGGAACGAAGATGGACATGACAATTATGATCTTGATGCTCATTGCGTTGAACCAAACGGAACAGAAATCTATTATGGTAGTTACAAAGCACCAAGAATTACTTCTATGGGTGGTCAGTTGGATGTTGATGTAATTGATCCATGTGGAAAAGTTGCAGTAGAGAATATTACTTGGCAGGATTTATCAAGAATGAGACCAGGAACATATAGATTTTTTGTACATCAGTATTCAGGTGCAGTAAGACATGGATTCAGAGCAGAAGTTGAGTTCAATGGAGAGATTTATTCATTTGATTATAGCAATCCTATGAGAACTGGTGAGAAAGTTCAGGTGGCAGAGGTAACACTTGACGAGAATGGCAACTTCTCAATTAAGGAAAAGCTGTCTGGAAGTTCATCTATCTCAAGTCGTGAGATTTGGGGTGTAAATACAAATCAGTTTGTTCCTGTATCAGTAATTAGTTACAGTCCAAACTATTTTGACGAGCAGGATGGAATTGGTCATAGACATTTATTCTTCTTCCTGAAGGATTGTGTGAACAACGAAAGTCCTAATGGATTCTATCTTGAGTTCCTTGACAATGATTTAATGAAGCACAAGAGAGTATTTGAGGCATTAGGGGCTAAATGCCATGTAGTAGACACAAAAGATCAGTTATCAGGCATTGGTTTTTCGATGACAAAAAGAGCTGAATTGGTTGTTAAAGTAAAAAGTAATATTGAGAGAGTGGTGAAAATTAAATTTTAACTAGAGAAGAATTAATTTCCCAATACCAGCTTATAGAGAACACATCTAAAAAATATTATAATGGTTCGATTTGGAACTCTATAAGCTGTGGACGTTTTAAAATAATTGGGAAAACGAATAGATGTAACAAAAAGGGATCATATATTTATTGTTTGTGTGAATTTGAAGATGGGGCAATCGTTGAAAGTGATTTTACCAACATAAGTAAAGGAAATCTCAAAAGTCCTAATTTTCCAAATGTGTTTAATGTAGGATATTTAGGTCAGGGTAAGTGGAAATGTAAAATAAATGGAAGCGTCACTAAAGAATATACTACATGGCATCATATGATAGAAAGATGTTATTCTGAAAAAGCACATTTAAAAAGTAATGCGTATGTAGGCGTAACAGTTTGTGATAGGTGGCATAATTTTCAGAACTTTTGTGATGATATCGTTTATTTAGATGGATATGATTTTTGGAAAAATGGAGAATATGAATTAGATAAAGATTTTTTGTGCGAGAAATTAGGCTTAAAAAATAAAATATATTCCCCTGTCACATGTAAATTTATTCCAAGACCTATGAATATATCAGAAGCTACAACAAGAAAAAATTTAACTGGTAATACATACATTGGAATTTCACCAAATGGAACAATATATGAATTTAAAAATAAAAAGAAATTTGCAAGTGAACATACTGACATAAGTTATAGTTCGATTGACAGATGTTTAAATGAAAATAGGAAAATTAAAGGTTGGATATTTAAAATTAAAAATTAGAAAAGGAGATTATTATTATGACAAACAATGAATTATTTATCAATGCAACAAGATCAAATTATCAGTTCCCATTCAGAGGAATGATTAATGTAATTGATTTGTGGGATTTATCTCTCACAAATCTGGACTCAGTGTTTAAGACACTCAATGCAGAAGTAAAGAAGTCTGAGGAAGAAAGTCTTCTGAATACCAAGTCAAAGGAAGATGAGGAGATTTCTAATAAGATTGAAATTGTCAAGTATATTGTTGGCGTGAAGCTGGATGAGAAAAAGAAGAGAGAAAACGCTAAAAAAAATGCTGAGATGAGACAGAGATTGCTTGAAATCAAAGCTAAGAGACAGGATGCAGCACTTGAAAATATGTCTGATGAGGATCTAGATAAGGCACTTGCAGAATTAAGTGAGTAATTGTTACAAATATACCATATATAGTATTGAAAATAAGTAATATATACTATATATGGTATATATTTTACGTTAGAAAGAAACGCACATTTCTTGTGGAATTTTGGAGGTAATATGTACGAAAAATTGAGAGAATATATAGAAGAATCAAATGATATTGTATTCTTTGGTGGAGCAGGTGTATCTACTGAAAGTGGCATTCCAGATTTTCGTTCCAAGGATGGATTATATAATCAGCATGATGTTCAGTTTGATAAATACGAGCCAGAGTATCTTTTGAGTCGAGAATGCTTATATAACAATCCGAAAGTATTCTATGAGTTCTATCGGCAGAAGATGGATACAAGAAATATTGAGCCAAATATTACTCATAAGGTACTTGCTAAGATGGAAGAAATGGGCAAGCTGAAGGCTATTGTTACACAGAACATTGATGGACTTCATCAGAAAGCTGGTAGTAAAAACGTATTTGAGATTCATGGAACTACTCAGAGAAATTATTGTAGTAAGTGCAAAATGGAATATCATTCTGATTTCTTATTTGACACTAAAGAGACAATTCCAAAATGCGAATGTGGAGGTCTAATCAGACCTGATGTGACTTTATATGGAGAGAATTTGCCGAATGAAGCTGTAAATGGTGCTGTTGAAGCAATTAGTAATGCTGATATGTTGATTATTGGTGGTACTTCATTAAAAGTTTATCCAGCAGCTCATTATATTTCATATTTTAGTGGCAATCATTTAGTTGTTATTAATAGGGAGAAAATTCAAGTGTTGTTATACGGTGAAACTGATTTGATGATTGTTGATTCGTTGGGTAATGTATTTAATGAGATTGAAAAATGGATATGAGGTGAACTATGGCAGTATATGTAACAGGTGACATACACGGAAATCCTGTAAGATTAAGTAAAGATAGTTTCTATGAACAGAAAGATTTTTCTGGTAATAAAGATGAAAATATTGTAATTATTCTTGGCGATTTTGGTCTTGTGTGGAATCGAGATGGAGAAAGTAAACAGGAAAAATATTGGTTGGATTGGTTAAATCAGAAACCATTCATAACTGTATTTGTTGACGGGAATCACGAGAATCATAAAAGACTTGCGACTTATCCAATTAAAGAATGGCATGGCGGTAAGGTTCATGAAGTCAGATCCAATGTACTTCATCTAAAGCGTGGTGAGATTTTTACTATAGAAGATAAGAAATTCTTTACATTTGGCGGTGCATCAAGTCATGATATTCAGGATGGTATTCTTGATTATAACGATGAAGATTGGAGAGAAGAAGCTAAGAAACTCGATAAACAAGGCAAATATATGTATCGTATCAAAAATCTGTCCTGGTGGAAAGAGAAATTACCAACAGATGAAGAAATGCAGCATGGATTAGAGATTTTAAAAGAGAATAATAATGTAGTCGATTATATTATTACACACAGCCCTTCTACGTCAGAGTTATATCTTATGGGTGGAAAAGGATTATATGAACCAGATGTGATGACTAATTATTTGGAAGAAGTGAAAGCTACAACTGAATATAAAAAGCATTTGTTTGGTCATATGCATGTGAATAAGGCAATTAATGACAAAGATATTTGTTTGTACGAACAGATTATTAGGATTTTGTAAAGTGAGGTTAGAAAATGATTTATTGTAATAGAGTAGATGCAACATATAATTGTATATATAAAAATACCTTTAATGATTTACAATACATTGATGACGGAACACATTATAATAAAGATTTTTGGGCTTTTGCATACAAGGAAGACGAAAGAGCATTAAATCTTATGTGTAAACCTGTAAGGGGTAGAATCAAAGAAGATAACTATTTCTATGAATACAAAGCAAATGGTAAAGATTTGAAAAAGAATGGTGTAACTATATATGCGAGATTCTTCGCTGATACATACGAGGAAGCTGTAGAAGGATTTAACAAATTGGTTAGAACCAGAATTAGATCTCTAAAAGATGAGATTTATAAACTGGAAGATATGCTGATTATATGTAATATGTAGGAGGTGAGAATTGTGCTATCGCAGGAAAATATTAATAAACTGTGCATGACTGGACTATATAGACATGAACCAGATGTTAAATATCGAGGTTCTATATACGAAAATCAATTATTCCATTGCTGCAACTGGGTGTTCGAGGTCAAATATAACGAATACGAAGATACATATCAAATGGTCGATAACTTTTGGAGTGATGATAGTGGTCTTAGGATTGAACTTACAGATGATAATATTGATGAGTTTGAACTGATACTTGATAAAGAAGAAGTTACTATGAATTATGGCAACAATATTTGGGATTATGATGAAACGGATAGATTCTATGTTGCTATAGGAAGTGGTGGCACTCAATTTGGTAGCAAGTGGTTTGTCAAAAAGGATGCTAAAAAGAATAAAGACAAAGTAATAAATAGGTTGAATGATGAAATCAAATCATTAGAGACAGAACTTCTTCGCAAGAAACAGACTTTGGAAGAAGTAATTCATGGAAATAGAGATTTAAAATATCTTTAATAACAGATCAGAGAATAATATAGTATAGAAATATTTCTTAGCTTGGACATTCGTTCAAGTGTTTCCAAAAACAAAAATTAAGTAATAAAATATTTTTTTCCTATGGTTTTAGCAGACGTGTTAATTCCGTAGGATTTTACAACAAAATAATATGTAAACGAAAGGATTTAACAGTAAATTCTAGGATAAATGATTGCGCAATCTCTGTAGATTAAAGAATTTTGACAGAGAATAAAGAAAAAAATAATTATTGTGAGTTAAACGTATTGAGCTTATGTGATGGTATGTCATGTGGACACATTGCATTAGAGAAAGCAGGATTTAATGTTGGTAAATATTTTGCATCAGAGATTAAGGACGTGGCAATTAAGGTAACAAGAGACAACTATCCTGAGACAATTCACATTGGAGATGTGAATAAGATTACATATAAAGATGGCGTATTACATACAGAAGTCGGAGATTTTGAAACGAATATTGATATTGTAATGTTTGGTAGTCCTTGTCAGAGTTTTTCAAGAGCGATGATTAAAGAGAGGAAGATTGGTCTTGAAGATCCAGAACGTTCAGGTCTGTTTTATGAGTGTAATAGAGTATTGAAAGAAGTAAATCCAAAATATTTCCTTATGGAAAATGTAGTGATGAAACCTGAAGATGAAGCCGTTATTAGTGAAATGATGGGAGTAAAACCTATCAGAATCAATTCTTCTCTTGTAGTAGGGCAGCTTAGAGATAGATATTATTGGACTAATATTCCAGGAGTGACAGTTCCAGAAGATAAAGGAGTTACTTTACAAAGTGTACTCAATGATGGATATGTACCAAACGAGAAAGCAAAATGCCTTTGCAAGAATGATTCTCACGGATATTACAACGGCTGTTTTTGGACACCAATTAAGAGGTTTCACAGATTCTATTATAAGTCGTTTGGAACAATGGTGTTCCCATCGAAAGAGTATTTTGATAACTGTTTAGAGGTTACAAAGAGAATATTAGATGGAAGAAAATCTTCTGCAAAAATCTATGAAGATTATAATGGGCATGATTTTGATGAAGCAAGATATTTGTGGAAAGATGAAAGAGCAAGATTGCAAGGTGTGCCAGAAGAATATGTCAAAAATATATCTGAAAAAGATGCTGCTGATGTACTTGGAGATGGTTGGACTGTACCTGTAATCGCACACATTTTCAGTTTTATGAAATTTTAACAGAGAATAACATAATATAAAGTTCGCAGGAATGCGGAATTTCTTGTGGTGAAAGGAGAGAAGTAAATGGCATATATAAAAGAATATTGGAAGAATAAAGAACAGAGAGCAGAAACTGCTCGCAAACATACAAAAGAGATGCAGAATAAATATGGTCGTTGTATTCAAACTTCAATTTTGGGTACAAAAATTTATGATACAAATTCATTTAATAGGGATTTTGAAGAGGATATCGAAGATAAAGATACCAAGATTATTGTAGAGAATATTGATAGTGTAGGTGCTGTAATGAAATACGGCAATCCAAGTACAGCAGTTCTTAATTTTTCTTCATATAAAAATCCAGGTGGAATGTTTCTAAATGGTAGTAAGGCACAGGAAGAGTGCTTATGTCATGAATCGTTCTTATACAATGTGTTGAGTCAGTTTGTATTAGAATTTTATGATTGGAATAATCGACACAAGAATAAGGCTTTATATTTGAATAGAGGATTATTTTCTCCTGGCGTTTGGTTCTTTAGAGAGAATAATCATGTGGAATGTAGTGTTATTACTTGTGCTGCTCCAAATAAGTCGGCTGCTCAGAAATATCAGAATGTGTCAGACGAAGAGAATACTAAAGTGTTGAGAAGTCGAATTAAGTTTGTTCTTGATATGGCAAAAAATAATAATGTGAGCACTCTTATTTTAGGAGCTTATGGTTGTGGAGTATTTGGACAGGACGCAACAGAAGTAGCGAATATATTTAAAGAATATTTAACTACTACCCATAAATGCTTCGATACTGTTGTATTTGCTGTTCCAAGTGGTAGAGATGGTAACTATGAGAAATTCGTAAAAGTATTTTTGATAAAGGAGGACGAATAAATGGTAGACATTCAGTGTAAAGACGGAAAATATATTATTGATGCAAGGATTCATAGCGAAGTTGATACAAATGATATTGCAAAAGTGCAGGAAAGATTTACTTCTGATTGTGCTTATGAGTTTGCAGAAGCTATGAGAGAAGCAGTAAACGTTAGTCATTTGGTAATGAAAGAACAGAGAGGAGCAAAATTAGATGAATAATCCATTAAAAAAGATAAAATTTAAAATATTAAAAGATTATATAACTGATGATGTTTTTAGAGAAATACAAAAAAACTATGATGAAAAGATTAGAGGGTTATCAGATAGGATTGATCAGTTATCAAGAATAATTGAGCATACTTCTGGGAACACCGTGAATTTTTATCTCGATTGGAGTTGGGTAAATACATTTTATATGTTCCCAGATAAAAAAGTATACACATTATATATTTATAAAGGAACAAGTGAGTTTCCAATTATTCTAAAAGAATTATCCGATGAACATGTTGATGAGAAATTATGTATGTTTACATTAGAAGATAATATCGCACGTTTTGAAGTAACAGTTAAACGTGTAAGTAAGGATGTAAAATATGTATTCTTAATTGATTATGAAAATAAAACATATATTGTTAAATCCAAAACTGAAATTGATCTTTCTAAGAGCAAGGAAAAAGAAGAGCAAGAATCATAGATTTCTTTTGGAGAATATATTAGCAGGAGGTGATGCGATGAGCAAGATTTACGATTACGAAGAATATCAAAATCAGCGAGTAAAAGTTACATATACTAATAAAAAAAGATACAGAGAAGAAAACATTGTTGGTCTATATGGACAAGTTATTAAAACTACAAGTAGGTCAATAGCGGTTCAGATTGATGGAATGTATAATGCAGCAAGCTCCAATGGATTATATTGGTTTGAAAGAAGCGAATTGAATATTATCAGAGATGAAAGTGAGGATAATAAAATGGCAGGATTTAGTAAAGTGGCGATTGTAAATTTAGTAGATGATTATAATCAGAAGGATTATGGATTTGCTTTATACGATGAAGATATTAATGAGATTGTTAAGTACGATACCAATCATCCATTATATCTGATTGTAAATGCAAGAGGGAAAGATAACAAAGTTCTTGGAATTTTAAAAGCAATTAAGACAGTCGAAGAGTATGGTAAGGGTGTGACAGCTCAGGTTGTCGGTGTAGTTAATATGAACGCATACAATGCAAGAATTGATGAGGAAAATCGTCAGAAAGAAATTGCAAAACAGAAAGCCTCTATTGAGAAGGAGCTAAAGTCTGAGATTGAAAAGATGAATAATATTGCTTTATATGAAAAGATGGCAAAGGAGCATCCTGAGAATCCAAGACTCGCTGAACTTGTTAATGCACTAAAAGAGTTGGGAGAATAATATGGCAGGATTTATATCAAAGCAACCAAATGGATTATATTGTAGATTTTCGAGTGTCACGGATTGTCCTACAGCATGGAATATGACGAGAGAAAATTATATCAATATGAAAATGCAGGAAGCAAAAGAAGATGCTGAAGATGTGTTGGATAATTATTTGAAGCCGTTTGATATGGTGGTGGATATGTATTATCCAAACAATATGACAAAAGAGGAATTTGATAAATTTCTTGAAGAGACTGGATATAGTAAAGGAAAATAAATCATATGAAGAAGAAAATTTTAGCAGTTGTATTAGGATTGGCATTGTACTTAGGAATGACTGGATGTGGAGCTCATATTAAAGACGGTAATAGTAATTTTTCAAATGTTGATAATAAATATATAAAAATGCATGAAATTTATGACAAGAATAATGGAAGTGTAGTAGCTTATGATGAGAATACAAAGGTAATGTATTTGTGTATATATGGATATAATTCAATGGCAATCACACCTATCTATAATTCAGATGGAACAGTGAAATTATATGAAGAAGAATAATATGATAGACAACGAATTACGCCAGCAATATAGACAAGCTATTGATGATTTAAAAATAGCATTTAAGAAGACTTGTTTGTACGGATTGTGCGAAGAAGTTGTGAAGAGATTAAGTAGAATTTTGAATTAGTAAAGGAGAAGGATCAAATATGAAATTTAAAGGAATTGAGTTAAAGGATAATACAGAAGCGGAATTATTAATTACAATTGAAATAGTAAATATTAGCGATGAAAACGAATTAGAAGAATATGGCGAAGAACTGGAAGAAACATTATATGATGAGGTTTTTGATTATGATAACTGCGATGTTTATATTGATTTTTTAGATGACAATCTTTTAAATGTTCGCTGTGATGACATTACATTTGATGAGAAAGGTGTTGAGCTTATTACAACAATTTACAGAGATATTGTAGAAGTAAACTTAGATAATATTAATGTAATGATAGGTGTTCATGTTGATGGTTGTGAATGGTTTAAAAGAGAAGATGGTTCTGAATATAATGAAGATGTTGTTACTTTGGAAGAGTTTTTAAGTAATATTGAATATTAAAAAGTAACAGTAAACCGAAGTTTCTTAGTGATTTTTGAAAGGAGAAAACAACAATGGGAATGGATTATCAGTATGCAGGAAGTGCGAGTTATCCAAGATTCGATAGAGAATTATGTGAAATCGTAAAGGTTTTTGGCGGTATCGAGACTGCACATTTAAAAGAGAGAAAAGAAACAGAAAATGAAAGACCATTAGGATATTGGTTTGGTTTTCTAAGTTCTGATGATTCAAAAGAACAAAAATTTATTTTCCCAGAAGGAACAAACGAAGTATTAGTTAAATGGTTTAATGATATTTATAGTGAAAATTTTACACCAGAGGAGACAAAAACCGTATGGGAAAATGTATCTAAACACCCTGAAATTAATGAAATTTCAAATCAGATATGGAATGAACTAGAAATCTTATGTGAAAATAATGAAGCATGGGAATTATATTAAGAGAATAATACATTGAAAGGAGCAAGAGATTTGCTGCAGCATTAAATCTGGATTTGCTCTGAGTAAGAAATGTTAGAGATTAACAAAATATATAACGAAGATTGCCTTGAAGGTATGAAAAAGATTGATGATAAGTCGATTGATACGATTATTACGGATCTTCCTTATGGACAAACTTCACGAAATAAATGGGATTCAGTTATTCCATTTAAACCATTATGGGAACAGTATGAAAGAATCATCAAAGACAATGGTGCAATTATTCTATTTGCGAATGGTATGTTTACTGCAGATTTAATGCAGAGTAATCGTAAGCTTTGGAAATATAATCTGATTTGGGAGAAAACACAACCAACAGGATTCCTAAATGCTAAGAAAATGCCATTACGCTCACACGAAGATATCTGTATTTTCTATAAGAAACTTCCAACATATAATCCACAAAAAACAACTGGACATCCAAGAAAAGTTAGCAAAGCAGAACATAAGACTAACTGTAAGGAGACTACTGATTATGGAGAACATGGTCTTACTACTTATGATAGCACAGAAAGATACCCTAAGTCGGTATGGACATTTGCAAAGGATATTCAAAAGTCTGCACTTCATCCGACACAAAAACCTGTGTCACTGATCGAAGAGTTGATTAAAACCTACACTAATCCAGGAGATTTAGTTCTTGATTCGTGTGCAGGAAGTTGTACCACTGCAGTTGCAGCTTTGAATACAGGTAGAAATTACATATGTTTTGAGAAGGACAAGGATATTTTTGAAGTTGGAAGTAAGAGAGTGGCTGAGTATAAAGGAGAATAGATATGCAGAACGATATAGAATTTAATGAAAAATTTGAAGAGCTAAAGAATTATCTCATTGAATCTGCCCAGTCTGACACATCAAATGAGATTAAACGACTGAGTAGTGAAAATAGAGAGTTGAGAAAAGAGATTAAAAAGCTATCAGATCAGAATGTTGAACTACAGAAGAAAAATAAAACAGTCGTTGCAAATGATAAAGTAACACAGATTATTACAAATCAGATTTCAGAAGGAAATGTTTGCAGATTGATTGAATCGTTATTTGTAAAAACATTTGATGAGAATACATATGATATACCTTTATTTTGGTCAATCTATGTAAATTACTATAACAATCGAAAAGATGTTATTTCGCTATTGCGTTTTGCAGGTGTAAAAATACCTGATGAGTTAGAAAACATTGTTCTTCCTCATGAATGGGATGAAAGGTTATTAGATAAATTTTTTGACACAATGTATGCACATTATAATTGTAACGGTGAAATATATGAGAATAATTTGAGGTTTTGGACTTATTCTATGGCTGCACATCCTTTTGATAAAAAGTATTTCTCGTGTTATGACGAAATTCCTTGGCAGTTTGTATTAAGAAATCCTTTATTGAATTCACAGAAGTATGCTGTAAAAATAGCAGAAGAAATAAATAAAGACGGTAACGGAGTATACTTTTCAAAAATATGTCATTATCAGGAACTGAGTCCAGATGTTTTACAGACAATTGTAAGCAATTTGAAAACTCCACAACGTCCAATAATTACTGATTTTCTTATTGACAATATTGAATTGGTGACAGATAAAAAGGTATTGAATAATTTATATTTAACTCTAGTAGATAAGTATGGTGGTACTAAATACATATTACAGATGCCAGAAGAATATCAGAAAAAGTATGTGAAATCATTAGATAATCCAGAAAAAATGATTAACTTTTTGAATATGACGAAGTTTTCAAAAGAGAAGAAAATAGAGTTGTTAGGTAATATTTTTTAGAAGGAAATTTTGGTTTCAAGGTTTGTCACGAAAACTATATAATATTCGGGATAAAAAAGAGAATATATCAATGTAATTACAATTAAGGAAAGGAAAGACGTTCACATGTGAGTAAAGCTGCGCAGCTACTATGGTGAACAAATTTGAAAAATACATATATTAAATCGCCTCTAAATTATGTCGGAGGCAAGTATAAGTTACTACCAATTATTGTACCAATGTTTCCAGATAAGATAAATACTTTTGTAGATTTATTTGGTGGAGGTTTTAATGTTGGTATTAATGTAAAAGCTGATCATATTATCTACAATGATATATGTGAGCAGGTAGTTGGTTTTCTAAGATATTTACAAGGTTCAAATATTGAAGAAGTATTATATAAGATTGATTCATATATTAGTAAGTATGGATTAACGAAAGAAAACAAAGAAGGATATTTACTGTTTAGAAAAGAATATAACACAGGTATTAAAGATCCAATTAAATTCTATACGCTTTTATGTTATGCGTTCAATAATCAAATCAGATTCAATTCCAAAGGTGAATATAACATGCCTTTTGGTAAAGACAGATCCAGTTTTAATCCCACTCTTAGACAAAAATTTATAGATTTTCATAAGCAACTGAATGAAATAGATTGTAGTTTCTTAAATATTCCATTTGAGAGATTTGATTTTTCTGATTTTACGGAAGGTGATTTTGTTTATGCAGATCCACCATATTTTAATTCTGTTGCTACATACAATGAAAACGGTGGCTGGACAGAAGAAATGGAGAATAAATTACTAGAGACTCTTGATGCTTTGAATGATAAAGGCGTTAAGTTTGCATTAAGTAATAATCTCAAATATGACAATCCATTACTTGATAAATGGAAAGATAAATACATAGTTCATTATTTAAAGCATGATTATAGTAACTGTAATTACCAGAAAAAGGATAAGAGTGCAGATTGTGAGGTATTAATCACAAATTATTAAAAATCTCAACCTCTGAAATGCCCTAAAATCAAGGCTTTCAGAGGTTGAAAAGCAAAGTAAAACCACGTTTCATTTAAGGAGGTAAAAATGGAAGATATTGTAAACATTATTGAAATTAATAAATATATGTATTTTGATAAAAATTGTGGAGTATTTCGTTTAACATCAGAAGCTTCAGAAATTATCTATAGACAGAAAAAAATTATTTGCAGTTATTCAGGTGCAGATGAATGGATAAATTTCTTCACGTTAGAAATGATGAATCTTTATACAGGTTCAAGTCCATATAATTATGTAATAAGAACTTGCGATCATCACGAAGCATTCCCAAGAATTTTTAAAGAGAATAAAAAAGGGTTAAGTGATTGGGTTGAAAAGTCTCTTACGGAAGAATGGGGAAAGAGAATGTATAAGATGATTGAAAATATTATTGATGACTTACCAGTATGTGAATAGGAGAGTGAATTATATAGGTAAATCATTAGAATTTGTAAAAGAACGAATTGCATCAGGTCAGTGCAATGGTATGGAAAATAATAAATATGAATCCATGATTGAGCAGGATATACGAGAGTTATTTACGGTTATTACTTACACCAAAGATGAAACAATTTTAATAGATGTTCCTTATCTTAAAGGTGACAAACCTTATTTTAATGTAATTATTAAGCACGATCCAGATGCAGATTTTGAATATTTCACAATGCAGCGTTGCAATTGTGATGGAACGTTTGTATTCTTTCAAGATTTAATGGGTGAGTGCATAGATAAAATGATTCATCTTAAAACCTGTAATATAAATAAGGAGATTCCAAAAGATTTAACTGGATATTCTATCATCTATACTGTCGGAGATTTTGTATTGGCAGAAGAGTTTGGAAAAGAATTTGCAACTGAAGAAAAGCCTTGGATGCAGAGTAGATTCACTGCTATGTTGCCAATTAAGTTTGATATAGTAAGGAATGGAGAATAATAGTATGGAGTTATCACAAGATGAAAGACAAAAATTTTTAGAATTAATAGATAAAGTAAGTCCATGTGCTGCAATTTCTGAAAAAGAAAATCTTGAAAAGTTTAAAGAGTGGCTGGATAGTGATAGGTCAAAAAGAGTTACATTTGTTGAAGCTCCAAAAATATTTAAAGATCAGGTTGGAAATGACAAAGTGCTTCTTATACCAACAAATGACGAAGCTATAAAGCCAATAAGAGTAATATTCGAAGGAGAATAACAATATGAACAAAAGACAGAAAAAGAAATTATTTAAGCAGACACTTATTAAGGTTAGAAAACTACATCCACATAAGGATGATGTGATTTGTTTTCAACCAGATTTAGATTGGATTGATGTCGAGACTATGTGCCAGTTTATGAACTTATACGCTGACAATAAAGTTTTTGGTGAAGCAATATTGGCTTTTGTACCTGCTGATATTAAGCAGCTTAAACATAAAAAGGACGCTCAGATATTTATTGACAAGTTACAGAGTATTGTAAATCAGATGGGAGAATAAGAGCATGAGTAAATATAAGGTAAGTAATTATATTGCGAAAAAATGGGAAGATATTTCAAAAGAGACACCAATGTATAAAGCTTATGAATTAGGTATAGCACAGGGAATGGCTTGGAGTTATGAAAATTTAAAATCTGCAACAGATAAGGAAACAGCAGATAAAATATGGCGTAATTATTTAGATGGAACAGATGAATTATGTACCATTTTTAGAACAATTGTTAATTTATCAAATGATGATACCAATTCAAAAATTGAAAAATTAATGGAGAGACTATCTGAGACTAAGAAACCAGAAAAGGTTATGTCTGATGATGATAGAGATATGATTGAGGAGTTTCTTGAATATCTACAACATAAAAATGAAAATAAAAAGTCTAATTAAAGAAGCATTTCCTGTTAATTTTGTCTAAGAGCATTTCTACACACGGTTTTCCAAAATAAAAAAGAGAGAATAACTAAATATAAGGAGGTATAGAACTTGCATATAAGAATTGTTGGGTTTAGCGACAGATATGATGATTATAAACTTCTTGGATATACAGAAGTGGAGAATATATCAGAAGTTTTTAAGACGCTAGATTATATGAGAAAAAACGAAATTCCATTAATAATCAATACTAATGATGTCATTGATACAGACGGAGAAGAATATTACATAGATAGTATTACAATGGTATTCCCAAAAGTGAGTGGTGAGATTGGAAGTTGTATTACTGTTTATGTGAAAGATGTTTAGGAGAATAAATATATGAAGATAGAGTTAATCAAATTAAAATTCAATGATACTTGTGCATATAAGCATAAGCCATTCACTTATTGCTGCGATGAAATTCAAAATGATAAAGCTATTGTATTTACAGGTGAAGATTTGGTATGTAACGATACTTTTGGATTAGTAGTAAGAGATTCAGATGACTATATAATTCCTCAATTTTGTACTTCACATACAGAAGTCATTACATCTTATGAAGACGAATGGGAGCAGACAGACAATTATCCAATCCAGCTTTGTCCTCACTGTGGCAAAAAGATTGAGGTTTCAGTCGTAGACGAGATTGATGTATCTGATAAGTACAATGAATTATCTAAGCAGCGTGATGAATTATGGAAGAAGTGTCAGAGAACAGATAGTAAGAAAGAAGAGCATGAACTGAGAAAACAGGTTAGAAAGTTAGATGACCAGATAAACGGCTTCTATGAATTGGGTGAGTGGAAAGGAGAATATTAAAATGGAGAACAGATTATTACTTGAAAGTGAAGTGATTAAAACAGTAGATAAACATACAAACGATGAGAATCAGTTAGATAACGACATTAGCTGTATTCTTGAAGAAGTAAATCCTGTCGTATTGGTTGGTTCAAAAGAAGCAATAGATAGCTTAAAAGTAGAAACTAAACCAGTCCAGAAACAGAAACGAGTTGAACTATTCGAGAATGAAGATGTCGTTTTAGAGCAACGTGGCAACAGATATTACTTGTCTCTGTACGATAAGAAAGGAAATTTCCAGAGAGAAGTAACTATTGATGTGAAAGACGATTACAAAGTCGGACTTTGTAATGGTAAGTAAAGGAGATTTATGATATCAGAGATTAAAAGACGACAATTTTCTGAAAATCATCAATCTTGGTTCTCTCATGATTATGCTTGTTGGGCAAATAATCACAATGGTTGGAGAAAGATGAAAAAGAAGAATCGTAGATTATTTAAAAAGAAGTATAGAAGAGAAGTTGAAAATGATATTAATAAAGAATTGAATGATATGTAATAACAGTAAATTCAGGTTTCCTTTGGTTACAAAGGAGAATATTAAAGCAAGGAGGTAAGAAAAAATGTCGTATTGGACATATATTCAGGGTACAATAACAGTTCGTCCTATGGGTAGAACACAGCCTGAGAAGAGATATATTCTTGAAACAGTGCTAAATCATTTGCCTAGAGTGACAGGTTCTGAGGGCGATATGGATGTATACATCGTTCAGAAAAATGCTTATAACAGTTCGTGTTCATGTGATGAATTTGGCGAAGTGACAAATAATTTAGTAGATAGATACGGATATAAGAGTCGTAGCAGAGGATGGTTACAAACACAAGATGAATATATCCTTGTTGTAAATGCAGCTTTAAGAGACAGAGAATTTGAACAGACTTATAGAGAATTTATGAAATGGTTTGTGAGACTTTGCAAAAGAGTAGGCTGTGAAGATGTTCTTGTAGAAATCAAAGGATATGATAAGTCAACTGTTATCAAAGATAGAAATATCCAAAGAAAAACGTATTCATTTAAAAGTGTTTTCGATGAATTATTTGAAGATCCAAGCTGGTGTAATGATAGCAAAGATGGATACAAAGAGCCGAACTGGTGTGAATTTATGATGTGGGATAGAGCAAAAGACTCTAACTATCCTATGACTCTTGCTTACAAATATTTCAACGATGAAGAAAATGATAAGGAAGTTGAAAGAAGAATGAATTATAGATAACTTTACAAGAAAGCAACATTTCACAACTTTAGAAAGGAGAAGCACAAATGAATTTGAAAAAGATTAGAAGTGAAGATTTGATTTTTAGCAATGAAATTGAAGATGATAGAACAAATACATACCTAACACTGAATGATTATGATTGGATGAATTATAATCTGTCTACTCGTTTTAAGACAGAAGAAATGGGAGTATTGGATGTTGAGTTTGAATTTTTTGGTTTTTCTACTTCGCAGATGAATGTAAAGCAGACATTAAATGGCAAGGTACATGAAATTACATATGAATATCCAACAGATATTTTCAGTAAGAATTTGATTAAATTCTTAGAGAAACACATCAGATATTGGAATGAAGAGTACGCATTTAATGGTGAAGAAGAAGTTATAGATTTCTTTAATGAAGTTCTCGATAAAGGGACTGCCAAAGATGTTACTGAAATCAATGAAGACGACAACAGACCACAATGTTGTAAGGATCATGATAAATATTTCTCGACATGTGACACTTGTGAGTTTGGAGAATAATACATTGGAGGTGAAATTATGTATCAGAATTGTTGTAAGAAATGTGGAAGTATTTCACTACATACAGAAGTAAAAGGCAATAACACAGGACTTTATTGTGATGATTGCGGTGCATGGATCAAATGGCTTGGTAAAGATGAGCTGAGAGCTTTTGAACATGCGAATAAATCAAGAGGTTTGAGGGCGACTGCAAAACTATATGATGATGCGTTTGTCAATAATTCAACAGATGATGAAAGTATTAGTGATTGTTTAATTATTGGATTTGATAAACATAAGGGAGAACAAACTTGGATGTCTATTGGTAGAAAAGATGGAGACACATTGAACATCGTAAACATGATTAAGGATGAAAAAGCAGAAGAATTATATAAGAAACTACTTTCAACTCAAAAATCAGTTTCACAGTAAACCAATCTTTCTTTTGAAAATTTATAATCATATCTAAGCCATTCGGCTATTGGAATCCCAACAAATAAGAGAATATTGCAGTGTAACTAATAAAAATATTACATATAAAGGAGATTTTGAATGAAGAACACAAATTGGAAAGTGCCAGTAATTATTGGCGTAGGAGTATTAGCAGTTATTTTGATGATTGTATTTGGTGTACAGAGTTCACAGAATAAAGCTATTGTACTTGAGGAGCAGGTAAATACAGCATCATCAGATATTAAGGTACAGGAAAAGCGAAGAGTTGACCTAGTATATAACCTTGCTGATTGCGTAAAACAGTATGATAAACATGAAGCTGATACATTGACAGCAGTTGCAGATGGTCGTGGATCAACAGGAGATATTGAGAATGTAACAACAGCTATTACAGCAGTTGCAGAAGCATATCCTGAGCTGAAGTCCAATGAGAACTACAAGACTCTTATGAATGAGTTATCTATGACAGAGAATATGATTGCAGAATATCGCAGCAATTACAATAAACAGATTAAGGAATACAAGCGATATGTGAGAAAGTTCCCTACAAGACAGTTCCTTGGATTACTTGGATACGAGGTGCAGGAATATGAGTATTTGGATTACAATGTGCCTGTAGATGCACCACAGGATTTGTTTAAAGAGGATTAGTCTTATGAGATATGGTAGAAAAGGTTTTGATTTTGGCGATTTTGAAATAACAAAACGTGAAATTTTGGCTAGTATTTCTATCATTGCAGTTATGATTCTGTTTGGTATTCTGATTTCTTCAAAGATTTCAGAACACCAAATGGATAAAAATGAGATTTATAACAAAGCTGTTAAGATAGAAAGTCAAGAAATGTTCCAATATGGAATGGATACAAATGTTGGTAATGCGTTTGTGTATGGCGATTTGAAAGCGGTAGATACGGTTACATATCCTGAAATCGGTGGAGAATATATGAGTGTAGAAAAAGATGAGGAACACTACACAAGACATACAAAAACAGTATATGAGTATGACGATGATGGTAATGTAACTGGCAGCCACGAAGAGGAATATTGGACTTGGGATTTATATGACAGTGATAATAAACATTGTGATAAAGTAACTTTTCTTGGAATTGAATTTGATTATGGTCAAATTTATAAACCACATGAGAATTATATTGACACAATTGATGGCGATTATCATGTTAGATATGTCTATTATGGTAGCAAAACAGAGTATACAGGAACAATCTTTACAAAGTTAGATAACAATACAATCAATAAGACGGAATTTTATAAAGATATGAATATCAATGATACAATAGACCACTTACAGTCTAATGTAGGTGTGATTGTTTTCTGGGTCTTTTGGATAATTTTAATTGGTGGAATGGTATTTGGGTTCTATTATTTGGATAATAGGTGGCTAGATTAGCAAGAAATTTTTCTTTCCTTTGGACAGATTGGAGGTATTATATGTCTTTTACAGTAGATTTTAGTTCAATAAGAACAGTTAGAGTTCACAAAGAACAATTTGACGCAATAGACAATAAAGCAAATGTCGTAATGATTACTTGCATTGAGGACGGAAGAGTTATTCCATTTAATAGAGTTGATAGCGAAAAAGATAAAATTGATAGATTGAACAGGAATAGTGGAGAATAACATTATGAAGCTGATTAACAAATATGCAAATTCAAAATATTCAAAAATGAATGAATATTATTGTGAAATCACAACAGAGTTGGACAAGCTTGCTGGACTTGATCCTAATAGACATTGGAAACATTATGTGCTTTGTGATTATGAGGATGGTTGTTTTCCTATCAGAATTCCAGGTGGAACACTTGGAAGTATTGAGTATGATGAGAATAAGATTATTACAAAAATTTATGTTTGCACTGATTATATTGTGAAAACTTATCCTGATGATGTAAATGAACAGCTTCAGAAGTTTATTGGTCAGAAGATAGAAATGGGAGAATAACTATATGGATAATTTAACACGTAGAGAAGAAATAAATCTTCACGAAGCAGTTCAGAAATCGTTTCCTAAAATTCTCATTAAGGATCTGACAGAACATGAAAGAATTTGTCCTGTCTGCAATGGTCTTGGAATGAGAATAGCAGACAATATTTATGGAATCAAAGGCGATAGTTCTGAAGCTGGTAGAAAATATTATTTTCCATACAAGCATCAAGCACTTTCATTTTGTCAGAGTTGTTTTAATGGAGTACAGAGATTATGTCCTTATTGTGGACAGCTTTATAAGAATCAGGGATATATGCATTGTGATTGTGAAGGACAGAAGAAAGTTGATGAAGAAGAGAGAATAAAGAAGTGGAATGATAAAGTATCTAAAGCAGTTCCAGTTGATGAAAAAGATGTAAACACGATGCTTTACTGTGAAGAGTTTGACGAGTATTACGATACTGTTGATGATTTCTTTGACGATTATTTTGGGCGTTATACAGATGAAGAATTTAATAATGATGGCAGACCTGTACGATTATGGGTATGTAGCGTAGAGAAGATTTATATTGATGCTGATAATGTAGTTGATAATGCTTGTGAAGATCTGCATGAAGATGCTTATGAACAATGCGATATTGGTAGTCTGCAAAATCTGTTAGATGATTGGTGCAAAAACCAGACAGGAACAACTACATATTATCCTTGTTTTAAGCAGTATGTAGAGATTGATTGGAGTAAATATGAAGATTATAGCAGGTAATTATTTTGGTAAAAATATTCAGTTTGTATGTAGAAGCTGCAACTGTGTATATGAGGTTGAATCAAAGGATGATTGGAATGTTCGAATGATATTTCCTAACTATTGTAGTTTCAAATATAAAGTTCCTGAATATGAAGTAGCTTGTCCTAACTGTGGTCATAGAGAATATCTTGGTTGTGATCAAGATGACTTGATAGGAACTGAATCTGAAAACTTACATTGTCCTTGGATTCCGTTATTAAAGAAGAGAGAAGATTGGAATGAACGATATAGGGTTGAGCCAATAAGAGAATAAACATAAGGAGGATAATTGTGTACGAAATTGTAGAAGATGAATATAACCAGTTTTTGCAAGATATAGCAGACGGTTCAATGATATTCGGAAGATATATTGATGAATCAGAATACGAGGATGAATATTCTCATAATGATATTGACGAAGCACAAGATAAATTTATCGAAAAAGTCAGAGAATATCTACATGAAAATTATCCTGGCAAATATGTAGTGTCAGGCGATTGGTGTGTATTTGTTATGACACCTGATAGAGCGAGAGAAAGTCATATATCAGAGAGAACCATAGAATTGTTTACAGTGAAATAAGAAATCAAGAAAGATTCGTTTCTTACGAAAATTTTAACAGATAGGAGTGATATAAACGAGAGTATATAAAGATAAACAGTATCTTATTTTCGATTATGAAGATGGACGCACTGTGAAATATGATTTCGCAACAAAGACTGCTATTGGAATTAAGGGTAAGCCAGTAAAGAACTTGTGTAGTCAGTTAAGTGGGTTTACTTTAAATGAGTTATTTGATTGTTGTGATGATGAAAAGTATGCGAAGTTTTTACGATTTATTAGAAATTCAGAAGCATACTCATATTCAATAAGCAACATAGGAACAATTCTTGATAGAGTTCCAAGATATGATAGGTTTGAACAAATCTTCTCGGCAGGATTTGATGATATTATTAAAGATGGCTATCGGTTCAAGTATTCTATAAATGAGATTCCAAAATCTCTAATCAAATTATGTCGTAAATATCCCATCAAATTATCTAACCATACTGTTAAGTATTATAAAGAAAATCAAGATGCACATTACATAGCTTATAACTTGGATTATTTAAGTTTAGATTCTGATGATATTTATATTGTTTGGAATACAGAAACATGGAATAGCGTTGATGGTGTTTGTACTTATTATTCATTTTTTAATAAATTAGTGAATGAATTTGGATATAATGCTAAAGATTTATGGCTGTATTTGGATAGAATTAAGACATTTGAAGCAGTTGAAGATATGGGTTTTCTAATTCGTGAATTGTATGATTACGCTAATATGATGAAACAGCTTAGTCCAAAGTATGATAAGTATCCACGTAATTTTCTCACTACTCATAAAATTGCTTGTAGAAATTATAACAGAATGAAGAAAAAGTTCTCAGAAGAGTTATTTAAAAAGAGAATAAATAAACAGTACGAATGCTCTTTTGGTGATTACATATTCATTTATCCAGATTCTACACAGGATATAAAAGATGAGGCTGTCTCACAAAACAACTGCGTAGCTTCATACATAGATAAGGTTATTGACGGTGAGTGCCACATTCTTTTCTTGAGAAAGAAGAATAAACCAGATGAGAGTTTGGTAACGATTGAAGTAAGAAATAATCATATTGTACAGGCTAGACGAAGATTTAATGATGATGTAACAGCAGAGGATCAGAAAGCTATTGATGCATTTAACAAAAAGTTTGCTAATAAGGAGGATAAAGCAGCATGATTAAAGGCGATCGAATTAAATTAGTTAAGAAGATGGGTGTTTTTGACAACATCGGTGAGATTTGTGAAGTAACTGATATTCAGGAAGGTGGAGTAATCTGCTTTAAGTTCGGTGGTTGCCATCTTGGTTGTATGTCATATGACGAGTATGAAAAGTATTTTGAAAAGGTTGAGACACCTGTAAAGAGGACTTGGAGCAATTGGAGTTTGGCACACGAACTTACTTTTATAGATATTAAAGGTAATGAAAAGACCATTAAATATCAGTATAGAGATAACGGTAAGAGAGTCCAAGTTAGAAGTGGTGTTTTGAAAGCAGGTTCATCTTGTTATGACGAGGACGAATTTAGTCTTAGTAGTGGCTTGGTACTGGCAGAGATGAGATTAGTTGTAAAATACCTTGATAACCAGGTTAAGTTGATTGCAAAGTCGATGTAAGAGAAGAATAAATATATGAACACAAAAATTATTAGTGTATTTCCTGCTTGTGGTAAGACATATGCTTTTAAACAACTCAATAAGAAAGGTTACAAGATTCTCGACAGTGATAGCAGTCAGTTTAGTTGGTGCTATGATTATAATCCAGTTAATGCAGATAAAATTGAAAGGTATCGCAATCCTGAATTTCCAAAGAATTATATCAAGCACATTAAAGACAATATTGGGAAAGTTGATTACATCTTTGTAAGCAGCCATAAAGAAGTTAGAGATGCTTTGATTGAGAATGGAATTTATTTCACATTAATTTATCCAGGAAGAAAGATGAAAGCTGAATGGGTTGGTAGATGTTTTTTACGTGGAAGTGGTGAAAAGTTCTGTCAGCTAATTGCAGATAATTGGGATAAATGGATTGATGAAATGGAAGAAGTAGAAGATTGTGATAGATATATTCTTGGCGAAGACGATTCCATTGATCCGGATTACTTAGATAGATATTACTACTTAGGAGAATTGATCGAAAAAGGATTGATTTAAAGAGCGAATAACCATATATAGAAAAATCAAAAAATAAAACTACTATATATAGTAATAAAAAGGACAAGAAATATCGGTTTCATGTGAGGGATAAAATAACGAAAGGAGATAGTAATATTGATTAAATTTAAAGTAATTGACTGTAAAAATTACATCTATATATCAAAGTGTGATAGATGGAATTGTGATTGCAGCAAATATTTATTTGATGGCAAGGTGGCAGAATCTACAAATAGAACGGAATGGTATAAGATAGATAAAATTCCAACCGTTGTATCAGAAAAGAAACCTGATGAAAATATTAACGAGAGATATGAATTAAAAGCTGGATATACTGCAAATGATTTAATGCCAAAGGTCATCAATAAAGACAGGGTAGATGAATATGAGGAAGTAATGGGTTTATATACATATAAATATGATTCAGTTCCGGGTGGTTATGAGGATATTGAGTTTAACATTGAGAAAATTTATGAGAGAGAAGATTTTGAATTTATCCCTAATAAATATAGTGCTGAAACTGATTTAATTACACAGATTGAATATCCAGAAGAAGTATATCAGGATAAGCCTTGCAGAATTGATTCTTCTCATATGTTCAAACTTATTAGAGAATATGTAAAAGCACATATTGATACTTCAGTTGCGACAATTAAATCTGATTATGATTTTCACTTCCAAGTAGTAAAGAAAATTACTTTAGCTGATCCATATAGTATCAGAGTCGATATGAATAATTCCTTTATGAATAAAAGAAGAAAACCTAAATGGGTAGATAGAATGATTTCTACTAAAGAGACAACTATTATTAATTTTAAGGACGAAGTTTCTTCTAGAGATTATGGAGATGACTGTAGAATTGCTCCATCAATTGGCGGTGAAAATTATGTAGATTTACAGAATAAAGTAGAGAATTATCTATCAGAACTTATGAAACAGATTAACAAAAATTATTGTGAATGTCCTAACTGTAAAGGTTGGGGAATTGTGGAGGTAGAAGAATAATGACAAAGAAAGTATTTAGCACGGAGTATTTAAGAAATGAATTAGGATTACCATATGATTGCGATCTTATTGTGGATAAGATTATTGATACTACTCGATGGTCGGTCGTACATGAGATTGTGTTTGAAGATCATGGAAAATTTTATCAGACGACATATTCTGAAGGTGCTACTGAGATGCAGGATGAAAGTCCTTGGGAATACGATGACGAAGTTGAGTGTACAGAAGTAGAACTTCGTGAAGTCAAGGTTAAAAAGTGGATGCCTGTGGAAGATTAAGAAATAATTTCTTTTAGATAGAGAATATTAAAGTGGTGGTGAAATCTTGGAGAAAGTAATTAAATATAGATGCTCTGAATGTGGAGAATTATTTGATACACCTGAAGATGCTTTAGCTTGTGAAACAAGACACAACAGAATTGAGAGAGCTAATGAGATGCTTGATGAAGGATATACATTAAAGCAAATCAATGACAAGTGTGAGATTTGGGACTCCGTGCCGGAACATTTAGAGAATGTAAATAAAGATAACTGTTTCGAAATTAGCTATTGGCAAGGTTGCAATAAACCTGCATATCGAATTACTAATATCTTTTTTGATGGAAGAGTAAATGTAAGAGGTTGTGGTTCGTGGAGTGGATATTATGGTGTTCGGCTTAGATTAAATAGCAGCAATTTAAAAAATCCAAGACCAAAGGAAGAGTTGTTTATAGATAGTAGATATACAAGCAGACGGTAATACATAAGGAGGATTGATACATATGACTTTAGTGCAAGCATTAGAAAAGCAGATTGAGTTCTGTGAACGATATGAGAGATATAAATGCGGAGTATTTGTAAGAACAAAAGAACAACGTGAGATTGTAAGAAAATGCATTTCAACTTTATTGTTAGATCAAAATAATACCCAATTAAGAAATTCTGCGTGGAAGTTAGGCTGTTATTGGAATAATGGTAGTTGTATTGAAGTGTTACCTGTAAACGATTCAGTTAGAGGACACAAATTTAATGGTGTAATAATTGAAAATGAAATCGAAAGAGATGTTGTTAATTCTTTGATTAGACCGTATTTAATGGTAAGGATTGATTCTGCCGGACATAAAATTGAAGAATTTTATACTGTTAAAGAGAGAATATTTACAGTAGATATTAACAAGGAGAGTATAGAAAATGAACGATTATACACAGAGTAAAGACGGATATATAGTATTTGAAGATGGGGGTACAAGTCCAATTTCATACGGTGCGACAGAGGAATGGTTCCAAACCTATGATGAAGCAATTAAGTATGCGTTAAATATTGTAACTAAACGTACAGAAGAATATAAAACTCGTTTGGATTGGAATTCAGTTATTGTGTACGAAGGATCTGAGAGCCTAATACATGAAGCACATACTGTTCCTTGTGGAAACGTTGTGTTTTACTGGATGAATCATGATGTAAATAGATAATACTTAATATGAATAAAGAAAAATTAGAAACTGAAGGAAACTGACATTTCTTTGGCTTTACAAACCTAGTATTTACAATGGTTTCAGATGTCAAAAATTTCAAAAATGCTCAAATCGAGCAAAAATCCCTAATTTTCAATGATTTTTAGAGAATAACAAAAATGAGGTGCTGAAAACCCTTATAAATCAAGGGTTTTACAGTATCAATATCAAGAAACAGAGAATATAAGAATAGCAAGAAATCACTGTTTCATGTGGATTTTGAGGAGGTGAGAAAGTGACAGAATTTAGATTTAATGAAGACTTTGCAAATAATTGGAAGTCAGGACAGACAGTTACTTGTGAAGAAAAAGAGGATGGTTACTTAGTTGATAAGGTGACACTGATTGAAAAGGACGAACTTTTAAAACATGGTGAATTTATCACAATGAATGTTGAGATATTAGGACATATGCAATCAAATGGCGTAGATGATTTATTTATGTATGATAGAGATTTTCAACCAGGAGACACAGTACAACATTTCAAAGGTGGTTTCTATAAGATTATTGCCATTGGGATTAATACAGAAACAGAAGAAAAGATGGTTGTATATCAGAGCTTAAAGGATCAGAGAGTATGGATTAGACCATATGATATGTTTATCAGTAAAGTGGATAGAGAGAAATATCCAAACGCCTATCAGCCATATAGACTTATCAAAGTAAGAATTACTGTATAAATAGAGAATATAAGTGGTGGAAAATGAAGAATTTAGATACACAGCTATGTAAAGCAAAGAGCATTAGTAGTGGTCAATGGGTTTGTGGATATTATGTAAAAGGTTTAGATATGTATGGTAAAGAAATTTATATAATATTTGAACCAGCAACAGTATTCTATTCTCATGGTGAAACTGATGGTTTTGAAGAAATAGATCCAAAGACATTGTGTAGATGTACAGGCAGCCATGATAAGAATGGTAAGTTAATCTTTGAAAACGACATTCTAAACGGAGAATTATATAATGTAGTCTCTTATGGAAATGGTGAGAATGAATTTCTTGGAATGAATGTTGGTTGGTATGTTCAGAGAGATAACTTTGAATCATGGTGTGAATTAAATGATTTGGAAATGTATGAAGTAACAGGAAATATCTTAGATAATATCTAATCAGTCTTGAACAATTCAGTTCAAAAATTCCAAAAATCAAAACTGAATAGTGAATATTTGTATGGGTGGTTAAACAGCATACCCTTGGGCTTTTACGCTCAAAAATCACTGTTGAAGATAGATTTTTACATAAATTTATTTTCTGTGTTCCGTCCATTTGGGCGTTTAGATAGATTGTTTTATTAACAATATTTATATAAATTTTTAATTTTAAGGAGGACAAGTAATTTGGCAAAGACAAAGGAAAGAAAAGCATTAAAAAAAGGTAAGGCAGCATTCAATCTTATTGGTCGTGTAAAAGTAACAGACAAGACATTCAATCTTGACAATAGTTATGATTCTGGTTGGACAGATAACAGTATGTATGTAGGTGTTGATTGTGGAAACGGCAATACAGTATATGCAGAGATGAGAAGTGGTTTCTTCCCTGATAAGGATAATGTAATTCGTGCTTACAGTAAGGATGAGAAAGACGATGCAGGAAAGAGCAAGTCAGTAGAGATTGCGTGGGAGGATCGTCTTGATGAGTCTCTGTATGATAGCATTTCAGATTCTTCATTCTTAACAGTTGGTGTTGAAAAAGATGTAAAGGATAAGACTGTATATAAGAAGTTCCTCACAGCTTATGATGCAGTAGAGTATCTAAATGAGCATCTTGAGGACGGAATGATTGTAAATGTAAAGGGTACAATCGGTTACAGCGAGTATGAAGGTAATGTTTCTACAAAGAAAGAAATTACATCTATTGTACTTTCAAAAATTGACGATGAGGCAGATTTCAAGGCTACATTCTCACAGACAATTCTTGTTGATTCAAAGAGCATCGGAAAGAAAAATGATGATAAGGATACTATGGAACTGGCAGCATATGTTGTTGACTATGTTGGAAAGCCTAAGATTGACGGAGAGAAGATTGAAGTTAAGAAGAATGTTACATACCCTAAGACATTTGAAGTCGCTATCAATGAGAATCCAGAGATTACAGATAAGATGCTTCAGAGATTTTTCAAGCCAAAGAAGGGTAAAATTACCGAGATTACAGTTACAGGTAATTTAGTAGAGGGTGGATCTACTGTGAATATTACAGAAGATGATATTCCTGATGATATTAAAGAACTTATTGAAATGGGGCTGTATTCAGAAGAAGAGGCAGAGAAGAAAATTGCAGTGGGTAATGGCAATCGTGAGAGAAGAATGATTATTATAAAGCCTGACATTACATATGTGGGAACTGGTGACGATAGGAAGCCTACTGTAGCATTTGAAGATGGCAAATATGACGAGGATGATCTTTATTTCTATGAACAGGCATTACTTGATGCTGGTGCAGAACCAAGTTCAGATAATGATACAGATTCAGAGAGTGAGGAAACTTCATCAGAAGATGACGACCTTCTTGCAATGCTTGAAGGCATGAACTAAAAAAATGCGCTTGCCCTGTTTAACACGGGGTGAGCATTTTATCAAAAGAATATATTTAGGAGGACAAAAAATTGGCATTTAGAAAAGCAAGAGAAGCAAAGATTGGTGGAAAATTTTTAGTATATGGTTATGAGGGTTCTGGTAAGTCATGGTTTGCTCTTACATTCCCAAAGGTTGCATGTATTGACTCAGAGACAGGTATTGCTCACTATGAGGGTAAGGATATTACATTAGCAAATGGGAAGACTTACAACAATCTTATTTTAGTAGACGATACATCAGATCTTGATGATTTAGAGGATGATATTGACGAAGCCGTAGATTCGGATGAGATTCAGACACTTGACATCGACTCGGAGACTAAGTTTTATGCGACAATGCAGGTTGGAGCTACAGAAGTTGAAGAGAAGAAAGCTCGTAGAAAGGGTGGAGATGTTGACGATACAGTAGTTTCTCAGAGACAGTGGGGACGTATCAAAATTATTAACATGAAGCTTCAGCAGGCTAAGATTGATCTCTCTGCAAAGGGCAAGCATGTTGTGTCAGTTGCACAGGCAACAGAAGTATATGAAGGAACAGGCGATAACCGTAAGTTAGTTGGCATTAAGCCTGATATGCATAAGTCAGTTAAATTTGATTATGATACAATCCTTGAGTTCTATAAGGAAGAGAATGGTGAGGATGTTCGTTATTTTGCAAAGGTTAAGAAGGATAGAACAAATGTAACTAAGGTTGGACAGATTATTGAGAACCCATCTTATGATATTTGGAAGGATTATTTTGAGTCAATGCATGATCTTGAGACAAATGAGACATCATACAAGAATGACTTAAAGACTTCTACAAATTCTATGGTTGACAAAGCTGAGAAAGCAGAAGAGTTAGCTGCTGAATTTAAAGATGTATTAAAGTCACTCAAGGATAATAAAGATGCTTTGCTCAAAGTAAACAAGCAGATGAAGGATAAGGATGTTTCATTAAAGAATCTTGAAATGCAGTCACCAGATACTCTTACAGAGTTAATTGATTTTGCCAAGTTACAGTTAGCCTAATTAAAATTATGCTCCGACAGGTTAATTGCCTGTTGGAGTTTTTAAGAAAGGATGATTTGGTAAATGAGAAATGTAAAAAAGAAGGATAACGAGCAGTGGATTGAACTATGTGAGTATGTAAAGAAAGAAATTCTTGAATACGATGATAATATGAAATTTCCACAGTATCTCGCATTAAAGTTACAAGGTATTAAACGTGGCGAACATATAGCGAATAATAATCATGAAGCAAAAGCTAATTATGATGATTACACAATTTTATGTACTTTTAAGTTATGTAAGAGAAAAATTGTTACATATTTACATGAAAATGAAAAGAGAATCAAAGATGAAAAACATAAAATCAATCTTATTATGAAAATGATTGAACCTGAAATCAACGATGTGTATTTGAGATTACAGAATGTTAAAAAGACTGAAGAGAGAGTTGAATCTAAAGACTTTAACAATCAGAGTAATGAGAATGCTAGATACGTAAAAAAGACTAAAGAGACAAGTGATAAAATGAAGAAACTGTTTTGAGGAGGTACTAATTGGCTGAGAAAAAAGAAAATAAAAAATTAACTCCTTATCAGGAAGAAGTATTAAAATGTGCAAAACAGATTCGAGAATACAAGGTAATAGCAGAAGCTAATATAGTTGCTATTTTATACAAACAACCAGAATTGATTTTTGATTATACATTGCAGCTTGAAGATTTTAGTGAAAATACATGGCGAGTCTATTGGCAGATTGCAAATGACATTATTGTAGTAGAAAAGAAATCAGTATTGGATGATATGACTGTTGGTTTATATCTTGAAAAGCATCAAAAACTCAAAAAGGAATATGAGGATTATGGTGGATATGAAACGATTGATAAAGCTAAAGAGTATGTAAACATCAACAATATGGATGGGTATGTCAAAGAGCTATACAAGTGGAAAACAGTTTTGGAGATGTTAAAAAATGGATTCCCTGTAAATAATCGTATCAATGAATTCTGTGATATGTCTTTAGATGAAATATATGAAGAATATGAAGCAATGTTAAATCATATTTTCATCAATGCAGACGATGATGTACAGTCATATTCATTGGCTGATGGCATTTATGATTTAATTGATGAGTTAGATGCAGGTATCGCAGTTGGTCTTCCTTATAATAATATGGATATTCTCAACAAGGAAACTGGTGGTCAGTTGCCTGGCAATATAACACTGATTGGTGGATTATCTAATATGGGCAAAACCACATTAACAAGATCAATGTTAATCCCAAGCACGATTAAATATGGGGAAAGGCTTGTTATAGCTGTAAACGAGGAAGGAATTCGTAAGTGGCAGAGAGAATTACTTGTATGGGTTGCAAATAATATCTATAAACAAGACCTACAGAAGTTTGTTGTAAGAGATGGCAAATATTCAGATGAGACAAAAGATTTGTTAAAGAAATGTGCAGATTGGATTGTTGAAAAATCTGAGAATAACATGCTTACTCTTATTCCATTTAAAAGATATAAGACTCAGAAATTCATAAAAGTTCTAAAGAAATATGCAAATCTCGGTGTTAAGTATTTCATTCTTGATACATATAAAGCCGATTCAGGCAGTCGTTCCGATAAAATGTGGTTAGATATGCAACAGAATATGGTTGATATTTATGACACAATTAAGTGCAAAGAAGAAGGTGGATTGGAAGTTCATGTAACTATTACATTCCAGTTGGCGAAGTCTTCGGCACGTCAGAGATTTTATAGTCAAGATAATATTGGTATGGCAAAAAGTATTGTCGATCCTGCAAGTACATGTTTAATGCTGAGAGATGTATTTGAAGATGAGTATACAGGTGAGAAAAATGCTTTAAAGGTATATAGATTTGATGGAAAAAACAATAAATCAAAAATACCTGTCAAACTGGACGAAGACAAACATTATCAGCTTATATTCATTTGTAAAAACCGTGAGGGTGCTGCAAGTAGTATACAAATTGTATGTGAGCATGATATGAGTAGAAACATACTGAAAGAAGTTGGTTTTACTTCTGTCCCAGTTGATTTTTAAATTTGTGATGGAGGCGGTGAGCGTGTATTAATGCAGATGAACTAAAAGAATACATTATAGAGAATAATTGTATAGAACAGATTTTATTATCGTTGGAATGTCATGGACTACACGAATATCCTACTGAATGGAGAGCCGCCTTGCCACAAGGCAATAATAAAACTGCTATATGTGTAAAGAAAAATACGTTATCAGTGGCGATTAGAAGTTCAGAAGAAAATAAGCGTGGAGATATTTTTACATTGGTTATGACAATAAAGGGTATATCTTTTGGGAAAGCTAATAAATATCTCCACAATATTTTAGGTTTGAAATATTCATATAGTAAGAGTAACAACAAAGATAATAAGAAAGATCCATTAGCAATCTTCAAAAAGGTGAAACGCCAAAGATACACAATTGATAAAGATGTTCCAGTGTATGATGATTCATGCATGAAAGAATATACTGATTTACCATATATTGATTGGGTTCGTGAAGGCGTTATGCCTTTTGCATGTAAAAGATTTAACATTGGATATTCATATGATAGAAAACGAATTGTTATTCCTGAACGAAAATGGGATGGAGATGACAATGAATATATAGGTATCAGTGGGAGAACTACTGTACCAAACTATGAGATGTTTGATATTCCGAAGTTTTTTAAGTTATCCAAAACATATCCAAAAGGAATAAATGTATATGGGTTAAATGAGAATTATCAAACAATTCAAGAGGCTGGTTATGCAGTCGTTTTGGAAGCGCAGAAATCGGTGCTTAAAAGGTATTCACGAAAAGATGGTACGGCTGTTGCAATAGGAAATTGTGAGCTTACAGAAGAACAAGTTAGGATACTGATTAGTTTAAATGTAGAAATTGTAGTGGCTTTAGATGAAGGAATTGATATAAACCATATTAGACAGGAATGTGATAAATTTTATCCTATTAGAAAAGTAAGTTACATATATGATCATTGGGATTTGATTAAAAAAGGTAGTAAAGACAGTCCTGCCGATATGCCAAATAAAGTATATAATTTCCTTCTCAAGCATCGTGTTTTATATGATGAGTCAGAAAGGAGAAAGTTAAGAGATTGGCAAGAAAGACAAGTAAAGAATATCTAGGAAAAATTTATATAAATAAATATGGGACGTTATTAAAAATTATCTCATGTCAAAATTATCATCATGTAGATTGTCTAGATATTACACATAATATAATTATAAAAAATATTAGTATTGGCAATTTAGAAAAACAATATATAAAGTCTCCTTTAGACAAAACTTTATATAATATTGGTTATATAGGTGTTGGCAATCATCAACCAAAAGATAATTTAAAATGCTATAGAACATGGGATAACATAATATATCGTGGATATTCCGAAGATTATAAATTGAAATATAATACCTATGAAGAATGCACTGTATGCGAAGAATGGCATAATTTTCAGAATTTTGCTGACTGGTTTGATAAAAACTATTATGAAATTGGGAAAGAAAGGATGGAAATAGATAAGGATTTATTAATTAAAAATAATAAAATTTATAGTCCAAATACATGTGTATTTGTCCCAAGAAGGATAAATAGTTTACTTATAAAAAATAACAAAGCGAGAGGAAAATATCTCGTTGGCGTAGATTTTCATAATAAAAAATTTAGGGCAAGATGTATGACATTAAATGGAAGTATATATTTAGGTCATTTTAATACAGAAATTGAAGCATTCGAAAAATATAAAAAATTCAAAGAAATGTATATTAAGCAGGTTGCAGATGAATATAAAAATGTTATACCAAAAAAGTTATATATTGCATTATATAATTACAAAGTTGAAATGGAGGATTAATGAGAAAAACATCTAAAGAATTAAATGAAATATGTAAAACACTTCACACTAATATATTATGGTCATGGTCAAGGTATCATTGTTACAAACAAGATAAATGGGAATATTTTTTGAAATACATCCTACACAAAAAAGAAGATAGAACGAATAGTATTTATTGTGTATCTGGTGGTAATGTACATGATATTATTGAGCAGCTATATACTGGCAAAATTAAATATGAGGATATGCCAGATTTATATGAAGATAGCTTATTTACAATGAATTGTGCAGAACTTAAATATAATCGCAGTGATTCTGATAAAAATGATGCAATAGCAAATAAATATGAAAATTGTATTAGGCATTTCTTTAAAAATCATAATCTGATTACTTTTCCACATAAAGTTGAGCATTTTATTACGATTAAAATTTCTGATGATATTTATATGCAAGGATATATTGACATGCTTTATATTGAGTCATACAAAGATGAAAATGGCAATGAGAAAAAACGTGTACATATTGTAGATTGGAAGACATCTACACGTTATCAAGGTGCAAAAATTGACGCTGAATGTGGTCAGTTGGTTATTTATGCTGAAGGTATTAGGCAAGCATTAAATATTCCATTGGAAGATATTGTATGCGAATGGAATTTCTTAAAATACGTCACAGTTACCATTGAACAGAAAAATGGTAAGAAAAAAGATAGATACATAGAAAGAAATTCTATAGGCGAAAGTCTTATCAATACGGCAAAGATGTGGCTGAAAAATTTCGGATATGAAGATGAGATTGATAAATATGTTGATGAGATGATGTTAAACAATAATATTGATTGCTTACCAGATGAGGTTAGAGAAAAATTTGAAATCCATGATTGTTATGTACATGTACCTCTAACAGAAGAAAAGATTAACGATTTAGAAGAAGACATTATCAATACAATCAAAGAAATCAGCTCTAAAGAGAGAGAATATAAGGATAGTGAAGATGAAAATATCTTTTGGCAAGAAGTAACAGATGCCGATGAATTCAGATTGGCAACTCTCTCAGGATATTCTAGGTCGTTGCATAAACCATATGACCAGTATTTGAAAGAGAAGGAATTGTTCAAAGAAGAAACTGAATCTGATTCTGATGCAGACGAAGATGATTTATTGGCATTTGTGAATAGTTTATAGATATAGGTAGGTGAGAAGTTGAGCAATTTAACAGTATTACATTTACATAGTATGGATTCTAACCCATATAGCGGTCTTGAAGTTGACTCAATCACCCCTTTTCAAGCTTATATTGACAAAGCAAAATCAGAAGGAATGAAAGCCATTGCTTTCACAGAGCATGGCGCAGTCCTTCATAATGTTGCAAAAAGACAGGCATGTGAAAAGGCTGGGTTAAAATATATTAATGCAGAAGAATTCTATGTAACAGAAAAAATTAATATGGATAATCTGCAAAGAGACAATTATCATTGTTGCTTATACGCAAAGAATTATGATGGGGTATTAGAACTTAACAAACTTTCTTCTGATTCATTTAATCGTAATGATGGTCATTTTTATTATAATCCACGAATTACCTTAGAGGAACTTGAGAATACATCAGATAATATTTTAGTATTAACAGCTTGTGTTGCAGGTATGTTATGCAAAGGAACGAAAGAAGTACAGGAAAGATTTCTGAAATTCCTTATTAAAAATAAGCATAGATGTTGGTTGGAAATACAGCCACATAATTTTGACGTTCAGATTTATTACAATCAGTATTTGTATAGAATTGCCCAGAAATATGGAATGAAGCTTATTGCTACAAGCGATGTACATGCTATTGATAAGGATCATATGATGGGTAGAGCAGTAATGCAGAAATCAAAAAATATTAATTTCCATGACGAGGATGCGTGTGATTTATCATGGAAATCTTATGATGATATGGTTACTGCCTTTGAATTACAGAATGCATTACCCAAATCAATTTATCTTGATGCAATCGAAGAAACAAATAGATTCGCAGATAATATTGAATCATATGAATTGGACTATAGTAATAAATATCCAAGATTATATCCTGATGCTGAGAAAGAATTTAAGGCACGAATAGTTCAAGGCGTAAAAGAACGTGGGATAAGCAAACTCCCAAATTATAAAACAGAGTATATTCCAAGGATACAGGAAGAGTTAGAAACATATAAACATAATGACGCTATTGATTTTATGTTACTCGATTCAGATTACAAGAATTGGTTGCTGAAAAATAATATGCACTATGGATGTTCAAGAGGTTCTGTATCTGGTAGTGAGATTGCATATTTGATTAAATGTACTGATGTTGATTCAGTTAAATATAAGCTTAATTTCTCACGATTTATGAATCCTGAAAGAATGTCATTGGCTGATGTAGATACTGATATTTACGCAGAAGATAGATATAAAGTGCGTGAGTATCTATTTAATAAGGAAGGTTTGTATTGTTGTAACATTATTACTTTTAATACAATTCAGTTAAAAGCAGCAATAAAAGATGTCGGTAGAGCATATGGGATGACTCCTGATCAAACCCAAGAATTATCAAATATGGTAGAAACTGATGATAAAGGCAAAGATTATATGCCAGAAAAAATTAGAGAACAATATCCAGAAATGTTTAAATATGTTGATATGGTAATTGGCACGATTACATCACTTGGCAGACATGCAGCAGGAATTGTTTGTAGTCCTACAGATATAAGATATGATTTTGGAACATTGTCTATTACATCAGATCCACGTCCTGTAAGTCAGATTGACATGCACGAAATTGACTCTTTGAATTATGTAAAACTAGATTTGTTAGGATTAAATGCCGTTGGCTTAATTGATGGTGCTTGTAAACTTGCAGGTATAGATTATTTAACACCTGATAAGGTTAATTTTTCAGATGAAAATGTTATTAACTCAATAGCAAAAGATACTACATTGATATTCCAGTTTGAAAGTGGTTTTGCAAGTGATTCATTAAAAAGAACACTTAGTAAGGAAACTTTGGAGAATATTAAAGCACAGAATGATAATATCTCATATCTTGATGTAATGGCTATGGTTAGTGGTGCTATTAGACCAGCAGGTGAATCTTATAGAGAACAGTTATTCAATGGTATTTACAAAGACAATGGCAACGAAGCACTTAATAATTTCTTGAAACCTACGCTTGGTTATTTAGTATATCAGGAACAGATTATTGATTTCTTGCATGATTTCTGTGGCTTTACTATGGGGCAGGCAGATATTGTCCGTAGACATTTTGCTAAAAAAACAGGTACTGAAGCAGATATACCTATCATTGAAAATGGTGGATATATGGTAGATATTCACGGTAATAAAGATGATAGATATATTCCAGGATTTATTGCAATTGCACAAGAGAAGTATGAAATGACCGAAGCTGAAGCAAGAGAGGCTATAAAGTCATTCTTGGTAGTAATCGAAGATGCATCTAATTATTTGTTTTCACGAAATCATTCCGTTCCATATAGTATGATAGGTCTATTTATTGGATGGTTAAGATATTACCATAAGATTGAGCTATTAACATCAGCGTTGAATGTTTATGTAGACAATAATGAAAAAATGTCAAACATCAAAGAATATATCAAATCGCAGGGAATAGAAATCAAAGGAATAAAATTTGGCAAATCTAAAGCACAGTATTTCATGGATAAAGACGAAAATGCAATTTATCAAGGAATCTCTTCTATAAAATATTGTAATGATCAGATTGCAGATGAATTATATGAATTGTCTAAAAATCATTATGATAATTTTGTCGATTTACTTTCTGATATTATTTCAAAAACATCTGTGGATGATAGACAATTACATATTCTTACGACACTAAATTTCTTTTCTGAGTTTGGCAAGAATAAATATTTGTTGTCAATTATTGATATGTACAATTTGTTAGGAAAATGTAAGACATTGAAAAAAGATAAAATTGCATCACTGAACATTAGAGAAGAAGATGTAAGAAAATGCGCAGAGAAAGAGACACCTAAACAGTATAGCAATGTTGACAAGGACAAACTTGTTAAACTTATGATAAGCGGTTTAGAGAATAAATCATTATCAATAAAAGAACAGATTGTATATGAGCAAGAGTATCTTGGAAATATAATGTACAAAAATCCGAAAGCACCAAAAGATATGTATTATGTTCTTGAGTGTAAGTTCTATAAGGATAAAACAAAACCATACCTTATGCTTTATAACATGAGAGATGGTGAGTATCTTAAAACAAAAATTACTTCTGGAAAGTCATTCATTGAATCCCCATTTATAGCAGGTAATGTCATCAATGTAAAAGAATTTGGTGAGAGAAATAAAATGAAGAAGGTTGGCGGCGATTGGATTAAAACGGATGAAAAAGAGAGAATAGTAAAGAAGTGGGATGTATATTAGAAGGAGATGTAAAGTTGGATAAAATAATTGAATTTAAATGTGTACCAGAAAGACTTGTATATAATTCTACTGACTTCAAAATATATGGTGTTTCTGTCAATTCATTTGAATATCCCGATGTACAGATTGGAAAATATGGCACAGCAACTATTAAAGGTAATATTTCAGAACTCAATCTTGGAGTAGATTACATTGTAAAAGCAAAGGAGGTATCCGATTCTCATGGAGTCGGATACGATGTAATTAATATTAAAAGAGAGAAACCTACTACATTAGCTGCAACACGGAATTTCTTATATGAAATTCTTACACCAAATCAGACAGATGTGTTATTAGAAGCATATCCCGACATCGTAGATAGAATAATGAATAACAGATTAGATGACATTGATTTATCAAAAACGAAAGGTATTAAAGATTATACATTCAATGTTATTAAGAATAAAGTCATAGAGAATTTCAAATTAGCTGAAATTGTAGAAGAATTCAGAGGATTATTTAATCTTTCAACAGTAAAAAAACTGTATGACAAATATACTTCTGTTGACAAAATCAAGGAAGTTATTAGAGAAGAACCATATCAGTGTCTTTGTAGGTTAGGAGGGATTGGTTTTAAAACTGCTGATTCTCTATTATTGACATTGGATAAGGATAGTAAAGAATGTCAGAAGAATGGGGGAAAACCAGTTTTGTTCTTTGGATTTGATCTTATAACATCATATCAGAGAGCGAAAGCTTGTGTAGATTATCTACTTGATGAGAATGAAAATAATGGTAATACATATATGCATGTTGGTGATTTGAAGAAACAGTTTGATGTATTAGTCCCAGAAGCAAAAAGCAACTTGCCGCTTATTCTTAAAGGTGATAATGATGTAATATTCGATAGAGAATTATTAAGTGTATGTAAGAAAGAAACATATGAAACAGAGAAATATATAGCAGAGAGAATAAAAGAAGGATTGCAGATACATACAAAATGGGAGTGTGATTGTTCAAAATTTCAGGAACTTGATGGTTTTAAACTAACTGATAATCAGTGTAAAACATCACAATATATGTGTGAAAATAACATTGTTCTTCTTGTTGGATATGGTGGTAGTGGTAAATCTTCAAGCACACAGGCATTTGTAAATATGTTAAATGCTTATAACAAAAGGCATTTACTTTTAGCACCAACTGGTAGAGCTGCAAAGGTACTGTCAGGTTTTACAAATGAAACTGCTATGACAATTCATAGAGGTCTTATGTATATGCCACCTGCTGATTGGGGATTTAATGAAGAGAATAAATTGCCGTACGATGTAGTAATTGTGGATGAGTTTTCAATGGTAGATATTTTCTTATTTAGAAAATTGCTTGAAGCTATAGATTTTGAGAAAACAAAATTACTCCTTATTGGTGATGATGCACAGATTCCTTCTGTTGGTGCTGGTAATGTACTTTATGATTTGTTGAAATGCGAGAATATTCCTACTATCACACTTGATAAGGTATTCCGTTATGGTAAAGGTGGTTTATCTACGGTTGCGACAGATACACGAACTGGTACTGAATATTTAGATAAGACCAAAACAGGTATGCAAGTGTTTGGCGAAGATCAGTCATATATATTTATGCCGATTCTTCAAGATAAACTTGTTGAATATACTGTAAAACTTTATCAGACATTATTATCAAAAGGATATTCTGTTGATGATATTGCAGTATTGTCTTGCTATAACGTAGGTGATTATGGAACAGTAGCATTAAATAAGAAGATACAAAATGCAGTTAATTCTAATACAAAGGCGAAAATCACATTTGGAGATACAGAATTCAGATTGAATGACATTGTAATGAACTATGCTAATGATTACAAAGCAATTATTTACAATGAGGAATACATTGATGATAAAAATACAACATTCATTGCCAATGGTGAATCTGGTAGAGTTGTAAAAATTCTAAAAGATGCAATGGTTGTTGATTATGATGGAACGCTTATCTATATCCCAAAAAGTTCTATGAAAAATATTCGATTGGCTTATGCCATCAGTACACACAAATCTCAGGGTGGTCAGTTCAAGGTGGTTGTTTTAATTACACCCAAGGCTCATAGTTATATGCTTAATTCCAATTTATTATATGTAGGTGAAAGCCGTGCAAAAGAAAAGTGTTATCACTTAGGCGAAATAAGAACAGTGAATTTAGCACTAAAGAAAAAAGAAAATTTTGACAGAAAAACAATGTTACAAATGTTTATGAAAGGATAAGTGAATAAAATAAGTATCGGATTAACAAAACAGAATAACAAAGGCTGTGAAATGACTATTGTTGAATATAACGGATACGATGACATAGTTGTTCAATTTAATGATAAATACAAATGCAAAGTACACTCAAAAATGTGCCACTTTAATTCTGGGAATATAAAAAATCCATATACCCCTAATGTTTATGGGAAAGGGTGTATAGGTAATAAGTATGTATGTAAAATTAACGGAAAAGAAACCAAAGAATATAAAGAATGGCATTCAATGTTAATGAGATGTTTTGATCCAAAATTAAAAGAATATAGGGTAACATACGAAGATGTTATATGTTGTGAAGATTGGTTACTTTTTGATAATTTTTATGAATGGATACATCAGCAAAAGAATTATAACAAAGTAAAAGAATTATCTTGGGCTGTTGATAAAGATATTCTTTATAAAGGGAATAAAATATATAGTCCAAAAACATGTTGTATTGTGCCTGAATATGTAAATGGATTATTTATTAAAAAGCAAGCAAGTCGTGGTGAATATCCGATTGGAGTCTGTTTAGATAAAAAATCAAATAGATTTAGGTCTACATGTTCTAATCCATTTACAAAGAAATATGTATCTATAGGTTATTATCAAACACCCAAAAATGCATTTGATGCTTATAAAAAATATAAAGAAAATATTATTTGTGAAATGGCAAAAAGAGAATATATGATTGGGACAATAACAGAAGATTGTTATAAGGCGATGCTTAATTATCAAGTTGAAATAACAGATTAATTTTGGAGGAACAGAATGGATAAGGTAAAAGTTTTTGAAGGACTATTAAATAAGTTTGAGACAGATGAAATTAGAGATTATTGTGCTGATATGATTAAGGAAATTCCAGATTATATCTTCACAATTCCAAGTAGCACATCATTTAAGTATCATAATAAAACACAGTGTCAGCCACATGGTCAGATTTTTCATATTTTAATGTTTGCAGAAGTAATGAATTATGTTCTTGGATTAGAGTATGTAAAAGAAAAGACCAATGAGCGACAGCGAGATTGTTTACGCTGCACACCAATTTTCCATGATGCAATTAAATGTGGGTTAAACGGTTCTCAATATACGGTACACGAACATCCGATGCTTGCAGGTGAGTGGGTGAGAAATACATCTGTTGAGCATGACGTAGACGCTGATACAAAAGCATATATTGCAAGGCTATGTGAGAGTCATTCGGGTGAATGGACTTCCACAAAGAGAAGTAAGACGGTGTTGCCAAAACCTGAAAATGACGAACAGTTCTTTGTACATATGTGTGATTATTTAGCAAGTAGGTCAAATCTTGATATGACATATTCTGATAATGTATTAGCAGTTCTTAATAATGCAGAAATTCCAAAACAGGAATTGCCAGATATTAATACATATGTTTTGAACTTTGGAAAGCACAGTGGTGAGAAGCTTGTTGATGTTGCTCAGTCAGATCCAAGTTACATATCATGGGCTAAAGAAAATATGAATAGAGAGCCAATTAAGAGTTTATTAGCTCAACTGTAGAGAATAATACAGTAGAAGAGTAATTTGAATTCCTGGAATGCCCATAAATAGGGCGTTTCAGAGACTCAAAAAGCCAAGGAAAGACGGATTTCCTTTGAAATTAAACACAATATATATGGGTGATATCAACGATATAACACTATATATTGTACATAGAAATGAGGTGAGCATAATAAATGATGCATGAACTAAAATCTAAAAAAGATTATCCACCTACGAGTACACAATTATTATTATACACCAAAAATCATGGAGTGCTAGTTGGTTTTTATGACCCAAGCACAATAAAATTTATAGGCGGTAATGGATTTTTCGAAAAAATTAAAGATAAAAATTTTTGATACATATTATACCGCATGATTTTTATGCATGTACAACAAACGGATTAACTGATGTTTATGCTTGGTCAGAAATTCCAGAAGCTAAAATATCAAATGAGGAATTTAGAAAGTGGCGTAGAGATGAAGAAATTTCACAAGGGCTAATTGCATTTTATGTTGGATGTAACAAAACAACGGGCGATTTACATGTTATTAAAATAGCAAGAAGCCATTATTTCATGTGAAAGATTGAGAGAATAATGAATAGGAATAGGCATTTAAGGTATAAACCAATTATAGAAACAAGACCATTTTTGGGTGGCATAGGGGTATCGGCAAGATGTCCTAAATGTAAAAACATGATACAAATGCAACAGTCTAAATGTAAATGCGGTTGTAGCATCAGATGGGATAATGAATATTAGAGGAGGATAAGACATGAATATTATAGAGCGACACCAACCAATAACACCAACTAAAAGATTAACCTGCGATAAATGCGGCTCGATATTTGAGTTTGAGAAAAGCGAATGCGATGTAACTGATCAAATGGGTGTAATGCATGATGGTCTTGGTAGTTACAATATCAAATGTCCAGTATGTAGAAATAGACAATACTTTAATTGGTAGAATCACAGTAAACTAAACTTTCTTGCGATTTAAAAAAGGAGAGTAAAATGAGCGCAGATAACGGAATTTATATTTTAAAGACAAAAGATCAGTACAGAGTGGCACATCTTTGTGCTATTGATAATGTAACATGGTCAGTAATTGACGGTGACTGGTGTACTGATATGAATAAGAGAGGAAAACTTGTTCCAACTAGAGTTGTTGAAATGTGGGGAAATTGTAAATATACAAGAAATGAAAACAAAGCATTTGAAATTGCACACAAATGGGCTAGTAGCCTTCCTATATGTGAATATGGAGTGAATGTTATTACATACAACAAGACATGGAAACACATTGTAGAAGATGCAAAAAAGTATGCAGAAAAAGAAATTTATTTTATTAACAAACAAGGAACAGACGAAAAAAATGAGTGGTATAAGTGCCAGTTAGAACGCTTGCAAAAAATTATTAATGGAGAATATTTATAAATATAACTAAACAATTTAGCTATGATATAATATGCTTCGCATATCTTAGAGCAATTCGTTCATCATTTCACAAACAAAAAGAGAATAAATAATCAGGAGGTGATTCTTATAGAATGGTATGTTTATTATCATGACTCTAATGCACAAAAAATTATTAAATGGAATGTATTTAATCATGGTACTTTTGCAGAAAAAGTTAATAAGTTATTACAAGAAAATTTGTCAAGAGATGAATTTGCAGATGGTTTAAAAAAATATCTTATGTATTATATGTGGTCTAAATGTGAATATGAAATAATTCTATCATCTTGGACTGGACGAGCAGATGACATTAAGATTGATATTTATGACCAAATAATGATGAACTGGAATAATTTTGTTGATTATGTTTGGTCATTTAAAAACAAAAACAATGGAGGAAAAGAAAATGAGTAAATCTATTAGTAAAGAGATGTTGTACGAAGAGTTTTTTGATGCGGTTTATGAATCAACAGAATACTCAGAAGACAGTGAAAGTTTCAAATATTCTAGTTTTATTGACGGATTATGTAGCATGACACACCGACTACTTGATAAATTAGTCGAAAATGAAGATGAAAATTCAAAGTAAATTGGACTTTCATTGAAATTAAAAAATAGGAGGATTAAAATTTGAAATTTGAGAATACAGAAGTATGGGGATTTGAACATGCACTCAGAGGAATGAGAAACGCAATGGAGTCATGGAATAAATCAGATAGTCAGTTTAATAATTATTACGATTTGTCAAAAGGTGATGTTTCGGAACCTTATTTGAGAAAATTCAACAAAGATTTACATATTCACCACAAAACGCCAGATGGATATTTTGTCGATATTATTGGTGAAAACGATTTAAAACTTGCTCAAACGCTTATCAAAGCTGGTAGTGCAGATTCAAAATACCTTAGAATGATCCATGTTGCTGTTGATGTAGACATGCCTAGATATTGGTGGAGTGAAGCTGACACGTATCATTTTAATACGAAAAATAGCTGTTCGACTATGCATAAATTATTAAACAACACTAATCCAATTACATTAGATATGTTTATGATTTGCGAAGAAGATATTGATTGGTGGACAACTACTGTAAATAATTTGGAAGATTTGCGTAAACAGTATAAAGAAATCCAGGTTACAACAAGGGATTCAAAAGCCATGAACAGATTGCTCGTTAGAGCAAAGCGTATGTTACCAGAAGGGTTTGAACAGATGAGAACATGGGACACAAATTATGTGGAAATTCGTAATATGTATTTTCAGCGTAGACATCATAGACTCAAAGAGGAGTGGGTGGATACGTTTTGTAAATGGGTAGAGTCTCTTCCATATGCAAAAGAACTGATTATGTATGAAGGATAGTAAATGTTCATTTCATAGGAGGTGATTAATATTAGAAATCCAAATAGATTATATAATTTTTATAACGAAGTAACCCGATTACACATGACATACATGCCTGATTGGAGAGTAGGACAATTTTGGATGAACTTTTTAGGTTGGGTACAGAATGAAAAGAAACGAGATCCATTCTTCCCAGAAGAGTCAGAAATGCTTACATACTTAAAAGAATATTGTGGAGAAAAGGAGAAAGTAAATGGATAAGTTAGAAAGAATAAAACAACTTATTAAAGAGTTGAATAATGCTTCATATGCTTATTATAACAACGTTCCAATCATGCCTGATTATGAATGGGATAAAATGTATGATGAGTTAATAAATCTTGAAGAAGAAACTGGTATTGTATTATCTAACAGTCCTACTCATAATGTTGGTTATACAATTGCAGATGAACTAAAGGAAGTAAAACATAATCATCCAATGCTTTCACTTGATAAAAGAAAATCAGTAGATGAGTTGGTTGAATTTATTGGAGATAAAGATTGTTTCTTATCTGTAAAAGCAGACGGTCTTACAACCTCGCTTCATTATATTGATGGCAAGTTAATAGGCGCAGAAACTAGGGGCGATGGAGTAAGAGGTATTGAATGTCTTCAGAACGTATTGACAATGAAGAATGTTCCAAAAGAAATTCCATATAAGGATGAGCTTATTATTGATGGCGAAACAATTATTAGATGGGACACTTTCAGAGAGATTAATGATAAACTTCCAGAAGACAAGAAGTATAAACATCCGAGAAATCTTGTATCTGGTTCCTTGCAGTTACTTAATAGTAAAGAAGCTGCAAGTAGAAATATGAGATTTGTGGCTTGGAGAGTGATTAAAGGGTTTAAACATAAAACTCCAAGCGAAGATTTATTTAAGGCTAAAGATATTGGCTTTGAGATTATACCGATATTAAAATCACCTAGAATTAATCAGAAAGAAGAGTTAGCAATCTTATTAAACCAAATAAGAGAATCGGCAAAATCACATAATATTCCTTATGACGGAGCTGTTATGGCAGTCGATGATTATAAAATTGCAGATTCTATGGGACGCACAGACAAATTCTTTCGACATTCAATGGCATATAAATACGAGGATGAATTATTTGAAACTGTGCTTACAGATATTGAATGGAATACTTCAAAGACTGGTTTGATTAATCCTGTGGCAATCTTCAAGCCAGTTGACTTAAATGGAGCAATTACCACAAGAGCAACGCTTCACAACATTACATATATTAAAGATATGATGCTTGGCATAGGAGATAGGATTAGAGTTTATCGTTCAAATATGGTTATTCCTAAAGTACATGATAGTATTGATAAGAGTGGTAATTTTAACATTCCTGACAAATGCCCTATATGTGGTCACTCTACAAGAATTGCTAAAGAGAACGACTCTGAGGTACTTATGTGTGAGAATCCAAATTGTAAAGGTAAGCTTTTGGGTAGACTGATTCATGCGGCAAGTCGAAATGCATTGGATATTGAAAATCTTTCAGAATCTACAATAGAGAAATTCATCAATCTTGGCTGGCTAAATTCCATTAAAGATATTTATCATTTATCAGACCATGAAGATGAAATGAAAACCTTAGATGGTTTTGGAAAAAGGTCTGTTGAAAAACTTCTCAATTCTATTGAAGAGTCACGCAATACATCTTTAGAAAGATTTATCTATAGTTTATCAATTCCATCAATCGGAAAGTCAGTAAGTAAAGATATTAGTAAATTATGTGAAGAGAATTTTAATAATTTTATTGGTTTGATGAAATCTTCACCAGAAAAATTATTAACCATTAATGGTTTTGGTATTACGATGATGAACTCAATGACGAAATGGTGGTATGAGAATTCGTTGTGGGTATATGAATTGTCAAAAGAATTTTATTTTGAAACACCTAATGTAGTATTAGATGAAATTCCAAAAACATTACAAAGTAAAACATTTGTTGTAACTGGTTCAGTCAATCATTATAAAAACCGTAATGAATTAAAAGCCGATATAGTTGCTCATGGCGGCACAGTTGTCGGATCTGTAAGTTCTAAAACATCATATCTCATTAATAACGATATAAATTCCGCATCATCTAAGAATCAAAAAGCGAAATCTTTGAACATTCCTATCATTTCAGAAGAGCAATTCTTAGCAATAATTCATTAGTCTTTGTTTTCAAATAGAGAATATATCTATGTAACAATTCAAACAAAATCCAATATAACAGTTCGATATAAGGAGGATAAATGAAGAAACATATAACAATTTTGGCATGTCTACTTGCCGTATTTTTACCTGCCGTCCCCGTTTGGGGACAAGAGGATAGTTATGAAAAATGTAATTTAGTATCTGGCGTTACAAAAGATATGTACACAGTAATGAAAGAATTTATGACAGAAGACCAAGCTGATATAATTTCCAAATATCAGCTCGACAAAATTAATGAAGCGTTACTAAAACTAAACGCTCTTGATAAATCAAACAAAGAAGATTGGTTCAAAAACTATAAAGCAATTCAAGAAGAATATAGCGATTGGATTGATAAGGATGAAACAATTTATGATTATTTCAACCAAGATGAATTGGATCTACTTTTTAGAATTGTAGAGACAGAAGTTCGTGGTGATGAAAATTTTGATGAGAAAGTAAATGTAGCTTCAGTAATTTTCAACCGTATTGAACATGAGGATTTTCCAATGACGCTAACAGATATTCTTACTCAGCGAAGTCCTTCGCCACAATTTTCAAGTTACATAAGTGGCGCATATAAAAATGTGGAGGTAACAGATACGACAATTTTAGCTTGTGAGTATGCATTTCAGATTGGAGATACAACAAACGGAGCATTATATTTTGATTCAACAAATGGGAACTCGTGGGCTGACAGAAATAAAGAACATATTTTTACTGACGGTGTAGGTCATAGCTTTTATAGATAATAAGGAGAATGTATAAACATGAAGAAAGAATATTTACTTAATTTAGATAGTCTTACAGATTTAAATAATTTTGTTAAAGAGATTTCAACTCAGATTTTGTGTGATGTTGATGCAATTTACCAAAGACAAATCGTAGATGCAAAATCTTATCTTGGTTTGGTCACAATTTCAATTCATCCTGTTCTAATTAGAATTAACACAGAAGATGAAGAACTGATTAGCAAGTTTGGAGAAATCTGCAAGAAATATGAAATAAAGGAGAACACAAATGGATTACAGTAGAATTATTGAATTGGACAATGTTACATTGATTGATTGTTTAGAAGCACACAAGTATAGAGGATTGAATGCAATAATCAATGATGGGAGATTAGTGAACTTTATCTTTGAAGATATGGAGGAAAGTTGAAATGCTCGTTTTGATGGGTAAGTCTGCTAGTGGAAAGACAGAAATTGCGCAGATTTTGGTAAAGAAGTATGGCTTTCATTCGGTTGTGACTTACACAACCAGAAAGCCAAGAGCAGGTGAGATTCCTGATGTAACATACCATTACATCACAGTGGAAGATTTCAAACAGAAAATTGAAGAGGACTTCTTTGCTGAATGGAAACAATACATTGTAAACAATGAGATTTGGTGCTATGGCTCTGCGAAAGAAGATTTAGAAAATGCAGATGACAATACTGTAATTATTTTAACGCCAGATGGTGTAAGAGACATTAAAAAGAATGGCGTTAAAGCAACTGTTGTTTATTTGTATGCAAATCTGCCAACTATTAAGAAACGTTTAAAAGTTCGTAATGACAAAAACGACAAAGCGAATGAGCGCATTCAGAGAGATTTAAATGATTTTAAAGATGCTGAAATTCTGGCAAATAAAATAGTATATAACAATGACGAAATGAACATAGATAATGTGGCTGAGTCAGTAGTAGAACAATACAGAAAGGCGATAGGTACATGAGAGAAAATGGATTAACTATTTACCTGGCTGGTAAAATGGGAGGATTAAACAAAAATGAAATGACCAAATGGAGAAAATTCGTGAGTACAGAATTAGATAAATACTCAGATGCAGCAAATTATAAGGTAAATGTGATTTCTCCTTGTGATTATTTTAGTTTTGATGAACAGAGACACCAGAACGAGCAAGAAGTTATGAAGTTTGATCTGGGTTTAGTACATAGCAGTGATATTGTTGTAGTTAATACGAACGGTTTGAATAGCAGTATTGGTTCTGCGATTGAAATTTATGAAGCATGGAAATCTGATATTCCAGTCATTGCCTATGATGAAAACGGCGATTATAAAACGCTTCACTCATGGTTAAAATGTTGTATTACAAGAGTTGAACCATGTGTAATGGATATGTGCGAATATATAAAGGATTTTTATATGAGATAAGGGGAGGTGAGAAAAATATTTTTTAGTAATATGTGTACAAGTCATGGTGTAGCAATGGAATTACTATCAAAGACAGATGAATTCCTGACTGTGACTGTAGGTGACAGAGAATATAGTATTAGAACTATTAAAAATATTAAAACCCATGCAAATGTTGATGACGGAGTTATGCATAAAACATTGGTATGTGACGAACTAAGTGGGAATATTGTGAGGTAAAAGTATGAGTAACTTTGATAAGACGAAGGAAATTTTCACAAAACACGAAAGAAAATTATTGATCGAACTAATTTGTAATGAGCAGACTCATATGATTATGAAGGATCATACGAAATATGACTCTAGTAAATACAAAGATTTGGAAATCATGAAGATTAAGATTAAAGATATGTGAGGTGAGAGCATGATTTTAACATTTTTAGGTGGGGGATTTGTTGGTGGAATTATTGGGATAGGTTTAGTGGCAATTTGCACTATTAGTAAAGAAAATAATTCTGGTGACGATTAAGAAAGGTTGATTTCTTATGAAATCGAGAAAGGAGATAAAATTTGTACAATGTAATAAAAAAGGATGGCACTATTGAACCTTACAATGAACAGAAGATTATTGATGCATGTAATAAAGCTGCTAGACGTGCCATGTATGAACTATCAGACAATGATTATGCACAGATTTTGAATGATGTATTAGCAAAAATAGATGAGAGTTATGACGAAGATACGGATATTGAAATTTACGACATGCATAACATGCATAACATTGTAGAATCTGTTTTGGAAGAAGATTTTCCAACGGTTGCAAAAATGTATAAAGAATATAGAAACTACAAAAAAGACTTTGTACACATGATGGACAAAGTATATGAACGTAGTCAGTCTATTAGATATATTGGAGATAAAAGCAACGCTAATACAGACTCCGCATTGGTAGCAACAAAAAGAAGTCTTATTTACAACGAGTTAAGCGGAGAGTTGTATAAGAAGTTCTTTTTGACGCATGATGAAAAGCAAGCCGCAAAAGATGGATATATCTATATTCATGATAGAAGTGCAAGACTCGATACATTTAATTGTGATTTGTTTAGAGTAGGCGAAGTTATGAAGGGCGGTTTTGAAATGGGTAATATTTGGTATAATGAGCCAAATTATCTTGATACTGCTTTTGATGTAATGGGAGATATCATTCTTTCTACTGCCGCACAACAATATGGAGGATTTACAGTTCCAGAAGTAGATAAAATTCTTGAACCATATGCAGAAAAATCATATCAAAAGTACTTATCTGAATATAGAAATATTTCAGATGATATTTATGATAAAAAAGAATTTACAGGTATGTCATTAAAAAACTTAGATATAAAAGCTTGTAAATATGCAACAGAAAAAGTACAGCGTGATTTTGAGCAAGGTTGGCAAGGAATTGAAATGAAGTTAAATTCTGTCGGATCAAGCCGAGGGGACTATCCTTTTGTCACGATGACAATTGGTTTAGCCACATCTACTCTTGGTAAAATGGCTGCTATTTCTCTTCTTAAGGTTCATTCAGAAGGACAGGGTAAGAAAGGGTTTAAACGTCCTGTATTATTTCCTAAGATTGTATTTTTGTATGACAAAAATCTTCATGGAGATGGTTCAGATAGATATCCGAGTGCAGATGTATTTAATGCTGGTCTTGACTGTAGCAGTAAGACAATGTATCCAGATTGGTTATCATTAACAGGTGATGGATATGTTGCAGAAATGTATAAGAAATATGGGAAAGTGGTATCTCCAATGGGCTGCCGAGCTTTTTTATCTCCATGGTATGAAAAAGGTGGTATGCATCCAATAGACGAAAATGATAAACCAATATTTGAAGGACGTTTTAATCTTGGTGTTGTTTCTCTTCATCTTCCTATGATTCTTGCAAAGGCTCGTAGGGAGTCTAAAGATTTCTATGAAGTTCTTGATTACTATCTTGAATTAATCCGTGGATTACATAAAAGAACATATGATTATATTGGTGAATTAAGAGCAAGCGTAAACCCAATTGCTTTTTGTGAAGGTGGTTTGCTTGGTGGTAATTTAAAACCAACAGATAAGATCAAGTCAATTCTTCCACCAATGACAATGAGTTATGGAATTACTGCATTGAACGAATTGCAAAGACTTTATAATGGCAAATCTATTCGTGAAGACGGACAGTTTGCATTAGAAGTTATGCAATATATCAACGATTATACAAATCGAATTAAAGAGGAAGACCATATTTTATATGCAATTTACGGCACTCCTGCCGAATCATTGTGTGGTCTTCAGATTGAACAGTTCCGCAAGATTTATGGAATCATTGAGAATGTATCAGACAAGCCTTATGTAAGTAATTCGTTCCATTGTCATGTTTCGGAACAGATGTCACCTATTGAAAAGCAGGATAAAGAAGGACGTTTCTGGAATTTATTTAATGGTGGAAAGATTCAGTATTGCAGATACAATCTAGGATATAACAAAGAAGCTATTAAAACACTTATTCTTCGAGCAATGGATAAAGGTTTTTATGAAGGAGTAAATCTTGCTATGTGCTACTGTGAAGATTGCGGATATCAGCAAGTAGAAATGGATATATGTCCTAAGTGTGGTAGCAAGATGATTACTAAAATTGACAGAATGAACGGATACTTGGGATTTACAAGAGTACATGGTGAGACAAGATATAACGAAGCTAAGAATGCAGAAATTGCAGATAGAGTTTCAATGTAAGGAGTGTGGTTCATATCAATTATCATAATATTACACATGACGATATGAACAATGGTGATGGTCTGAGAGTTGTTTTATGGCTCTCAGGCTGTTCTCACCATTGTTATAATTGTCAAAATCCTCAAACTTGGAATCCTAATAGTGGCATTCCATTTGATGAATCAGCAAAACAAGAGATATTCAACGAACTGTCTAAAGACTATATATCGGGCATTACTTTCAGTGGTGGTGATCCACTACATCAACAGAATCTCGATGAAATCTTATCTCTAATCCAAGAAATCTGTATTTCTTTTCCTGAGAAAACCATCTGGCTTTATAGTGGATTCACATGGGAAGAATTAACTCAATATAATAATTATCACGGCATTATTCCCTTATCATCATATTTAAGGAAAGATGTATATGAATTATATCACAAGCGATTAGAAATTATAAAACAATGCGATATTCTGATTGACGGAGAATATATAGATGAGCAACGTGACATCACATTAAAATGGCGAGGCAGCTCAAATCAGAGGTGTATTGATACGAAAAACTCTCTAGCTCAAGGACAAATAATTTTGTATTGTGACTAAAGAAAGGAGATGGGAAACACATGACAGATGATGAAGCGATTGAAAGAATTAAATACAGGATACATACAGTGGAGCAGATAGTTGGTAGAAGCGGAATGGAAGATCTGGAAATGGCGATCAAGGCACTGGAAGAGGTACAGCAGTACCGCGCAATCGGCACGATAGAAGAATATCAAAAGGCAGTGAGAAAGATAAAGTCAGATAAAGTTCTTAAAAAACATAAAACTGAAGCACAGAAGAATATAACAGAAAAGAAGGAGTTCTCAATGAAAATTGAACTTGAAATACCAAAAGAATTTGAAAAAGATTATAAATTTGATAAGTTTAACGATTTCTTTAACAGAGTATTGATTGATATGCGAAATGAAGGATTATGCGAGGAACATGAGCGTAAAGTTGTAAAAATGTTTATTAAATCATTTAAAAACAGCAGTATTGTTTCTTACTGAAAGAAATACTATGAGAGGCGGTGATGAATAACGAGCTACTTAATTGATAAATTCAAAAGTATATACAGAATTAAAGTCCCATACAACCAATGGACAAATGATTTTATAAGAAAATTAAATGGCAACCTAGAAGATGTAGATTGTTACATTGACTGTCAACATGGAAACAAAATATTTCATTATGGCAGAGATGTTTTACAAGCATATATACCTTCACTCGGAAGAGGTCATAACATATTAAAAGCGATTAATGAAATAGACCCATCAATCATCTTTGATATAGAAGAAACTGATTCAGAAATTCTCTTCAAATTCAAATATGTCGATTCTGATAAAATTATCCCGTTACTAAAACCAAAGACAAACGGTTCTGGTATAAGCCCATTTTCATCAAAGAATTTGCCACGAAATAAGAACTATAAAATACCAGACGAAGAATTGCAGTCTTACAAGAATATATTAGTAAATACACCAGAAAACAAGCGATTAAGTGTAGGAATAATTACCAATGATTTTATCAAAACATTGGCAACAAAAAAGAATCCAATTGAGAATATAAAAACAGATATGAAATTAAAAGGTTTAAAGGGCAAGGAATATATCTATTCGATTGGCGAATGGGATAAGTATATAAAATTTTTAAAGGAGAATTTATAACATGGAAACAATTAAAATTAAATATTTTGATAATGAAATTGATAAACTAGAGAAAATTAGTAATGGTGATCTGATTGATCTTCGAGCGGCAGAAACAGTGAAAATGAAGGCAGGAGATTTTAAGCTGATTCGTCTTGGTGTTGGGATGAAATTGCCAAAAGGATACAAAGCAAACGTATATCCTCGTAGTAGTACCTATAAAAACTTTGGTATTATTTTAGCAAATTCTGTAGGTCAAATTGATAACTCATATAGTGGAGACAATGACGAATGGAGATTTCCAGCGATTGCACTTAGAGACACTGTAATTCATAAAAATGATAGAATTTGCCAGTTTGAAATCCAGAAGATTCAACCTGAAATTCAATTCGAAGAAGTAGATCATTTGGACGAAGTAAGTCGTGGAGGCATAGGTTCTACTGGAAAAAATTAAAAAGGAGTTTAAATTGAATAATAATTATGATACAATGACGAAGGAACAACTTATTGAAGAATGTTTCAGAAAAGATACAACTATTGATACATATAAAAAATTGTTTGAATACAATGGAGCATCTATATTGACAAAACGTGATATTATGAAATTGTTTCATTGTGAAAATGATAAAGCGCTAAAGATATTAAAAGTAATGTATCAAATGGGGTATGGTAATAAAATAGGCAAAGAATACTATGTGTCTAAAAATTCGCAAGAAGATTTTATTAAAGACATGAAAGGAAAGGAAGTTATAATATAG